GTAGAAGCTCCCCCAAGGTCAGTAAGACTGACCATACCCCCCATGCCTTTGATGTTGCTGGTTTTATTCGCCCATTTCGCAACAGCGAATAGCGTCTAACTGCGCGTTCAATGGCTTAGCTTTCCGCATTGCAATGCGCCGCAATAGCCTGGCCTTGCCACCGTCATTGCTCGAGCTCGAGCGCCGGGCGCTATCATCTCCGAACAACGCTGCAGCTATTGCCGCTTCGCATTCGATATCGAACCTTGAACGGAACGGGATGATATCGGCCGACATGCTACCGTCCCAAAAGCAAACCCGCCGAGCTGTTAGCTGGCGGGTTGCGGTCACACTTCTAAGTATGCCTGACAGATGTTGCTAACCGTCACGCTTAGTCAATAGGGCGTGGTCTAGGGATAGTGGTTATTCACAGGGTACACACAAGCGCAAACCGCGAACTGCAAACCTATTTCCTTTCCATAATAGAAAGCCTAGATATGAGGGATGGATATGCTGGCACCTAGAAAGCGCAGAGTTGGGCGCCCGTCGCTCAATGAGCCTAGGGCGCCACGTATGACCGCGCGCCAGTTTAACGCATGGCAAGCCACGCTAGGGCTAACAGACAGCCAGGCAGCGCGACACCTGGGCACGTCACCTAGCACCATTGCCCGATACCGATCCGCCGGCGGTCCTGCTTTGCTAGGGCTGGCTTGCGCTGCAGTTGCGGCCGGATTGTCTAGCTGGAACAATGCCAAATAGTTCCCTTTCTATAATGGAAAGGAAATTAGAGAGGTTCTAAACATTTTCTTTCTATTTTGGCAAACTAACTATTGCATCCCGCATTTAAGGGAGTAGATTGCACCTATCGAAACCGCGCGAACGTGCGCAACGGAATAAGGGAACCGGCCATGATTGAACTCGCAATCACTCTCTTGATTATCGCTGCAGGCTTAGGCTTTTGGCTTGGCGATATCCGCGCGACTCGCAAATGGCAGAATGAAGCCATGGCGCGGAACGCTGTTCTCTCTATTCGCCACTAGATCAATCAACGCGCGATTGTGCGCAACGGAAACAGGAATGCCGAACATGAAACGAGCAAAGACACATTATGCGGAGCGCGGCGCATTCAGGATTGAGGGCGCAAGCAAGAGCGAAGCGAAAGCCAATCTTGATTCCGCACTAGACTGGATTTGCGAACAACCATCTTCCTTAGTCGAGACACGTTTCGGCCTAGTGTTGTTCGTTTCCGCAACCCTTTATGGCTACGAAACGCGCGTGATAGATCCCGCAGAGTTGGACCATGGCAAGCGTTTCTATTCTTCGTGCCAATATGGGCGCGGAACGTTTGCCGATATGGTGCAACACGTTCGCAACCATGCGGCGCAATACGCTTGGAAAGCGGAAACGTCCGATGATTCCGCATTCGTCGCAATGACCGGATTGAATGCCGATAAGGCAAATGATCTGGCGCGATGGATCAAGTTTCAGCGTTCTTACATCGAATTCAGATCGGCCGGGCATACGCCTAACGAGTGCCATCGTTTGGCTTGTGAAGCCTCTTACAACTAGGGATTCGGGCAATGCGCACAATTTCCACACTTGAGCCGACTCGTTATGAAATTACTGCGCGTCACGTTGACGGCCGCGCCTTCCTGATCTGCTATGCGGGCGGGAGTCCGTCGCGCCAGCGTCTATTGCGCGCGCTGCAGTCTAAGGGCGATTGCATCATTTCCAAATGCGGCATTGGCGCGGACGATATCATGACGTTTGCCACGAAACCGCGCCCTAGCGCGACCATTGCCGGATGGACTCTCGCCTATACCGGCAGAACGCAACGCGACGTTAGATCGTGCGGTTCGGAACTTGAGTTTATCGCAATCTAAACCGGCAATCATGCCAAACCAAAAGGACTAACGCCATGTCTGCCAAGTATCGTTCCCACAAGTATGACCGCAAGCGAATCCGTCGCACGATTGCGCGGTATGGGAAGTTTGCTTTCCTGAATTCCAACCAATAGGGAGTCGGGACAATGCGTTACCGTTGCGACACCAAAGAGGTTCAAGCGGACGGTTCGATAGCCTGGTTTGCAAAATGGCTTGGCGGACCTAGTCTTGCCAAGATCGAGAATTGCCAGCTCGCAAATCTTGCTGGCGATATGCGCCGCACCGTGACGATAACCGGCGAGCCGGACACTTACTTTTCACAACCGGCCGAATGTAGCATCGCCGGTTGTAAGGTCCGGGGATATGTGACCGGGGACGATTCCGGGAACCTCGTTTTCCGCCAAGTCTATTATTGAGGGAGTCCGCGCCATGAACCGCTATTCCGCAAGGCTTAGAGTCTCCCGCATTAGGACGTTGCGCGTTTTGCGACGAATGAACCGAGTCGCGTTTATGGAGTCGCTCCGATGAAACGCAAAACCGCAACTATCAAAGACCGCAATGAGCTATTCCATGCCTATCCGGTTATCACCCATGATCGCTAACCCTAGGGTGTTCCCATTCGCCGCTGTAAAGTTCGTCATAGGTCGGGCTCTCATTTCCCGCGCCGATTCCGAGCAGCGAACGGAACGCGTTGAACGGGTAGAACCGACGATTAAACCGGAAGGTAAATTCGTTGAGGTAGGCTTGCAGGTGTTGCGGGCTGATCGCGCCGTGATGGGTGCCCTGCAGCCAAGCTTTGAGGTTGCTGAAAACAAGGTGGACGATGGGCAGGTATTCTTCTGCGACTTCCGGGTCGCCAGCTTCGACCACGGGAAGGTGATCAAATCCCCGCTTGGCGAGTGTCGCGTAGCTCGGCGCGGCATCGGTCACCACCATCGCGCCGGGCGCAACGGCGGCTTCGACGAAACCGACCAAAGACTTAGCCGTCCGGTCCGGGATGACTTCCATCCGCAGCCGTCCTGCGTAGCGCCCGCCCCGCCGCGTTGGCTTGTCGCCTTTCTTTGGTGGATGGGTGCGAACTTCGACGGCGGCGATCACAATCGACTTATCCTCGGCATGGGTGCCGCGCCCTTCACCACGGATCGAGCCGCCGATGTAGGTTTCGTCAACCTCGACGTGATCGCGAACGCCGATAGCGCCGCCGATACGGTCCCGGCCTTGGCGGACCATTCCGGCGCGCAGCTTGTGCAAAATCTGGAAGGCGGTCTCATATCGCGAGAGGCCAAGCTGCCTCTGGAATTGCATAGCCGAAAAGCCCGGCGTCATACTGGAAACGAGATAAGCGCCCCAAAACCACGTCGTCAGGGGCGTTCGGGTGCGTTCCATCACAGTCCCGGCCGTCAGAGCCGTGTCCTGCCTGCATGCCCTACAACGCAGAACGCCGGGGCGGGCGGCGAACCGATACGGCTCGCCTTTGGCGTCGCACGATGCGCAGACGAATCCTTTTTGCCACCGCACGCGCTCCAGGTAGGCGGCGCAAGCGGCGTCGTCCGGGAACAGCTTTTGGAAGCTGGGCAGGGATTTGGGGAACGGCAGATGTTCCCATTTGAGTACGTCGGCATAGGGAGGCATGGCTCAGTTCATCCCGAGTTTACGGAGACACGTCGCGCACTTGGCCTCGATAAACAGGTCCAAGCCCCAGCCGTAAGCCGGGCGAAGCCCACAAGCCGCCGCCCGAGGTCCGATGCCCAAAAACGTATCATCATTGTCAGCGTTAACGGCGTGCAATCTCCAGCCGCGCTGGCCCGCGTCGAAGCCCGTCGCCGGGCTCCGGGGGTTGGGGGCTGTCGTGAGCCATTGGATTTTCACGGCTCAGCCCTCCCTTCCGTAAAGTTCGTCAACCAGTTCCGCGCCCTTCCAAATCTGGACCTTGACGATCCGGCTGGAGGCTTCGTTCGCCACGCGCTCTTCTTCGCTCATCATGTACTTAGCCCGCTGCTTTGCTTCCTTGATCGTGTCCGCGCTGGACTCGGCGTCATATCCGGTCTCGGCGTTGCGGTTTGTGTAGCCTTCGAGGCGGTAGGTCATCTGTCGTCTCCGTGGTTGGCGTTTCGATGGACCTTATATGCCACGTCTAACTGTGGGTGTCAACCGGATAGGATGCAGAAAGATGAAAATATATTTAGGGGGTGTAGGCGACAACCGGATAGGCATGAGCTATTCGACCGATTAAAGAATTGCGGAACCCTGATTATGCATCAGGGTCACAAGCTGGAAACGGCCGCGCGTGAATTTGAAGCGGAAGGATTGGCGACGATAGCCGAGACTTCGCATTTTCAGCGTGACGCTTTGAGAATTGAACGGGCTTGGAAGTAACCCGCGCTATTGTGCGCAATGCAAAGGAATAGAGCTATGTGTCGATCACAGCAAACCGAAATGTTTCGTTTCGAGACCGCTAACTTTATCGTTCGCGCTACTATTCAAGAGGACTCGGATTGCGATTTGTCTTTTGACGAAACCGGCGAAACGCGGGAAAATATCGAGTCCGGCGAGTGGCAATGTTTTGGAACCGTGGTCACGGTTTCGCATAAGGGAATTGAACTTGGCGAGGACTCGCTATGGGGTTCGATCTATGCATGCCGAACCGCGCGACTTTTTCCGGGAACATATCGGCCTAGTTGCAAAGTCGCGCGCCGATGGCCGGAATTATGGCTGTTACTTTCCCGGTATGGTCAGAGAGGCAATCGCGCAAGCTCGCAAGGCGATTGCGACCATGCCAAAGGTTAGGGAGTTGAATATCAGGGAGTCCGGACAATGACCGGCTTTTCCGTTACCTTTGAACGCTACTTTCCCCATGACGACTCGGAAGATATTTGCGAGCCGGACGAACGCGGATTCGTGATTGAAAACGTTTCGTTGAGAGATGCAATGCGCCTTGGGTTGGAATATCGGGAACCGTCATGGTCCGGACCTTGCGAGCCGGATTCCTATCCTTCGCGGAATGTCCGATGGTTAACGTTCTATGATTGGAACGTTTGTTCGCGGGACGATATGGAGCGCGGGATAAAGGAATATCGCGCGTTACATTTCCCGCGCCACCTTACCGAATCGTCCCGCTTGCGTATCTGCCGATTGTTTGGCGCATACGGCGCAACTCGAAAGGATTGACCATGCCCGAATTCATTCTTGACCACGGATCTGCCGAAACCGCGAAACAATTCGACGCGCTCGACTCCTTTACGCAAGGTTACATTGAGGCTTTGTTTTTCACTGACGAGGAGCAATTGTGCGAAGAGTCCGGCGGGGAAATGCCGAACGTGGCAATCGACCTGGAAACGATGGAGTCGCGATTTGTCGGCGGGGACTCTCCGGGCTTTGGCGATTTAGCGGCCGAAACGCTGGCGCAGATCATAACCGATTGTCAGGCGTTCCAGTCTCGAAACGTCCAATTGCTGACAATGGCCTATTCCCGCGACTATGACGCGGCGCAAGCCGGGCGCGATTTTTGGTATACGCGCAACGGGCGGCGTTAGTCACGAATGCGCCGGAGCTCTGCAGGCCGACAACGATCAAGCCGTATGCGGTTCCAGCACGTCGCGCGACTATCTCCGCGACCGTTGCACCCGAATAAGCGAGGATTTGGCGCGCAAGCTGCACCCTGCCCTATTCCGCTATCTCAAAGCGGGTTAGGCGGGACCACGGGGCCAGATGAAATTGATCCTGCTACCATCGCAATTCTGCGAAACATGAAAGGAAAATTGAATATGGGTTACACTCATTATTTTCAGCAAAACCGCAACTTCACTAAGGCAGAATGGGAAATTGTTTCGGCCGATCTAAAGGCCATCGTTGACTACGCGCAACACGAATGCGGGATTCCGCTTGCCGGTGGTAGCGGCGAGGGCGGGACTACGCCCGAATTCGCCGGTAGCGTCATTTCGTTTAATGGCGTTGGCGATGACGCGCACGAAACTTTTATTATTCAGCGCGTTCGCGTTCTCGAAAGCTATCAAACGCCTGATCGCCTTGGTTGGTCGTTTTGTAAGACCGCGCGCAAGCCTTACGATGACGTTGTGACCGCTTGCCTTTGCTATCTTGGTTCGGTCACGCGCCGCGATTTGAACGGTGAACCTATCCTGGGGACGGAAGTCTTTAGCTCTAGTTCGGATGGTGACGGTTCCGACTTTCTTAACGGCCTAGACCTTGCGCGCAAGGCGCTACCGCGCGTAGCTAATCAACTCGATATTCCCATGCAAGTCATGGAATCTGATCGATGGTGCGCGCCTTGGGTTAACGATACGGCCAAAGGTTACGAAGTGCACTTTTGCGTTGACGGTCGCGGCTATGTGCTGAAACCGAAAACCGGCGAATCCTATTGCTTCGAGTCGCATGTTGCTTTGGCTCAATTCCTGGAGGGAACGAAGCGCGTTGACTTCAAACGAAGTCATATCGTTAGCTGGCATAGTTCATACCGGGAAGATTATCGGATTGAGCCGAATATCTGGAACGCAATGGGTTCATTCGACAAAGCGCGTCACGCCCGGATTGCCAAAGCGCAAGCGAAGGTGTTGGCGAAACTGTTCCCCGTTGACCCCGCCTGCAGCCATCAACCGCCAGCCTATGTCCGGCCTGGCGAAATGCCGGACAATGCGGGCCGCAAGTTTTGCTATAGTATAGCGGAACTTTTGGCTTCACTCGATACCAAGGCGGCTTAACCCCTCATGGGGCCAGAAGACCCCCTCTAGGGGCCAGATAATTCCAACCATAGGAGAATGAAAATGGAATTCATGGCAAATGTTGATAATCAAATTGCAATTCTCGAGCATAGCGACGACTTGCGGGACTATGCGGCGAAAGCAGTGTTACGCGAATTGGCTGATTCGTGGCGTGATGCGATGCGCGATGGAACGCCGCCTAGTGAATGCTTGATTGATTTTATGCTTATCCGGTTAACGCACACAAACGTTGAGGCATACTAGATGTTGAGCAAATCGCAAATCAAACACATGGTGGATCGTTTTCTCGGCTGGAAATTGCCGGAGAACTTCGCCCCCGATGCAGGGATCAGCTTCAAGCCAGCCTTCAACGAACACACGGCTCACCCGTCCAAGCATGAGCCGTCCGGGACTAACCTGTTCGACGCCACACAGGCGGACGCGATGGTCCGTTATATGGTCGAGGAAATTCCCTCAAATCCTGATTTCCGATGGCTGATCGAAGCCCCCGGAACGCGCTATCTCGCGGTCCAGCGGCTTCATATGTCCGACAATTTTGAATGGACCACCGACCACGACAGGGCGCTAGCCTTCCGTTCTAAAGAGCAGGCCGATGCCCTCATGATGGCAGTCCGCCAAATGGACCGCACATACGCAGCCGGAGCGCTGTTCGCCTTTGAAATCACACTTGGTAATGCAGCCGCCGTCGAACATGGCTGGATGTAGTGGCTGTGTGTGACAACCGGATAAGCATAATTGATTTGGATATAGTCATAGCCGCGCTCGTTAATTGCAAGGCGGCTTTATCCTAGACCCTCTTACGGCTGATTTGTACCCGCGCAATGGTGCGCAACTGAAAGGAAACGAAGATGAAAAAAGAGAATCCTAATAAAGATATGGCGCGGCGTTTGGCCCAAAAGATTGCAGCAATGTCAGATGCAGAGCGCGCGGAATTCGCCGCGCGTTGTCCGGTTGTTCTGACAATCGATGGCCGGCCGATATCAGGTAAGAATGCCATGCTTGCGGCGATGCAATGCCAGACTGTGACTATTGTGGGCGGATTCCGGCAATGGCTTGCGGCCGGCCGCGCGGTGCGACAAGGTGAAAAGGGAATTTACATATTCGTTCCTAGTTCGCGAAAGTCCGAACCTGGGGCGGACGCTGGCGCGGAAGGCGCGGCCGATAGCGGCGAGTCCATCCGGTTCCTAATGGCTGCAGTCTTTGACGTTTCGCAAACGGACGCGGTAGAGATCGAAACAGCTAACGCGGCGTAACCCCTGTTTACGGCTGATTTTGTTACCCCGGCTTACGACTGATTCCAAACCGCGCATACTGCGCAACTGAAAGAGGAGATTCGCATACCATGACAACATACACCGCGACCTATTCGCCCGATGATAACAAGCTGCGGCTTTATGCGAGTTCGCGACTTGACAAAGAAACCTATGACCGCGTGAAAGCGGCCGGTTTCAAATGGGCACCTAAGCAAGATCTGTTCGTTGCGCCGATGTGGACTCCGCAACGGGAAGATTTGTTGATTGAACTCGCCGGCGAAATTGGCGACGAGGACACAAGCTTGTGTGACCGCGCAGAAGAACGCGCCGACCGTTTCGAGGTTTACGGGGAAAAGCGCCTGGCCGATGCAGAACGCGCCCGCAATGCCGTTGCGGCGATTGCGGACAATATCCCGTTTGGTCAACCGATTCTGGTTGGTCATCATTCCGAACGGCACGCGCGCCGCGATGCTGAAAAGATCGAAAACGGAATGAGGAAAGCCGTCAAGATGTGGCAGACGTCGAAATATTGGGAAAGCCGCGCGGCCGGCGCGTTGCGTCATGCCAAATATAAAGAACTCCCGGCCGTTCGCGCCAGGCGGATTAAGACCATTGAAGCGGAGAAGCGGAAAGTCGAGCGAAGCAAAGCTAATGCCTTAAAGCAGATCAAGGCGTGGCAGATCGTTGCCGGGATCAATGACCCTGACAAGCAGCGCGCGGCCGGATTGGCCGTCGCCAATTGCGCTGACTATTGGTCGCTTTCATTCCCTCTAGCCAAGTATCCGCGCAACCCGCCAGCCTCGCAATATGAGGGGCCTATGGGACTTTGGTCCGCAATCGACGGGGGAGTCATCACGGCGGCACAAGCCGCAGAGATTGCTATCCCGGCTTATGAGAGATCGTTGCCACGTCAAGACCGCTGGTTAGAGCATTACGAAAACCGCCTGGTTTACGAACGGGCAATGCTCGACGAGGCCGGGGCGTCGCACCTCTTTTTTGGCACCAAAGCCGCGCCGCGAACTTGCGCCGCTTCTGAACTACCGCGCGGAAGGCGGTTCGATCACCACCGAAAACCAGTGGAACCGGGGAACGCTGATAACCTATCCGCAGATTGACATGACGAAAGCCGAATATGCGGCAATAAATGTTGACTACAAAGGCGCGCGATTGAGCCAGGATAAGACACACCGATTCCGAACCGCGATGCGCAAGCATAGCTTGGTTGCCGTATTCTTGACTGATAGCAAGGTTCACGAATTGCCAACCAAGCCCGAACCGGCCGTGCCGTCCGATGATGTGGCCGAAAGCCTGGCGGATCTCGACGCCGCCGATGATGCAGCCAAGGCGGCCGAGCTCACAGCCGAACCGGAAGCCGATCCCGTGGCCGTCGCGCTGGCGCTGGCCGATCAAATAGCCGCACCCGTGGTTACGGCTGATTTGCCAGACCCCTCGCCTACGGCTGATTTTGAGGCGATGGCGGCCACGCTACGGAATGGCGGCGTCAAGGTGGTATCTGCGCCGCAACTATTCCCGACGCCGCAGCCGCTTGCGGAATTGGCGGCCGAGATAGCCGACCTGCAGCCCGGCCATAGGCTCTTGGAACCGAGCGCCGGCACCGGCTCATTGCTCGACGTCGCGCGCCGTTCGGTTGACGGTAGCCTTGACGTTGTGGCGGTTGAGATCAGTTATGCACTTGCGGACGGCTTGGCCAGGCGCTTTCCTAGCGTGACCGTCATCAATGCGGACTTTCTCGACATGGCCGGTGCTGCTACCCCTAACGCCAAGTTTGACCGGATCTTGATGAACCCGCCTTTCGTCAACGGCGCGGACATCAAGCATATCGAGCACGCCCGCAAACTCCTAAAGCCAGGCGGCCGGCTTGTGGCGATCTGTGCAGATGGCCCGCGCCAGCGTGAACGATTGCAGCCGATCGCGTCCGAATGGCGCAGCCTGCCGGCCGGCACGTTCAAGGACTCCGGAACAATGGTCAATACCGCCTTGCTCGTCATTGACGGGTGAGGCTCTACCCCCTCACGGGGCCAGATAGTCCCCATGGGGCCAGAACGGCCATGGGGCCAGAAGAAGGATTCCGATCTGCGAATTTTCGCAAACAGAAAGGACAATGCGCCATGAGAATCTGGAGGATCTATTGCCACCTCGCAGACGAGCGACCGCACAAACGATGGCCGGTCAAGGGCACTAGGGGAAAGACCTATGCCGAACTCCTGGCTATTGTGATGCAGATGAACGTCAATCCGGATGGTGAACGGTTCTTTATCGGATAACCCCACGGGGCCAGACGGGTAATTTTGAGGAGGATACAAATTGAGTTTTTTCAGAAGGAAACCTGCGGCATTAGGTAGCAAACTCACCAAATCCAAATACGACAGAATTGTTGACCATTTCCAAACTCTTGGAAGGGTTGCGAAGCTATTCTCACAAGCCCTTGCCAAACACTTGGGAGTAGCCTAATGATGATTCTCGGCAAGTGGAGATCGTCGGTGGAAAATGTTTTGAAGCATACGCTTCTGGTCGAATACAAGGAAATTGTAGCGAAAATTTCCGAGTCTCAGCAGGCCATAAAACATCTGGCACCTCGTCAAGATGCGCTGGCGAAGCTGCTCGAAGCATATGGGTGGCTGGCGGACATAGAAAAGTTGGAGGCTGACGATGATCTCGCGACCGAAAGCGGCAAGTCCAAAGGCAAGAAAATCGAGGAACTGACCGTGCTCTTTTTTGCCGATAACAACAATCAATGGACCCGCTTGTCGGATGTCTATGTGTATCTCACCGAGAAGGGCCTTTATGTCGGCGGCAAGAATCCGAACTCGCTCTTGAGCGCGCACCTGTCGAACAGTGAGCTTTTTGAGGGTGATAGGACGAAAGGTTGGCGAATAAAGCCGGAGCACTTCGTCGACAAGCGGCCCAAGGGCGGCATTCGGCCGCGCGAACTGGCTGAATAAGACAAGGCCCGAACGATTTCTCGTTCGGGCCTTCGTAAACTCGGGGATGGCGTAGTGCGGGCTGTCGGTTGTCCACCCAGCGGCCCGAGGGTGCAAATCCCTCCGTCTCCACCTTCCTCTCCTGTCGTCAAACGGGAGAGTCGGAAGGCCTCGTAAAGAGGCCGGGAACGGGGTCGCTGTCTTTTGACGGGCGGCGACCCCAGTTCTTCCACTCTTTATATAGAGTACTGGCGAATCGGTCCAGCTTAAACCGCGTTAACAATCTTGGAACCACTGATTCCATTCGATTTATCGTCGCCAAAGAATGAAATCCCGCCCTTTTCCAGAGCAGCTTGAATTGCCGCTAGGTTGTTCCTGGTCGGTTCGCGGCGGCCTGCCTCAAAGTCCCGAACGGTCGAAACGCCCACGTTCGCGGCTTTTGCAAGCGCGTCTTGAGGCCAATTTAGCCATGCTCGGGCGGCCCGACACTGTTCCGGAGTCATTCTCGCAAAATAGTGATGTAAAGGAATTAGGTCAAGGTCAACGATTTAAGTTGACGCCATTACTCTCAACGCTTATCAATGAGGTCAACGGAAAACGTTGGTCTCAGAATGTCTCAGCACTTCCTCCTTTCGGCAAAGGCCCGTTCGCTAAGTTTAGCGAAGGTCGCCCGTTTGTCGGACGAGGAAGCCTATCAGACCTTCAAGCTGGTCCGTTGGGCCGCCACTGACGGCGCGCCATTCTGCCCTCGCTGCGGCTGTGTCGCGGTCTACACCTACGCGACCCGCAAGCTGTTCAAGTGCAAAGCCTGCAACCATCAATTCAGCGTCACGTCCGGGACGATCTTCGCCAGCCGCAAGCTTTCAATCCGCGATTACCTCTTGGCGATTGCGATCTTCGTGAACGGTGCGAAGGGTCACAGCGCCTTGCAATTGAGCCGTGACCTGGATTGCCAGTACAAGTCGGCGTTCGTCATGGCGCACAAAATCCGCGAAGCCCTCGCTTCGGAGTCGCGCGGCGCAACTGTCGCCGGTGAGGTCGAAATTGACGGTGCATATTTCGGTGGTCATGTGCGCCCGGCCAACAACAAGATCAATCGCCGCGACCGTCGCCTTGCTGAAAACCAAACCGGCAAACGCCGCGTGGTTGTCATCATGCGCGAGCGCGGCGGTCGCACGCTGCCTTTCGTGTTCAAGTCGGAAGATGCTTCCGTTGTGACGATTGCTCGCACCGTTGCTCCGGGCAGCATCGTTCATGCCGACGAAGCGACGCATTGGGACGCGCTACATGCGCGCTTCTTGACCAAGCGTATCAATCACTCTGAGGCGTACTCGACTGAGGAAGCCAACACCAATCAGGCGGAGTCGTTTTTCTCTCGCCTGCGCCGCGCTGAAATCGGCATCCACCACCATATCGCCGGTCCGTATCTGTCGGCCTACGCGAGCGAAATGGCATGGCGGGAAAACAATCGCCGCGTCAGCAACGGCGAGCAATACCTAATGACGACCAGCGCAGCGCTCACGCATCCGGTCTCACGGCAATGGAAGGGCTATTGGCAGCGATCATCCAATAGTTGAGCCGGGGCAAATTTTCCCCAATATCTTGTGGATAGGGCAGCAAATGGCTGAAAATAGATTGGATGCGGCGGCACGAAATAGCTGATTCCCGTTAACCGTTCACCAAGTAAGTACATGAAATAACATGATATTTTCGAGTCGCGGGGTCCATACACCCGAACCTAGATTCTGTCAACGATTAGTTTGTGTATAAGGTCCTTACCCTATAAAATGCTCCTACGAATCGTTTTGAGGAGGTCGCCCGCCGCCCACGGCGGGCGCAAACACGATTCGCGGGAGATTCCGATGACTACTACCAACAAGAACCAGCGCAAATTTGGTCCGGTAGAGTGGTCCCCTTCAGTTTTGGAGAAGATTTACAACTGCCCTACCGAAAATAATGATTCGGTGGTCACCCTGGACACGGTGAAGGGCTGGGTCACCTACTTTGAGAGCCACGAACAGGGATTCCGCGATAGCCATAAGGGAATACTTGCGCAAATTGAGGGGACTCTGTAAATCGCGCGCGTAGAGGTACACCTCGAATGGATCGTATCGCAGTACGGACGGGCTTTTTTGTCAAAATTTACTCCGGTCTAAAGCGCATTCTGCCAGAGATTTATGGGCAGACAAATTTCGATTCCAAAGACGAGCATTACCTCATTCATCTATTTTTCTTGATGAATGATCGCTACAAAGAACTGCGCCTTCAGAGCGCCACCCACAGAACAAATGACACGAAAAAGGCCGCGTTGACCGTTGCGGCCATCATGGCGATGAGACCCATTACCGGCCCGCCCGATGCGTCAACCAGCCTGAAGCAATTCTACGCTAACCCCATCTTTGCATTGGCATGCGCCACAGCCATCATCAGGAAGCCTCTCTACGCCGGGGTAGAAGCAGAAAAAATCCACTTTTATACTTGGTTGGATACGCTCAGATGGCCGTCTACTGAGCCATTTATCAGGGACGCGGAAGCGCAGGCAAATACCACCCCGGACCCGTTGGCGCTGACCCTAACGGAAATATCGCAAATCGATATGATCGTCTTGAATTTGGTCTCCTCTAGTCGCTGCATCGATCTAGAGCAACGACTGTTAGACTTAAATCCAGACGAGGAAGTCTAGCTCTTCCCCCGATCTATCTCCCACAGCATGTATTGCCCCGGTCCCTGATCGCAGCGGACAACCCCGTTTTCCCGCTGGCCTCGGAGCGCGACCCCGACCCGCTTTGTCATGAGCCGCAACAGCCGCATGTCGCTCTTATCCAAGGCCCGCTCGACAAGTAGCTGCAAGGCAATGTCGCGTGTGGTGAGCGGTTCTGCGGCTTGGCGCAGCACGCTCAGGATAATGCGGGACATCTGGCCCCGGTTGCTCCAATCCTTCGGCGGGCGGAACGCCTTGGGCTTGATGGTTTCGACCTGAAAATCAGGGTCAAACTGGACAATGGTGGCGTCCAGGCTTTCAAGGTCCAGCACCATCTTTCGCAGGGATTCATGGGTGTTTTCGATATCGCCCGCCAGTTGGGCGCGGCGCTTTACCAGCCCGCTCAAAACAAACTCGTTCATGGCTATCTCCCCTGAAAACAGGCGGAGATAGTAGGATTGCAGGCAGCATTGCCGCCAGCCGTGCTAAGGTGAGTTTGCTACCTAATGCCGGAAACCTGAGCAGCTATCTTCCGCCGAGTTGCTGGATCTGGTTCGCGACCCAATGTTGACGGAGCAACTGCGATTAGCAAAAGAGCGCGGAGAGCTCGGCGTGTTGTCTCGTCAGACACGCGACATAGACATTGAAGCCGCGACAATGGAAACGCTAGACACTGCTCTCGCTGAGTGCCGATGCTGGCATGCCACTTATCCAGAAACGGATGACTGGGAACTGGTTTCGTGGCTTGAAGCTAGAATCCAGGATGAGATTATGACCAGGGCAATCAGTAAGATCGCAGGCGGTCAAAGAATACCCCACGGGGCCAGATAAGAATTATACACCCTTGGGGCCAGAACGAACTGATTTTGCCTTACCCCTGGATGCGGCTGATTTTGAGGAGGATTTTTAGTGGTGTCGAAATATTCAGGCTATCTAAAGCCTCATGAAAAGAGGATTCGAGGGCTCGCGCGCAAGGGTAAAAGTCCCATGGAAATTGGACGTATCCTTTACGACGAAGGCGTGCGTTCGCCGTTAGATACCAAGCATGACGGCGCAACTCGCGGCATCGACCATGCCAGGACATTCGGCGGGCTGGTGCGCCACATGCTAAAGCAGGAGGATGAGAAGGCGCTGCGGGAACGCATTAAGCACGCGAAGAAAGAACTGCGAGATGCAGAGCGACTCCTTGGTTCTCTCATTGCGCGCCGGGAAAAGAAAGCCGCAAAGGCTCAATAACCCCCGGCTACGATTACTTTTCACCCCGACTTGCGCCTTAATAGAGAGGAGGAGAAATTGTACGTTCACTATTCGCCGCGCCGAGTTGACGTTGTTCAATCGCTCGAACAGGAATCAATTGCGCACTTCAAACCAAACGGCCTTTGGATTACCATCGAAGGAGAGGACGGTTGGAAAGATTGGTGCGAGAATAACGATTGGAGTAAGACATCGCTCAAGTTTGCCCATGACGTTTTGCTGAGCAACGACGCCAAGATACTGCGCATTTCGTCAGCGGCCGATATCTATGACCTGACGGATCGCTACACGCCAGCGAAGTCCAGAGATCATCCGTACTCGATGCGAATGATCGAATGGAAGCGGGTCGCCAAGGACTATCAAGGCATCCTAATCGTGCCCTATATTTGGTCCGAGCGTCTTAGCGAAACCAATCGCTGGTACTATGCCTGGGATTGCGCCTCTGGCTGCATTTGGGATGCTGATGCTATCGAATCAATCCGCGTTCGCGCAATGGAATCCACGCCATGATCGACACCGTAGCCAAGGCGATCATGCAATGGGCTATCCCGTTTAACGATTGGGATAGTCAGACAGAGGAAGTGCGCGAGCGGTGGCGAGGCGCGACTAGGGTTGTGATTGAAGCGATGCGCGAGCCGACAGACATAATGACACTCCAGCATGGCGGCAGAATCACAAATAATGAGGCTGCTTACGTCTGGCGAGACATGATCGACGCAGCACTCACCCCCGCTGACGGCTGATTCCACGCTACCCGTGGCTACGACTGATTTTGGAGAGGAGGATAAGATGGACGAGGACGACTATAGAAATCCCAATCCGGATGACGCGACCGAGGTTGCTGCGATCGAGCTTTGCCGCATAGTTGGTCTTCTGCCCTGGGTTTGCGGTGATCAGCCCGGATTTCAAGGCGACTACAATATGAATTGGGCGCGTCATGAAATTGACCACGCGCTCGCCGTTCGATCTGCGATGTTGAAGGCGGGACTTCTTAATCCAAACGCATCGCCTGAGTTTGAATATCCAGACGGTCCTCGGGTTCGGATTGAAATTGCGGCCGGATCCGGAGGCATCGAACCACAAGACTTTGCAATAATGATCCGACGAATGTACCTGCGATGGGCGGAGCGAAATGGAATCAAGGTAGAGCCCGGAAAAAGTCCCGGCGAGACGCTAGAATTTTCTGGAGAGCGAGCCGCGATGCTTCTCTCGGAAAATGGAGTTCACAGGATGGTGCGGATCAGTCCGCACGACCGCGAGAACAGACGCCATACCAGCTTTGTCGCAGTCAAGGCCGCGCGATTGGTCAACCGTTGGGCGGTCCTGAGCGTCAATAGGCGCGAGTCGCATCTTTGGGGAAACCAGATTCGCTCCTACGTTTTTGATCCTTACAAAATGGTGAAGGACTTGCGAACCGGCGTTCAGCGCGAAGACGTTGATAATGTTCTCGACGGAGACATTGACGATTTTCTCTTAGCAGCCAAGGCCGCTGGCTTTCCGCACAATCATGACGAAAACGGTCCAACTCCCGAAGCTGCGGTTATGGATTAAATATCACGGGCGCTTAATGCCCAACTGAAAGGACACAACCATGTCACCCCCAAGATTCGTCCATAAGAAGATCACCGCAACCGACTTCAACAACGAACTCGCACGCCAGGGCATGAGCCCGCAGACCTTCACCCGGATCTGGTGCCAGAACCTCACCACCACGACACGATGGGCGAACGGGCAGAACGATATCCCGACATGGGTTCCGATCGCGTTGACGATGATGACGCTACCGAACGCCATGAGTACGGCAAGAACCGCAGCAGCAGCGATGATCGAGAAGGACACGCTTAACCCGCACTTGGGGGACTTCCCTTATCTGCGGGCACGGCAGTTGCCGGAGGATGCGGACGACCCCATGGGGCCAGATGACGGTCGTGGGGCCAGATAATCAAGGCCCCAGCCTACGACTGATTTCCGGTCACTCCCGGCTACGGCTGATTTTGCGAGACGCCCATGGAATATCCGGTACTGGCCCCTTTCCATCCGAAATTTCGGAGGGTGGTCCCTTTTGATTTTTGGAGTGGTCCCTTTTGGTAGTTGTAGAATGTCCGCTTTGGTATTGGGGTCTGGCTTCATGTTGGAAAATGTACTGCATTATGCAGTACAGTCAAGCGAATTCGCTTGCGCTGTGATGCATGATGCAGTACATTAACCGTGCGTTGGGGGTAGCATCCGTATCGACCACATCAGCATGGAAATAAGAAACGTAAGACTTACCTCTGATGAATTTGTGCCCTGATGTTAATATGCAGGTGCCGTCGCCCCTCTGGTGCCAACTACAAATGGACACTAAAAGATTTTTCTTATTGGGACATGGATCATTGAGGACGATATGCAGATGCCCCCGCTCCCTGTCATGTTTGGGACCAGTGCCCGGAATATGAAGAGTGGTTCGTTGGAGTGGGTAAAATAGTTTCATGAACCGAAAAGGGAAGAAACTCTCCTCCGATAAGAAATTTCTTGCTCAATGTGATCCGGATCGGACTCACCAACCGCTTCTGCCATTTCACGATATGTGATTGGTAGGCGACCGCTTTTGACTTCCTTGTATTCTGGGCAATTGTCGTGGGTCCATTTTCGAATTTGGTGAGATGTCATTTCACCAAACCGCTTCCAAATATTTCCCAACACATCCATTTCAGCATCGCTTAGTTCATCCAGAGATTCCCTCTCAATGACGCGCCGCGCGGGCTGAACTTTTTTGTTATCCTTCAAACTTACGAGAGATGACCACCCATCTTTGTCAATGTTACCATTGATGCCATTGAGTACGCTGGAACAGACGGGGCCGTCCTTCATGGAAAATAGTTCGTCATAGAGCATGGGTTGCCCATGCCTAGAAACGAACTCTCGTTCTGCTAGGTAAATCAACTTAATAAGTTTGAGCTTTTCGATACCTGGCTGCCGACCCGCGAAGTAGGCCACAGCCTGAGCAGCCTTTCGGCTCTGAAATCCGGTATTATGGCGCAAACGCCACAAGAATTTCAGGCATCGCCACCATAGCTTGCGGCTATGCCACACGCCAAGATACTAACCAAGCAAGCCCTCTATACCCTCAGCCAATTGCATAGCGAGTTGGCGGGGAAGCTGAGCGCCAACCGGCGGGAGACCAAGCGGCTACGGCTTTCGATATTCCAGGTTGAGGCCGTCATGAAGCTGCTCAGCCCGGAAGTGAATTTGCGGCTGATCGCGCCCAAGCGGCGAAATGTCGGCAATCCGTGGTTCAAGCGCGGGACACTCTCTAGGGCCGTCATAGACACGCTACGGCGGTCGGCGGAGCCCATGACGACCCGCCAGATTACGGACGCTCTATTGGTTGGGAAGCAGCCAACAGCCAACCGGCACCAAACCATGGTCCTGCAAGCGGCGGTTCTGGCGATCCTGCGAAGGCGGAATGGGACGGCGGTAGTCGGCGGCGATACCGTGCCGCAACGGTGGCGTTTGAAAGAGACCGCTTGAGAAGGTGGAATCAGTGATATCGTGCTGGAGGCGGTCTATCTGGGGAGGAATGCCATGGGATGGTTTAGCGGGAAAACAGCGATAGGCGGCAGTCAGATTTCCAATTGGGTACTCGTTCTAGTGGCTGTCATGGTAATCTGGTTTATCTACGCATTCGCCGTGCGCTGAGTGAAGGGTCACTGGCGGCCAGCCCGGCGCGGTGGAGGTTGAAGGCGGCCTCATAAAAGCTTGAAGAACACAAAGGTGAGGCCGCCCACTAACAGAGCCATCCAGATCAGCGACAGACGAAAATACAGGTCGGGGCGGTTCATCGGGCCAAGCCCTCGCCGACTAAGACGACCAACTTAGCGCTCTTGCGGGAGCGCCAACCGGAACGCTAGCACCCGGTTCCGTGGCCGGAAAGCGAAATTGGGAAAAAGCGGCAATTGGCTGCTTCGGAACCAAAGACCCGCAAAATCAGTTGGAATAGTCGGGTGCGCTCGCGGATCGAGCGCTACCGAGCTAAGCGGTCTCAGCCCTCCCCCTGGGTTGGGGCCGTTTCTTTTGGGTCTCAAGAACCATGAGGGCAACGGTGTGATACAGATCAAAGATAAATATCCCGCAAGGTGGCAACTGAATAGCGTTTAGGCGAAGAATCGGTCAAAAACCGCCCCATTCTGGGCAGGCCCAACCGCGTAAACCAAGACGAAGTAAAGCTCAAAAACGCCCCTAAATTGCGTGTTAGAGCCTTGATTTCCGCAAATTGGACGCGAATATTAAGGTTGCTACAACTGAACCAAGGGCAGACTGGCCCCTACTACCGTGGTGGGAAGTTCTGCATCTGCAAGCCTTCGGTTGGAGAATTACCATGGCCTCGACTATTTTGGATTATTTGGGTTACGTCTCGGTTGCGATGATGGTTGTTCTAGCGGTCGTTAACCTACTTGTAATTGCCGATCAAAAGTACCATCGTTCGGGGATAGTAGAACGCGGTGTCAAGCGCGCGCAGTTTTATATTGGTGTGTTACGTTTCGGGGGTGGTGGCGCTCGCGGCTTCGATGGGCCTCACCATGAAGGGTAATGGCGCTTGGTGTTTATGAGACTTATGGGGTTGGAGTTCTGGGTAGTGTAGCTATCGAGATTGCCGCAGCGTTGAAATTAGCTGTGAAGATGGATGGCATATGCCCTCCAATATACAAGCGTCCCTTCTTCGTCGGCCTACGAATAATTTTCGCTCTACTGGCGGCCGGCCCATTGTCGGTGATGATGGATGCGCCAAGCTATTGGGCAGCATTTTATTATGGTGTTACAGCCCCCGTTCTGTTTGATCGACTGGCGCGCGGGCTACAGCCAGATTAGCCGCCAACGTGGCGCTGCCAGTAGCCGGTGAAATCCACCGACTTGCCGCGCTTCATCGCCAGCGCCGCTACGCGGCTCACCTGATCGCCATTCGAGACGCGGCGGTTATCCTCCCGCCATGAACTTTCCTGCGCATAGCGGAGCAGATACGCGCCAGCGATATGGTGGTGGATGCCGATTTCGGCGCGGCGCAGGCGGCTAAAATATTCTTCAGCTTGGTTCGTGCAGGCACCGTCAAGGCTGTAAGCCTCTTGATGGTTGATGCGCTTCATTTCAAACCGTTCATGAAGGCCATCCCAAGACGCGGCTTCGTCGGCATGAACCGTTGTGCCCCTCGCGATGCGGGCGCGAATGAAGGCGGAGGCTTGGCTTTCGGTATTGAACACGGCGGGCACTGAGTTGCCGCCGCGCTCGCGGACCACAACCACGACCTTGCGCTTGCCGTTCTGGTTACGCTGCAAGCGGCGATCGCGGCGATAGTCCTTTTGGTTGGCGGGCTTCACATAGCCGCCGAAATAGCCGCCATCAACCTCAGCGGTTTTGCCTTCACCGCCGACAACGCGGCCACGCATTTCCTCAGCCATTGCTTCGCGCAGCTTGTGCAGCAGAACGAAAGCACACTTATAGGAAACGTTCAGATCGCGAGAGAGCGCCAGCGCGGACTTGCAAGCGGCTGCGCGAAAATGACCCCATTCACCACCAAGAACTACTCGGTCGGCAACGCACTCGCGCGCAGCAACGAAAGGATGAGGCGGCAAAATATGTTTTCGATTATCTTTGTGACAATCCCTGCGTCGATTGCGGTGAGATCAATCCGCTCAAGCTGACGTTCGATCATGTTCGCGGGGTAAAGGTGTGCGATGTCAGCACGGCCCACACAACAAAGCGATGGCCGCTCGCGCTGGTGCGTGAGGAGATAAGCAAATGCGATGTTCGCTGCTGGAACTGCCATATGGAACGAACAGCCCGTTTGCGCGGATATCGGCGGGTCAAGCTTTGGGATGAGCATTGCCGTAAGTTGGCACCGGGTGAAGGTAACGCTCCCTCGTCTTCGGTTTTGGAGACCGCTGCTCTGCTATTGAGCTAACCCGATAAAATGGTACTGACGCAGTGATTCGAACACTTTCCACGAGATTCACAGTCCCGCTGCTCATTGCCATCGAGCATCGTCAGCATGGTCGCGAACGCGCGTGTCGATCGCGCCTGACAGCCGTATGAAAACCGTTTCCTCGCCGGAGGGATCGCGTTGATTTTGGCAGCCGGTGACTGAATCGAACAGTCGTTCCAGGATTCAAAGTCCCGTCTCTTGCCACTAAAGGAACCGGCCATAATTGGTAGAGCCTGCGGGTGCCGACCCCGCTCCTGCGACTTGAAAGGCCGCGATCCTAGCCGATAGACGAAGGCTCCATGAATGGCGCGGACTGCGTGAATCGAACACGCTTCACTAGGTTGGAAGCCTAGGGCAACAGCCAATATACCAAGCCCGCATTGAATTGGCGGAGTAGGGCGAGAACGATTCGTGAAGCGGCAATGTCCGAGTATATGCCGGAGACGGCTCCTTGCGCCAATCGCGCGGTGTCGGCTGGGTCTGGAACATTTCATCATGAGCGGCCTGCATAGCCCGAACGTTGGACTCCACATTAACCACCGTCTTCTTCTTTGAAGTTGATTCCCAACTCGACGAATCAATCCAGCCTCCTCTCCCGCCATTGTGCCAGTCTTGAAACTGGTGACTCTCATAAAAATCAGACGATGGAGTTTTGATATTTCCGTGATTGTAATCTCGCTGCGACGGTCTCCCGAAAGTCATCGCCACTTCGGCATCCTTCGGGCGAACCGGACACCAATGCCATCCATAGCCAAGTGGATTATCCTTGGCCGCGATGTCATCCATGTACGACACAACTTCCTGATGATTAAATGTCGGAATGTCGTGCTTCGAGAGAAACAACCGAAACTCCTCGACCATGATGTCTTGAGACGACAGGCCGATGGCTTCTGCGGTCTCGAGGTAGTCCGCGATTTGCGCCTCATGCATCACGGCATGGTCAACGCGCGGAGAAATCTTTTTTGGAGCACTCTCCAGACGCTGAGTTACCTGCGGTGCCTCAATGGTAGCGACCAAGCCACCGGCACTCTCCATGCCGGTCCACTTACCAGAATCAACTACTTGCGATTTTCGATCAAACAAACCCATAGCTCATTCTCCCTTGGTTAGACTTCAAACACGCGCCATTCGACCCATGTCAAAACGGCGTTTACGCCAGCAAGAAACGAATTGATAGCAACGAGACCATAGGAACCATTCGACCACGATAGAGAGCCGAGTAGCACAGCCACTAGAAAAGCGAGCGGAGCGCCAATGCGCAGACTCATCAGAAGTACAGTTTGAGCCTGACCTTCGACCTTAATCTTCATAGACTACCCTCCCTCAACTCTCCCGTTTCAACGAACCGATACAACAGCCGAATCAGGTCCGCCGCCATTTGCTGTGTGAGGTGCATCCTTTCATTATCGACGCCAAGCCAGATGCAATATTCAGTCGCGATAGAACTTTCCTGGATGCTACAGTCCTTTCCGTAGCGATCCTTGAATTCCCCTCGCATAAAGCCGCGCTCGGTTGGCGCTAGATCAATCATGCTGTCTTCACCTTATCCGCCTTTAGGCGGGGAGGTTTTATCATTCGCCGCTACACTTCTGTGTGACGACGACAACGATCCCCATCCACTGCGCAATCTTAAATGCAATAAATAGGAGCGTTCCGTTGGCCGCCTGTCTACCAGCCCAACCGGACCACGTTTCTCCTTCTGGTTTTAGCCAAGTGGATGCTGAATTGCTCACTTCAGTTCTCCCGTCTCAACGAACCGCCACTCTCATTCAAAACCGCAAATTCGATATCTCTCCATTTCGTTTCAGGTGGGCCATCTTGCTTCCACCGTTCATAAAGCGACCTGTAAAATGGCAACCGCTCTACTGGCTTTAGTTCACTCCAGCACTGTTCGCAAAGTGGAAACATTCCGCGACCATCTGCATATTCCGTTGAGTGGCCTTCAACGAAATGCCAATTCGTATGACATCTGCTACACGCGCTATATCCTGGCGCGAACCAATCGCTGATGCGACCGATGCGCAGTTTGAAAACCACCTTGAGCCAGTAAAGCGGTTTCCACTTGGCGCACGACGGGCATAGTTGGGTCTGACACCATGCGCTCCCGTCATCGCTCAGGACGAAAACAGGCGTTAGCCACTTCGCTTGGATAACATCCCGCTCTTCGTCGATACCGCACCCGTGACAGGCGCAGGTAATACGGATTCGCCATGACCGCGGTTCTTCGCCATCGTCGCGCTTCCCGAACGTTCCGTGCATTACACCCTCCCCTGCCGTCTACTCGCAACCGCTTTCACCAATCGCCTAACCCCAGCAGGATCGTTGACCGATACTTTGTTTATCACGACCGGCGTCGGTTCCTTGATCGGGATTATCGTCCATGGCGTACAGAAGTCGCCGTCTCCCTGATCTGTTCCGAAACTCGCCGCTTCCTCTGCGGTTTTGAATGGGCCATGCAGAAGTCCTAGATATGAAACTACGAACATTGTCGTCAGCCTCTCTTTTGAACACCTCGATAAATTTTATCCCTCGTCGCATGAACTACTTTAGACCCACCTCTATCTGGAGGTGGAGCGTCTGTTACTTTTGCTTTTTCGGTTCGGATATTTCGAATGGGTCGAATTTCTTCGCCCGTCTTCGCGTCCGTTTTTGTTTTCGAGTCGGGCCACCACATATCCGCAAGCGCATCGAGTCCGTTTCTGAATTTCCACCCCGCTTGGCGAACGTATGGCGTCCACTCGCCATCGAATCTTGGATCATACAATTCGCGAGCCGCAGATTCGATCGACATTCCCAAAACCGTCACGCGATGAACAATTGCAAAATCGCGCGGATACAAACGTCTCTTGGCTTCGCTCACGGTTTCCGCAGCGAGTAGAAATGTCAGGGCTGGTGTCGGAGATAATCCTGACGATCCCCTAGCTCTATCAAAGTCCATTGATCCACCGGACGAAGCATAAGTCATATCGTGCGCGCAGCGATATCGATCGCCGGCCGCGTATTGCAGTTGAGATATCTGCCGACGATTAAACATCGATGTTAAACTATCCGAAACTCGATCGACGATTTCAGTAGATCCATCGAGTCGAGGATGACTTACTTCATCACGCTCAGTCCTTGGTCTCGCAGTAGGCTTGGTCTCGCGCTTACGTTTAGTATTTGCCAAAAGCGTATTCCCTGATTTCAAACTTCTTTGGTCGAATACGCTGACCGAACCTGCCGTGCCATGCCTCACCTAAACGCGCCGATACCCGGCCTAAGCTTAACTCTCCCCACCGCACCTGCCACAACCACACCCATCCTGACCGCACCTGCCGTTACCTACCTCAACACATCGCACCGCATCGCGCCGTGCCCTACCGAACCCCACCTGCCTGACCAGACCATTCCGAACCTTTCCTTGCCAAGACGGACCCCACCTCACCTTGCCAGACCGGGCCGGACCAAATCATCGCCCGCCTTACCTGCCTCACCTAGAAGGATGCGCGCCGCCCGTAGGCAGCGCGCGTTATCGTTATTGGTTTGCCGAAGCGCCGTTCTGCTTGCCCTTCGCCTTGATCGCCGGAAGTTTCTTCATCGCAGCGCTGACTTCATCGGACGGAACAACCTTCTCGCGGTTCTTTACTTCCTGCTGGAACCAAGTCAGCAGCTCCTCGGTTTCCGCATCGTAAGTATCTGCGTCTGCGATGGCCTTGATCTGAGCCGCCCGTCCTTGCGTCTTTTTTTTTTTCACAATGCGGATGAACTCCTCGTCGCGGTCATCGGCTACGCGGAATTTGCCGTAACTCATTCCCTTTTGCGGACGACCGTCGCCTATGCCAACAATGATGCCGGCGGCGGCAAGGAGGTTGATGACCTGACGCTCCTTGATTAGGCTGGACACGAACGAAACCTCGATCGTGCAAGCCCACTCAGGGAAGATCGCACGAGTCCGGACGTCCGGCGTCCGCGCCATATCACTGGAGCGGACCATCGCCATGTGAAGCTTTGGAACGCCGAACACATTGATCTGCGTCCACGCTTGTCAGGCGAAGCATCTGACTTTTCGACGCGTCAGGAATATCGAGCGCGGCGTTGGCAATCGCCTTTGAGAAGGTTTCGGACGGTAGATGAACGCGCGAAGGCGTACTGTCATCCCGATTCAGGTAGATCGTATCACGGAATTCAGAGATCGGGTCGTGCTTCAGGTTCGATGCTTTTTCAGCCCGGTTGACCGGACCTTTCGGCATCAACAATTCCCGCCGCGCCTTTGCACTGAAGCGGTGCATCAGCAGCGGCGTCGTTCCAACGATATTGCAACGCAGACGACCCATTGAGATTTCCTGTATCTCGATTGCCGCTGTCTCTTTCTGTTTAGCCATTGTCATTGTCTCCATCAGCGCTCGGCGCTAGCAGGCCCCGAGCACAAGGGTTCGTTTTCACGAAACCGAGCGCCGATGAAGCGATCGATTGTCGTGCTCTGACCGCGCTGCTAGACGCGGGTTCAAATTGTTCAAAACTCATATTCACTCTCACAAAAGTTTCTGCGGCAACTTCGTCTTCATCCACTTCACCGCACAATCGATGCTGCAGAAGTCCACACCGAACGCAAAGGGTGCCTGCGGTATTTCAATCGATAAGCATATAGGCCCGTAGAGATCGCCTACCGGCTTCTCGCATTGATCGCAGCGAAATTTGGTCTCGCGGCTCATACGGCTCGCTTCGCGATCTGATACCCAATAACGAACGCCGCAACCTTGACCCGGCTCCGTCCCGCTTCTTCATGTGCGAGCCGGATCAGCTTCTGAGTGACACCGAGTTTCTTGGCGAGGTATTTTATCTCATGCTTCTCGCTGGAGAGAAGCTTGCGGTCCATTTTGTGTGTTCGCTTCTTCATTGTCATGATCCTTCCGTTTTAATTATCCAATAGTCCGATCCGTACTTCGATGATCCGAGATAGGCTTGCGGTATGAAGCAGTCACCCTTGCTCCCCCACGTCGCGCTCCACGAATTTCGTGCCGTGAAGTGATTGGCATGCTGGTTGTAGCCGCAAATATAAACGCAATGTCCGCCCAACATCGCTTCTCCGGTCTTCGGCATCGGCACGATTCCGGTAGATGCAACAGCATCGCTCTCGAAACTCTCGAATACCGCGAACCCGACGATCACCGGATATCCAGCAGCAAGCGCAGACTTGATGGCGTAGGTTGATATCGCTACGCGCTCGTAGCTGATCGCGCGAAACTTCACCGCATCCGCATAAGCGCTCGCTGGCGGCTTGGTTTTGAATTTACCAATCGAGTACGGCCACAGCTTCTCATGTGCGACGCCAATTTTAGCGGCGCATTTGATCCCATCACGGATCGATGCGCCCGCATCTGATTGAACCGTGCCCTCCATGTTGCGTTCGTCGTAGTAAAGCTGGAGGCGCGACATGGGAAAATCTTTTTGGCCGGCGTTGATCAGCGCGTGACGAAGCGCGCCGGTTATGCCGTGGCTTGTGCAAGCGCCCAGGGCACCTTGGTCCATCACTGGCGGGCAATGCGCGCGTAAATCCACAACTGCCGGAATTCTCGCCACAGTCGGCACGTAGAGATGATCGCGCGGATCGCGTAAATCTCTGATGCAGCCGTACCAGGCGTTGCGATGTTCCGATTTGGTGGTCTTTGATGAAGTCATGACGATGTTTCCTCTGGTGAGATCAAAGCCCTCGCATTTATTGTTGCTGTCGTATCGGAATATCCAGCAGCTTCCCACGTCCGGTAAAAGGCGCACATCTTGCCGCGTTCGAATTCATTCCTGACGCCACCGTGAAGGCATTCTGTTAATTCACGATCGATAAATGTCTTGAGGTCTTGGCGATATCGCTCGCGTCGATATCCGCGCTTGAACTCGCCGATGAAATCTCGGAACGCGCTCACGCTGCACTCTCCGGTTTGCATCCTTTTGCGTCGTAATTTTCCAACGCGAGTTTTACGAGTATTCGATCTCCGGACCTCGCCGCAGCAATGACGGACAACATCCGGTAGTAGTGATCGGCGTAGACGGTTTGAAGCGCGGGCTCGCCTACTCTCATTGACCACATCGGAGCTGGTGCCATCTCTACCGCTTTCGGTAGTTCAAATCGTTTATAGTTCTTTGGAATTTTGAAGGGCTTCACGCAGCATTCTCCGCACCTGATGGAGCGAATAGCGCGCAGAAGAAGTTAGGCCCGGTTATCAACTGAGCCACATACTCGCTACCGTCTTGGACGTAGGCCCGCGAGGCTCTGAGAGCGTCTTGCCTGACTTGCTGAAACTCTTCAGCGCGCTTGGGTGATGCCTCGTCAGTGATCTCCCAGCGCTCGCGGACAGCCTTACAGATATGGAAGCCAACAGCTTTGGCCTCCCAATCGTAACCATCATCGTCTACACCCCAATGGCGGCATTTATCGCAACGCGGTGCTTCACTCATGCCGCAGCCTCATCGTCAGAGGATCCGACACGTTCGCCGAAATCATTGAAACCTTCAGCCCAGAGCGTCGCGAAGTACCAACCGCGGCGCCCGGTAACCCGGCCGTTTTCATCTTTGTGATCGCAAATCTGTGTGCCGTGCCCGGTTCGCTCAAACGAGACAGTTTGGTGCGAATTCCATTCTTCGGTGCCCTCGTCTACCCAGACCTTTCCGTTCGACACGATCTGTAGATGGGGAATCAGTTCGTGAGCTGACATCACAGCGCTATCGCAATAGACCAGCGAGACCATGTCTTCTTTTCGATTAAGCAGCGGCGTACAGGCCGTGGAAATCGTATTTGGCGAAATGCCGGCGGCGAGCCAGACATCGATCTGATTGAGATCGGGGACCGACCACTTCTTCCCAGATCGGATCGCTGCCAACATCACGCGAAGTGCAAGTGCCTGTTTTTCATGGCCTTCGTCCAATTCAACCGCCTCTGCAGCCGCAGTGGCTTTGGAAGTGGAATTTGGTTCTTGCTTCTTTGTTTTATCCCTAGGCTTTTTGGGAGGGTTAACCCCACCCTTATCATCATTAATCAATTCAGGATTACCACCAGTTGAACCCCAGTCCTTTGCCTGTTGCGCCTTAGCTCGATCTCGAACCATCTTCCTAGAATAGATCACCTTGTCTTCGGTGCGGCTGTAAACTCCGGCAACTTCGAGCTCGCACATATATTTCATGACTTCAGGCAGACCGATGCCAGCAAGTTGAGCCAACTGCTTGTTACTGACGGCGATGCCGTTGTTGATCAGATGCCCGTATGGCTCAGCGTCGTGCATGATGCATAGCATCTCCATCCACAGGCCGCGGGCGCCGATTGTGCAAAGGCGCAGCTTCGTATTCCCTCGCCAGTTAGCCGGGAAAAACTTGAACCAAGGATGCTTGTCTTTAGGCTTCGCCACTATAGCTTGCTCTCTGCCCATTCGATGACCTGTTTGGCGCAACCGAGTGGATCTCGCCAAAGTTCAGACCCGGTAAATCTGAAAATCTCATAACCGTTTTCTTGAGCCTCGCGGTCGCGAGCGCGATCCTTTGCTGCTTGCTCTTTTGTTCGTTCGTGGAAGTCGTGGCCGTCGCACTCGACAATAAGCTTCTTCCAGCCAACGACTCCGGCCCCTGGATTTCGAAGCCAACTGGCATGCGCGTGAACGATGAAATCGACACGCCAATCTGGAAGCTGCGCCTGCTTCTCGACTATGAGCCATTCACTGGCGTCTTTACGAGTTTTGTAGCGTTCGATATTCTCGCTCTTAACGAACACCGCCTTGGTGTACCAAGTGTCCTTTACGTATTCGAGCCGTAAAACGACGGCCGTAAATAGAAGCCTCTCGATTGGAGTGTCGCCGTAGTTAGCTAAACCTTCTCCCTTACTACCGCACCTGAATGCCACAGCGCCTGCAACATGGTCTAATATCTGTTGTTGAAGCAGTTCAAATCCAAAAACCTTTTCCATCACGAAACGACCCCCTCCATTGCGCCAACAGCCTCGCAAGTCGGAGTCCCCTCACCCTCAACCCGATCCAACCCCCGCCAGAATTCCGTGCGGAACGTCTCCCGCAATCCGTCCCATTCGTGCCACGTCACCTTGACAAGCCCGCATCGCAAGCACTCGCGCTCCGTCTTTCTCGGCAGTGCGACTGCGTTTGGGACTCGTGTTGGCTCGCTCCATGTGTGGCGCGTCATGGCTTGCATCCCTCGATCAGCGCTGAGAACGACTTAACCGGAACGGCCGAGCGGCCCATGTCCTTTACGAATACGCGGCAAGGATTGTTAATATCCCTTGAAACTTCGGCGTAGCTCGAACCGCCTTCGGTTTCGAAGCCGTGGTCGCTGCAGCCAGCGAGCATCAACACAGCAACCATTAACAGTGCGGTTGCGTTGGGGACGCGGGTTGGATCTGCCCATGAGTGGCGCCCGCGCTTATTCATCGGCCTGCCCCGGCAGCGTAATCTTTCGCTTTTGCTTTAGACCCTTCGCTCTACGGAGTAGCCCCATCTTGGTCCCGACAACGGCGAACCTTGGGAATTTCAAAGATCGTTTTCGTCCAACCCGGCTTCTGGTGTTCCCATGAGGGTCCGACTGCTCGGAAATCTCTTCGAGCGCTTCGATTTCATCGTTCATACCGCATCCCCATCCGCATTGATCTGCGCGCCGTAGAGGCGGTTTGGTGCAACCAATGGTTTGAAGTAGTAGCCGGGATCATCGGTCAGAACGTCTGGCTCAAGCTGGCTAATCACACAGTCACCGATCGCATATATTTGGCGGCCATCCTCCATATCGAGGTGCGTTGGCTTTTCGAAATGATAGCGACCCGGCTTTGCATTCCGGACGACTGGAAAGCCGCTTGACATAGGGCGATAGTAAATAGTCTCACCCTCAGACGAGCCAAAGTAATCCGGGAGGATTGGCGTAAACCCCGCCATAGAGCGTATGGCGTTTGGCGTCATTGCGGTAGACGCCAACTCTTTCGCCACCGCAGGCGCAACCAACGGTGCCGCAGCTAATAGTCCGAAGAACTCCCGACGTGATGTCATGGCTGCGCCCTATAGCAATGGACGAATATTGGTTTTTCGTTAGCGCGCGATTCCATCGTCGCCGTGAACGTGATTGTCCACAGCCGTTCGAACGGAAGACCGTTTTTGATCGGCCATCTGATCGCGATATCCGCAACGTTGGTCCGGCGATCAACAGGCCCGCGGTATAACCCGTCGATGTTCTTGCAGGTTCCGTACCACTGGCCGGATTTACCCTTCTCGATTACAATCCTCATGACGGGACGCGCTCCAATTCATGGATCGGGCAATCCGAAGAGAGATGCAGTTGCTCCGGCCATCGACGTTGTTCCGGGCATGTGCAGCCAAGTCCAATCGCCTTCTCGCTCCATGGAAACGGGTCGAAGTCGCGAGCCTTCGCGTCTGGCGGAATATCGCAAACGAACACGCTCATGCCGCGGACTCCTTCGCCTTCTCGCGGGCAATCCGCCGGCCGCGCGCTATCAGTTCCCGAGCTTCGTCTTCATCGCATTGCAACAGGCCCTTGACGGACGCGACGCGCTCCGCTTTCGGCAGCATCCTTGCCACTTCATTGGCGATTCCAGCTTTCACATCGCGCATTTTGTTGTCGGATACTTTTTTCATTTCGTTTCACCTGAAACGTGTTTCACATGAAATAGACGTCGATACTCTCGAGCCATGCGGGCTTGCTCCGCTCGCCAGCGCCGCTGATAGGCGGCATGGCATAGGTGACAGAGCCGCTGTCCTTGGCGATCATGCGTCGCGTTACACTCGGCACAGAGCGGCGTGCCGTCTGGAACGCCCAGCGACTGCCTCCTGCGAGTCTGGTAGGTAGCAGCCATCACGACGTCTTGGCCTCCCAAGCAGCCATGCAAACGGGTGCAACGGTGCAAGCAAGTTCCCGCATTGCGTCGGCATAGACCCGGATTTCATATTGGGCGTGACCGTCGCACCGAAGCGTCAGAAATTTGAGGAGGTTCAGCAAATCGACCGTTGCAAACATATGGCTATAGGTCGCTACCGGCAGCACCGAACGTGCCAGCTCTCGCGCAACCCCCATCGCCAGCATGTCCTTGTAAGTGTCGAAGGCCGCTGCGCAAGCTTCCTGAATCTTCCCGACCTGGGTCGAGGCCCACTGCTGGCTGACAACTTCGTCGGAACGGCCCTGCTTGTTGTCCGTGGACTGCTTGGCGATGACGTCCAGAGCGGGCACGTAGAACTCCTCCGGCAACTCCCGATAGCGGGCGCTTAGTTCGTTGAAACTCCATGTACGATGCCGGTGCCACTGCCGAAAAACGAAGATTGGGGCCTTGACTTCGAAAGTGAATGTCACGGCCTCGAACGGCGTTGTGTGGTGGTTTTTCCAGAGATAGCGAATCAATTTAGCGTCGCTGCCGGCATCCTCACCAGCGCGCCATGCCGCGTCGTAGGAGACACGCGCGGCTCGCGCTACCGACAAATCGCTACCCATGCTATCGACGAGACGAACAAAGCCATGATCCAAGACCTTCCGAAACGTTCGGTCTTCGTGCTGAGCGGCGGCGTGGCGCGCATCGGCGCCAGTCAAATAGTTCATTGCGGAATCCTTTTCACAAAATCGGCCAGATAATTCGCGTACCATGCGGCCTTGGCGTAATCTTCCGCGCCGTTCTTTTTCATCGCCCTCGCGTTGTACTTGATGATGTTAAACTTGAGCGCACCGATGAATTCCTCGCGCGTCAGCCAAGCCTCAAGAACTTTGATGACCTCGAACGGATTCCCGACGCCGCCGTAGTGCGCAGGATTATTGACAGCGTCATTGCTCACGTCACTCATTCGCCGCTCCGCATGATGTTTTCAGCCTTGACGCCAATCATGCCGCCTTGCTCGAGCATCTTTTTTACGATGATGCGGACGCAATCCAGCGTGTGGTCCTTGCCCTGAAAGCGCAGCGAGAATGCCAATAGCCCGCCGAATGTCGTCGCCATCGCACCCGTGACGCGGGCCAACGCCTCCGCATCACCTTTCAGCGCCAACGGATGGTGCTTTGCAATCAGGGCGGCTAACTCGGTTCCGAAGGATTCATTCATGCCGAGCCTCCCATGAGGTCTACCAGCGCGCCGATCGGGCCGGACGGCTTCCCGTCGGCGTCCCGCGTGATGGCGTGGCTGATGGTCTCGATCGGGACACCGTGCTGCAAGGCGAGGCTGAGCAGCACGGCAGAGTCGCGCGCCAAAGTCTCCGCCTGGGTTCCGGACTTCGCGCAGTTCAGGAACACTTCCGCCACAGGTCCGGACGGCCTCGCGCGACCGAGGCCAACGACGTACTTCTGGCCCCAATGCTCAAAGCGGAGCGTTTCGTGGGTCCGCCGATTTGGAAGCGTTGTGCGAGTCATTCCGCCGCCTCCGAGTCGATAGGAGCGAATAGGCTTCCTGGCTCGAACGGTGCTTTGTCTTTCCCGAGTTGCTTGACCATGTGACGGGAGCCCTCTTCCCGGCCCATAAACGCAGCCTCGATGCGCGCTTTGGCGAGCGTGGCGTATTCCGGGTTCAGTTCTATTATCGTGCTGTTGCGCCCCAGCGTGGCCGCTACAAGGGCCGTAGTGCCGGAGCCGCCGAACGGATCTAATACCTTGGCCGGCTCCGGTTCATGTTCTGGGCAATCGCATGAGGGCGTCCACCCAGTAGTGACGGATCGTGCGGGGCTAACCATAGTACCGCTTGTGCCAGTCCGCGTGCCGCGCTCTTCATTGCGCGCCGTCTTCCGAATAACCATCGCTGTTTTTTCGGTCTCACGGGACCAAGGTGAGCCGCAGTGTGGGCAGTTGCCCGCTTCCGATGTGCCTGCCTTTATCAGCGGCTCGATCAACGCGACTGGGAAAGTATTGCCGGTAATGAAAGGCTTGCCAGCACGGCGCGCTACCCAGAATGTTGATTCAACAGAAGGGCACCAAACTGTACCGGAATATCGTTCCCTACCGATCGGCGTATGCACGCCATCTGCACTGCGCAAAGTGAGCCAGCGACCATCAGTAAGATATAAAACGAAACAGCCTTCTTTTTTCGGCGCAATATGGCCGCGCCAACCGAGGCGCATACCCATACCTTGGATGATGTCCAGAAAACCTCGATCTTTCTGAACTACACAGCATCGACCGTCAGATCGGCGATGGCCGTCGCCGTCGATAACAGCGTCAACAAACGCTCGAATCTCTGAAATCGGCCATGATAGCCAAGACCACGATGCATCCTTGCGGGGGCTTGCCATGTAGAGAGACTCCGCCACGTCCCCTCTCACTGAAAAGACGATCTCAATACTTGGGCGACCGCGCCATTCACGCGAGCGTTTGCTTTCTTTGAAGTCCGCTCCTAATTCACGGAGCAATGAGCGGATCGCTTCAACCTTCTTGGGATTTGCGCTTAATGATTGGTATATCCTGATCCATTGGCCGCGTTTTTTCTCGCCCTCCGTAAGATACCATCCAAGCAGCGCCGCAAAAGTCTCGCCGTATCCGGGAGATTCAGACACAACCAAATTTGCAGAGACGGGAACCTGCATACCAGGTTTTAGTTTTCCGGCTTCAACGACGCCCTCGCCGCTAACTCTGCGACGGACTAGGCAGCGATGGTTCTCGGTTAGCCGCTGAGAACTGTCGCGCTTTTCGATAGCCACAAGTTCGCCGTCAAACGGGTAGCGATGGAATGTAGCGCGTTGCCAGAACGCAATACCCTTATCCCTGTCGTAGGCCGCAATTTCGTCGCCGTCACTTAGCTCTGCGTGCAATCGCCAGCCCCGCGGCGTGAGCGCCTCAGTAGCATCATCAACACAAGCAAAATGGGCCTCGCTGAAGCCTTGAGGATTGGCATCGATCGCCAGCGGCGTCCCGTCGCCGTCCGATATCAAGCCGAAAGGAATTTCGATCGACGAAAAGAAAAGGTCGGTGTTGCGGAAGTTGCGTTCATTGAGAACTTCCGTGGTGCTTTCGTGCCACGAATCTTTCGCTTTGATATTCGTCTCATCGCCTACCGATTTTGGCGTAACGCCGGGCTTGCGGACAACCGCCTTCATATTCCCGTTTGTCTTCGCCCCACCGTTGGCGCGCGCTGACCCGGTTTGCGAGGCCACGTTCTGCGCAACCCGCGAATTAGTTGATGCAGAAGCGGCCTTGCGCACCGCGTCCGCGTCATACCAATAACGTTCCGATTTCGTCAGCAGCGCCACTTGCTCCAGAGAGTTCGCCGGACGATCCGTGACTGATTCCGGCATGCCGTTCCGCTTGATCCACGGCAGCTTTGAGCGAATCCACCAACCGTCGTCCTGAAGCGCGATAAATAGCCGCTCCGGGACCATGCACAAATCCTTCGCTTTGAGGTATCCGCCACCGCGCCAGCGCAGCCCATCGTCACGCAAGCCCCAACCACCAACGTCAACGTCATCCCTGTCTTCGCCTGCGGTTATGCGCTTGCCGTTAGCGACGATCCTGCCGGTATTTCCCGCCTGCCCACCTGATCCTTTATTGCCGCTCCTGCCGCGACGATCTCCAGATTCGTGATCCGGCACAAATATTGGTCCGACTGTCGAGAACGGTTTATCCCGGAAGGTGCGATCATCATCGCCCTTCAGTTTTGTGTCCGCCGCACTTCGGCCGTTCGGTGCCGTGGCGTAGCAGTCGCCGTAATTGATCCAACAGACGCCAGTCGGCTTAAGGACGCGGCGCACCTCACGAAAGACATCGACCATGACGGAGATATGCTCGGCAAGAGTCGACTCCATACCGATCTGTTCGTCGACATAGACGGCCTCACACTTTGAACAATGGCCACCAGTAAACTTCGTCATGTTGGCGTATGTGTCGCCGTTCTTGCCTGGGTTTCCCGGACCCTTGACAGAATTCGCCCATGGTGTGCGATCGGTGCCAACTCGATCGTGTTGGCAATCAACGTCTCCACCTTCCCACTTTCCAGTTCCGTAATTCCGAAGTCCCCAGTAGGGCGGCGAGGTGCAGACACAATCAAAATGATCGTCCGGCAACGTCTTGAGCATTGCTCGCACGTCCCCGAGAAGCATCGTAACCTTGCCGTTGAGAAAAGTTTCAGCGGTCATTCCGAAGCGGCCTCGCGCCAATAAACCCATTTGAACGTAGACCCCTGAACCGTCTGCGCCCTCCGCTTGATCTTCCCTTCCTCGCTTAGTTTGTAGAGATTCTGACCGACTGTTTCTTCAGCCCAGCAGTCTAGTGTTCGCCATATCTCGCGAGTCGAGAGCGCGTTTGATTCTCCGAATGGCACATGAGGTGTGACGTCGATCATGCCGCCACCGCCTTTCGCGTCTTCGATCCGCACGGCATGAGAACGTTGACCGCGCTCGGCTCCGATCGATCGACAATCCGCAGCGGCTCGCGCTCGCTCTTGATGTAGAGGTCGAGTTTTTCACCGCGCATCGACTTCAGGGCTTCGCTGAACTGCGCTGCGCGAAGGCAAACGAACTTACCCTCCGCAGATTCGCATTCGATTGTTTCGGCGCCGTCCGCAACGCCGGTTGCCGAGATTGATATCTCGTCAGCGCCAACTGAAATATCGATCAGGTCCGAGCCGCTGAAATCCCCTACCGCCCGAAGTCGCGTCAGGCATTCCAGCATCGCGTCCTTATCGACCGTGATGCATCCTTCGACAGCAGCGGGGATTGTGCGACGATAGGTCTCCGGAAATGTCGAGTCGATGATCTTCGAACTGTAGACGCGCCCTTCGGAACTGATCGAAATGATGCGGCTCGAGATCGTGAGTTCGCCGCCACCGATCTTGATAATTTCGTCCGCCGCAGTGCGTGGGATGATCGCGCCCACGAATCCCTTCGCTTCCAAGCCGGTCGAGAACCGCATCAGGAAGTTGCCGTTGGTCGCCACGGAGCAGACCTTGCCTTCGTCGCTGTGCAAGTAAAATCCCTGAAAACACAGCCGAGACTCCTTGACGTCGATCGTCGGGCGAGGTCGGACAAGCAGTTGTTCAAGGTCCGCGGAGGATACGGACAGCTTGAACCCATCCTCAGCGGTCAGTGCGTTCGGCATGTCGGCGGCTGGTAAAATCGGTAGCTTGTACCTGGATCGCCCCGACTTGATGATCGCGTCCTGACCAATAACCTCGATCGCGACGCTCGCCGCCTTGGGCAGACCGGCAACCAGCCGAGCGAACGGCGCGCCTGGGATTGCACAGGCACCGGGCGCGGCGACTTCAGCTTCGATCGTCGCTTCGCTGGAAGAATCCAGATCGTGTCCGAGCAGAACAAGTTTGTCGTCTACTGCCTCGCACCGCACATGCTGCAAGATCGGAATAACGGTATGCGGCTTGGTGCGGTCACAGGGGCCGCGAAGTGCGGTCGAGAGATCGCCCGCATTTACGGTGCATTTCATGGCTTCCGCCCCACCGCATCATGAAGTCTGACGATGGCTCGATTTGCTCTTTCGGACTGCGGGACGTCGAATTTCAGCGGGGCGACACGCTCGCATTCATCCAGGAATGCATGGATCGCTTCCTCTGCATGATCTTCGACGTCGTCTCCGGTATCTTCGAGTTCGATAATCTCGCCCTGAAGTTCCTCGATCCGCGCTTCCTTCTTGTCCAGATGGCTATCCGCGTCGACCAGCAGCTTTTGCAGCCGTGAAATCTCTTCATGACAGCGCGTCACGGTCTTCGGATATTCAACGTCGCTTTCGTCAAGCAAATAGCTCATGCCGATACCTCCACAAGTCGATATCCCTTGCCGCGGACGTTGTTCACGTCGAAACCGTAGGGCCGAAGCTTCTTTCTCAGATTGCAGACCCAGACTTTGCGAGAGCCTTTATTGTGGTTCCTGCAGTGGGGAAGAATCTTTGGATAGGATTCGCGCAGATCGGTGAGTAGCCGCGCCTCAGCCGGCCGCAGACCGTAGACGCGGGCCGCGATGATCTCGCCTTCGTTGAGGAACGTCACCATCACGCAACGTTCCTTTGCGCTCTGCGATATTCCTGCGTTCGTAACTGAACGATCTGCGCTCGTTCTAGCTGTGTGCGCTTGATGGGATTGCGGACGATCTCCCAACAATGCGGGCAGTAGCTTTCGCCCTTTCGCGTTTCGTTACCGCATGCGAGATAGCCCGGTCCTGGCGGTTCGTCCGCGATATATCGACACTGGTTGGGCGACTCGTTCTTGAAGTCGCGAAGATCGGCAAACGGAATACGCAGATCGCCAACGTATGGCGCTGGTTTGATGGGTGGAAAATCTGCCATCTTCTTTTCCTCATTGGGCGCCCGGTGGCGGTGGTTACGGTCGTAAAGTCTCTGGCGCTCGTTTCGTCTGCGCTGCAATTCCTCTTGGGGTAAGCGCGGCTTTGTCGCCCGGCTCGGGAGGTTAAGACGGCTGCATTTTCCTATTGCCGCATTCCTCGTGATCCCCATTGCTGCTGCTATTTCGGACATGGACATGCCGGTCGCATGAAGGCGTTTTAGTTCTGCGGTTTTGTAGTCATTCCAAATCATGCCACCCTCGCGAATTCGCCAAAGTGCTCATGAGCCGCGCGGACATATGCGGAGTGCGCCTCTTCCGCAGTATGGAAGTAGCCCAGGAAAATGAGACGCTTGTTGCCGTTCTCGTTGATCTTTATTTGACTTCGCCACTTCATGCCTTTGCGACAGGCGTGATAGAACGCGCCCTTCAATCCGGCGCGATTGTTCGATTGAGCTCCCCTGTTCTGCTTTTGCTCGGAAGATGTCGCTATCCGGAGGTTGTCGATGGCATTATTGGAAGGATCGTTATCCTTGTGATCTATTTCGGCGCCGCCGATCTGGATTCCATGAATATAAATCCAAGCTAGCCGATGCGCGGCAAACTGCCCAAGTCCTTTAACGCCAATGTAAATATAACCAAGCCGCCTCTTGGTCCCTGCGATATCTCCAGCCTTTCTCTTGCCGCCGCGCGTATCATTCTTCCAGCGGAATATTCCTGTCGCGTGATCGTAGCTAAACAGTTCGTGCAACAGCGCTTGGTTGGGAAGCTTACGCAATCGACCCTCCAAGCTCACGGGTTATCGCTTCGACATCGGCATTAAGCTGAGCGTCAATTCTGCGCAGTTCGCTTATCTTTTTAGCGCCGTGATAAACCGAACTGTGATCTCTTCCGCCGAACCTGCGGCCAATCTCCGGCAGAGACTTGAGGGTCAGCACCTTCGAAAGATAATAACCAACTTGGCGCGGCCTCACGACGGCTGCGGTACGTCGCGCCGACAGAATGTCGGAACGAGTCACGCCATAATGCCGGGCGCAAGCTACCTGTATTTCGTCGATCCTGATCTTGCGGGGTTCCGTTGGAAGTATCAGATCGCGTATTTCGCGCTCCGCCATATCCAATGTGATGACGCATTCATTGAGTTTGCTTTGAGCCAAAAGCCGATTGACTGCGGCCTCGATGTCGCGCCCGCATTTGACAACCGCGCCTACAATGAATTCCCGAACCGTATCCGGGATATCAAACGTCGGATGATAGAGCCGCGCAGCCTCGATCCGATGCTGCAGAATGTCTATCCGTTGCTCCTCAGCCGGCCTTCCGATCTCAACGACAAGGCCAGCGACGAGGCGCGATCTGGTCCTTTCATCCAGTATCTCAAGATCGCTCGGCAAACGGTCGGCGGCTAGGACAACTTGTCTGCCACCATCGAGCGCGGCGTTTACCGTATGACAGAACTCGGCATGGGTCGGTTTGCCCTGCAGGAACTGGAGGTCGTCGATGATAAGCACGTCAAGACAGCGAAGCGAATGTTTGAACTCCACCGCCGCTTGCCGCTTGATCGAGTCAAAGAAGCTGTAGACGAATTTTTCAGCCGTGAGATAAAGCACCTTGCGGTCTTCGCAATTTCCCGCCAGCGCGATTGCTTGGAGTAGATGTGTTTTGCCGAGCCCTACGCCAGCATGAATGTAGAGCGGATTGAACATGACCGGATCGCCACGGCGTCCGTCAGCGATCTGACGGGCTGCGGCATGGGCAAGATTGTTGCTGCGACCAATTGAAAATCCGGCGAAGGTGAGCCGCGGATCAAGCGATGACCCTCCCAGGTCATGATGCGCCTTGGCGTCGGCCATCGGATCTTTCGCACGGACGATCGCGGCCTTCGGCACAGGGATATCCAGCATGACGGTTGCTTTCCGCGGTGAATTGAAAAGACGGTCTCGGCGGTCCTTGCGCGCAGCGATGCGTTCCGTGAGCGGGACGTCGAGATAGGGGTCGTGCTGAACGAGCATCGCAATTGCTTCCATTTGAAAATCTCTCCCTACTCACAATGTCCGAAACCGGACAAACCAAATTCCGGAGCAAAAGCCAGCGTTCATCGGGCCGGTTCCCGATTTTTCTTCCAGCCTCAGAAATCCCGCTGAGGCCCGCACTGTTAGGATTGTGATGCTACTGGAACTAAAACTTAGCCAACCGTGGTCTTGTTCTGCGCTTCCGCCGTTTCATGTTCGGCAATCCGTCGCTTAACTTCCGTCATCGCCGCAGCGCTTATCAGTTTGAACTGAAGTGGAGCGAGCATCGTCCTTGCGCAGTCGATAAAGGTTTCCTCGAAGCCGCGAATGGCCTGACGCCGCAGGTGAGCGCGCTGGCGCAGTTCGCTAATCTCGGTCTGCATGGCAAGTTTTCGCAGACCGAGTTCTTTCTTCTCGCTACGCCCCGCGTTTTTAATTCTATCCTCAAGGATCGAAAGTCCCTCCTTCAACTGTCGCAGTTGCTCTTCTGAAGACAGTTGCTCGGTTCCATTCACCCAATCTCTTGGGGTTCCCTGGTGCAGAACTTTTTGGCGTCTGTCGGATGCAACCTTGTACATTTAGTGCAGACCCTATTTCGCTGTAACGTGATCGACGTTATCCAGACAGTCCTTCAACGGTCGCGCGGCTTGCTGGATCTTCCGTCGCTCGTTCGGTGTGAAGACGCCATCCATCGCCGCCTCGAGAACGGTGAATGCAAAGTGCCCGGCCGCCCTAGAGAATTCCGCGATGATGTGGAAGACGCTCGCTACCGGCGCCGGATTGACCTTGCGAGCAATCAAATCGAACCCGCTTTCGCGCGCCAGTTCCTTGAGGAAGAAATTGCCCGATGCCCGATCAAGATCAACCCAATGGTCAATCGGGATGTATCGCGTGTTGTCTGGGTTGCACCAATAGCTCAACTCGGTTTCGGAAACGCCAAGCATCTTCGAGACGTCGTGGCGGCTTCCCGTGCGCTCAATCGCATGGGCTGTGAGTTCTTTGAGGTCGGACATTTTACAAAACCTCCCCGGTTAAAACATTCCATTTATGTTCGCTATCGCAATAAACGTGCAGAAAATTCAGCGCGGGCACATCATCCAGGCATTAAAGGAGGTGCCTTATGTTGGATTTTTGCCTGCTCTCGATTATCGGAATTAGCCTGATCGCCGCCGCGCTTGCGGGACATGGCATTCTGTGTGAGATCAAGCGCCGTGACATTGCTGTCCATGTCGCGCTGCATCCGGATACGCGCAGCACGAATTTCGATGAGGATGACGCCGATCATGCATGATGCGATGAAAAGCAGCGCCGCTCCTATGTTGGGCTGCCACGTCATGCTGAAACGCCTGCCAGTTTGAGCAATGAGCCGATGATGCTGCGCGTTCGTTCTGGATGGAAAACTTCATCGAGATCGAGATCGCGCGGGTGACTGTCGAGACAGATCGGCAACGGGTAGACCGGCGGATCATCGAAATCGCCGACATCATCCGGCTCTTTGATTTCCTCGAAGAGCGATTGGAAATTTGGCGCTGCATGGCGCTCAACTTTTGGAAGCGGTGGCGAGATTTTGTCCTTGCACCGACGCGCTGCGTAAACGGAAAAGAGTTCGGGTATGTATTGCGTCTCGGAATCAGGAATTGATGCGCCATGCGAGGCTCCCGGTGGCGCCCGGTATGTGACGGCCCTCGCTGCTAGATCATCGGCGTTGCAGTCCTTTCCGATGACCTCGACCTTCTTAGGTGCGCTCTTACCCGAGCCCGCGTCCACTTCAGATGCTCGGCTGTTTTCGCTTCCGGTCTCGCAAAGTGGCTTGGAGATCGGACCTAGTGCTGCGGTCGGTATTGAATTAGCTGCCCCGAAAATATCGCGTTCGGGGCCACACGCGGCAGGAGCTGTACTGCTTGCCGATCCCGCGTTCAGGGATGTGTTTTCAAGTGCGGTCGGCGCTTCATCTAAATCTAAAGCCGATGTTATAAATGAAGGAGTTATAGGGTCATGGCAGCCTCCTGCGTTGGCCCGGTCGATCGACATCCCTGATGCAATCGATGGGCTGGGCCTTGCGGGCACATCATGGCCTTCGCAAGGGATTCCTGAATTAGAAAAAGCGGCGGGCGCTGGAATTTGCAGGTCAGCGCCCGCCGAATTCGGTGCATCAACCTGGGCAGGTAGTGACGCGACCGAGTCTGAATTGGAAAAATCGGCTGGTGCAGAAGGGGGAGCAACGGCACCAGCCGCCGACGCGTCACAAGGGGCGGCCGAGGACGCGGCGGATAGGGATTCGCCCGCTGCATATACCGATGTCTCCAACGGCACGGCCTCTCCCGAAGGCAGAGGTTCGAAAGGGACAGCGGGCGAAACAGGAATAACAACGGTCGCCGCCACGGGGGTTAGGGCATGGGAGACGACGACCGTATCCGCGCTGGTGGCGGAATTGAATTCGAATGGATTAGGAAGCTTCGTCATGCTTCCACCTTTTGAGAAGCGGAGCGGAGGATTTCATGAGCGAATTCGATAGAAGTCTCGCGCTCTGTGACAGGACGAAAACGATCGAGGCGGAAACTAGGCTCCGAATCCTCTGCGTTAAGCCAAGATGCAACGGGGTTACGAAGTTCCTCAAGCAGCACACCAACAGTGTTTACTGCAGTGATGAATGGCAGATCGCGAATAGTGTAAATATTTCCGCGCACCGGATACATGCGGAAGAGGACGAAGCGTTCATCCATGGAATCATCAACGCAAACCACTTTTTGCCCAACATGAAATGTCATGCGCGCGTCCCCGGAGTGAATAAGGCGTAAGCCACGAGACACGCAGCCAGTAAGCCGAATGCGATTGGAGCGATATCGAGGATGAGTTGGAAGTAGGTCATGAAGCACCCCGTTGAAATGGTGCGACGTTAGTTGTGTTGCGTGGAAGGTTTTCAGCGATGTCGAAGTCGAAGCCATACGGCCCGGCTTCCGGAATTGAGTTTCCGATGATGGCGGAGCATGTGACGCGGTCACGCGCCCTTCCCTGTCTAATCGACCTGGGCTGTTGGATGCTTGGGCCATCACCGGAACTGGAATTAAGCGCTCCGGCCACCGTTGGGGCTGAGTTGGTGACCGGAGCTATCGCATCCAACCGGACATCGGATGCAATCTGTAAAAGAATTGCTGAGATCAGCGCAGCTTCGCATTCGTCGCACAGCAGGAAGCCTAGCTCGACCTCAACCGCTGCGGGATGTGCGCATTCAGCGCATTGGAGGGTGCTGTTGCGATTCATGCGGCGTGACCAAATCTTGTTCCAAAACGGAACCGATTGTGGCGAGATGCCGAAAAAATATTTTTCAAATCCCAGTTGTGTAACGTGCCGTACACAGTCCAGAATACATCTCTTGCGTGCGGCAGGGGGTGACAATGGGTTCGCCAAAAATGGTCGATATTCCGGGCATTCCGGAATACTTCATGACGGAAGTTGGAAGGACGGAAGGTGCGGGCGGCGACTGCGTCAGGATTTACAACTGTGTCGAGCGTGGCGGATTTTTGATCCCGCAATGCACAGTGATAATTCCGGCGAGAAGCCTGATCGTTGCGTCGCGCGTCGTTTCCGAGGCGGCGCAGAAGGTGTTCGCAATCGAGCATGCGGAAAAACGGCAACCGATCCGCCATCACTGAGCCTCCCCGAATATTTTTTCGTGGGTCTCGATGAGGTCGGGGCGAAGGTCTTTTGCTGGGATGCCTGTTCGTTCGGCGATCCCCGGCAGAAGATGGGGCTCGATCTTCCGGATGCCCTTTTCCCATCGAGCAACGGTGGTTTTGGAGACGCGAAGCTTGCGCGCCAGGTCCGCCTTGGTGAGCGGCGGCGTCTGGCTTTGCCTGTAGATTCGGAGGGGATGCACGGCGGCGTTCATGCGCCATTGGTAACCGCTCCGGTCACGATCCGTCAAGAGGGAAAGTGACCATTCCGGACACTTTTTTTGTGGGTGGATCGGCTACAGTAACCGGCATGGTTACCCGTTCTAAGCCTCAGATCGTCTATCCTCGCCTATGGCGGAAGTTCATGGGCGTTAAGCCAGGACTGCTTGCCGCGGCCCTAAAGATAGATGAAAAGTCCTATTTCAGGCTTGAGCGAGAGACGTGGCGGATCGAGCTGCCGGAACTCGCGATTCTCGCCAAGGTCATTGGCATAAGGATAGAGCAGCTATTCTGGCCGCCGCCGAAGCCTGGGGAAAAGCCGGTTGTTAGCTTGGACGAACTAGCCAAGGAGGCCACCCCGGAGAAGCGGGCCGCGATAGTGGGTGCCGTCAGGGGCATTTTGGGTAGTAGCTAGGGCCAGTGTCCAATTCGAATCGCGAAAAGCCCGCCTTTTGGCGGGTTTTTATTGCGTCCAAAAATAAGTAGCCGCTCCGGTCACTTTTGCTATTGACGAATGGTGACCAACGCGGTTACCTTCTCCCCACGCTCGGCAAATCCCCGCTGAGTGGTCTGGGAGTGGCAGATGGCCGATGGGAATTTTTCGATCAGTGACAGGACGCTAGCGAACTTCTCTAAAATCCTGCGCGACCGCTCGCTTTGGCCAACATGGTTTGTTGAATGGGATTATGGCGATTGCGGCAAATGCGCGATGGGCTTGGCCTGCGCCGTTTGGGGAGGACCGTATCCATGCGCGCTTGCCATGGCCCAAATGTTTTCGTTTCCGTTGCGCGATGCAAAGACAATCTTTCTTGGCGCACATCACATTCTCGGCGTTCGGTTTTCGAGCATCACGCCTGAGAATATCGCCGACCTGATCGACCGTCGTCTCCAGCCCGTCGTCTTGCACAAAACGGATATCAGCGCGCTGAAGGCTCTCTTGCTCCCCGGCGCTAAGATTCCAGAGGGCGCACAGTAGTCATGTCCGACGCCGCCACCATCACCCACGCGATGTGCGAATTGGATGAGCGGATTTCGCGCGGCGAAGGAAGCTTGCTCTATGCAATCTCGCGACCGGGTCCGGGCGGTTCGAAGCACTCGCACATGCTGCGCGTCATGTCGATTTCATATCCGGACGCGGATTATCCATGGATTGAAGTTTCGGAGCCGGGAGGCTGCGGCTGCGTAGCGCGGATTTCGCTGGCCCAACTGGCGCACGTCCTGATCAACACGTCGATGCCGGAGCTTCTTGGCTTGGCTGCGCGCGAAGTCTGTCCGCATGGACACCCTCATCACGGCGAGAGGGACGAGCAAGCATGACCGACGCCGCCACCATATCCCTAGACGTTACCCCAGCAATGGCGGAACTGCTGCGCGCGGGTGCGGCGGATGCGCGTGGGTTGTGCTGCAGTCCGGGTCGGGTGGAAAAGAATTTCGCGACACTGCATGAATGCGAGAAACTTGGATTTATCCGGTTTCTCGATATCGAGCGTCCATGGATTACGGATAAGGGCCGGGCCGCAATAGGCGAGCCCTCGGGCGCCGAAGCTAGCCTGGCTCGTCTGCGAGCGTTTTCGCGAGAGCGTCGCAGGCTCGAGCCAGAGAAGCGGGCCGATCCGCGAACGGACTTCGACTACCGCGCCTATAAATCAATGAACTGGGTTTGCACGCTCGCCATCCGCCAGCCCGATCCGCGCGAGAAGCCGCAGACGATTCGCGTCGGGAAGTCGCTGCACAGCGAAGCGCAATATCTCGGCGGCAAAAATTCAATCGTCCAGCCGGAGAGCGAAGGACGGTTCGTGCTCACGCTTGTGCCGAACTGGATGACGCGACCGATCACGAAGCTGGGGCGCTTGGCGCCTGCAATCTTCTCAAGCTATCCACTCGCGCTCGATCCCGACGATCCGGATTTCACGGAGGAGGAACGCGCGCTTTGGGATCGACTGCGGAACGTTTGTTTTTCAGTCAACTCCCGCATCCGGAATGCGGGTCGGCGTCCGCATGAGAAGCGTCGTTTCGGGGAGTATGCGTAATGAACAAGCATCTCGCGAACGTCGTTGCATTCCGCAAGCCGCTTGAAGCACTGCGGCGAGACGAGATCGTCCTGCGCGATTGTGGCATCAACGGTCAGTTCGTTCGGTTGAGGGACTGATGATGCATCCGGGATGGAAAGTATTCATGCAGGGTTGGGGTTGCGGCATGTTCATTGTCGCCACCATGGCGTGGTTAGCGCGCGGCGACATTCTAGGCGCGTCCGTCTGCGGAACGATTTTCATTCTGACGTTTGTATGCGGCGGGCTGAATGCGGATCGATTGAAACGGGTGGCAACATGACACTCCGTCAACGCGATCCGAGAATTAGGGACGATCTTCATTTGAAGTTTGTCCGCGGGAAACCCTGCTGTGTCTGCGGGTCAATGCGCGAAGTTGAAGCAGCTCACTTACGCATGCGACGTCCGGGCAAGGAATCGGGATTGGGCGAGAAGCCGCATGATTTTTTTGTGACTCCATTGTGTGCGTACCACCACCGCACAGGCATTCTAGCGCAACACAAAATTTCGGAAGAGCACTTCTGGTTCGAAATTCACGGCCTCAACCCGTTCCAGATCGCATCCCGTCTCTGGATCGAATCCGGTGGCGCAGCGCGAGCGCTTGAACCGAAGCCCGCGAAACGTCCCCGCAAGATCGCTGCACGCAAGCCGCAAGAACAGCGCGCTAAGATCCGGTCACGCGCCACGTTCCCGCAAGGACGCAAGCTTCAATCTCGCGGTTTCGAGCGGGGGAGGCCCGCATGACCTCCCTCGCCTATCCCGTCACACAGCCCGTTGAATTCTGGACGTACAGCAACGATGCGCGCGAGACCTGGCCACAATGGGTGCAGCGCCGAACGATCACGATCGACGGCGAGTTGGTGCATGAGCACTGGTCCGGCCGGCAGGTGTTGTATCGCGGTGAGACTTTGGTTCGCGAACTCGACGGCGCGCAGAATTTTTATACGCCCAGTGAGTTTGAAGGAGCGTTTGAAGTGAGACCAGCATGATCGACCTCCTGCAAGACATCTTCTGCATCCTGGCTGTGCCGACGATTCTATTGGGTATTGCTGTAGCGCGCGAGTATGGGCTCGCACGGTGTTGAAGGAAGAGGGCTGATGGCTAACTGGCAAAGAACGCTTCGCCTCAACCCCGAGTGGGAGCAGGCGCAAGAGCATGAAATTTCAACGCAGGAATTGGCTGGAGCGGTGGCTACAAAGCTGAAACTGCTCAAGCCATTTAAGGCCGAATGGGATGACATCAATACCGAGCGCGACGACATCGCTGATGAATTTCTCAATCTCGCTGAGGACGAGGCCGCCACGCAGCAGAACTTCAATTATGTGATGCAGTCGCTCTATGACTGGGGCGACCAGCGTCTCGACGGTGATTGGAACGGCAAGAAAGTTTGCTGGATCGATACCATGTCAAAGGTGCCCGCATGACCCCGTGACCGGGCCACTCACGGCAAGTTGACGAATTTCCCGCGCCTCGGGGACTCAGGGGCAGGAGAAGAGAAGATGATTAACCACCCTAACCGCAGCAAGCAAAATGGAGAACGCGCCGTTATCGTCACGACCGCGCACCGAGGCGTGTTCTTCGGCTACGCCGAAGATACGGACGGCGACGTTATCAAGCTGCGCGGAGCCAGGAATTGCGTCTACTGGTCAACCGGCGTCCGTGGTTTCATGGGTCTTGCCGCCACTGGACCGGACAAACAATCGAAAGTTGGTCCCGCCGCTGACATCGAAGTGCGCCAAATCACTAGCGTGATCGAGTGCACTCCGGGTGCCGTTAAGGCTTGGGAGGCTGCGCCATGGAGCCGGTAATTCTTAGAGGCGAACCGGCGAAGCTGGCGAGCCTTTACGGCTCCGGCTCCGGCTCCGGCTACGGCTCCGGCGACGGCGACGGCTCCGGCTCCGGCTCCGGCTCCGGCTACGGCTACGGCTACGGCTCCGGCTCCGGCTCCGGCTACGGCTACGGCTACGGCTACGGCTCCGGCGACGGCGACGGCTACGGCTCCGGCTCCGGCGACGGCTCCGGCTCCGGCTCCGGCTACGGCTACGGCTCCGGCTCCGGCTCCGGCTACGGCTCCGGCTACGGCTACGGCTCCGGCTCCGGCTACGGCTCCGGCTCCAAAGACTATTGGCAAGCCACTATTCTTAACTTCGCGGCTAAATGGCCAGAAGCCCAGCGCGCAAGGCTAACCGACGCGAAGTTAAGCGGAGCAACGATCGCCTTTTGGCGATCGAGCGACAAGGGTCTCCCGTCAAACGGCGGCGGGAAGATCGAGCCCGCTGCGCCCGGCGTGATCCATACCGCACCAGGGCCACTGCAAACCTGCCACAGCGGTACGCTGCACGCGACGCTGATCCCACCGAAATGGGAGGGGGCGCGCTGGTGGATCGTCGCGCTTCATGGCGAAGTCGTCGGTGATGAAGAAAAGTATGGCTGCCTGAAGCGTGAAATCTTGGGCGAGGCGACATGACCCCGACACCGAGCACCCCAGCCATTATTCGGGAGGTAGAAATGACATCGGATACCTATGCCGGTTTGGTCGTATCGACGGTCGCTATCGCGGCTCTTGCTGCGGCTTGGTGGTTCGCATGACCGCTGCACCTAACAGCATTCAGCCTAACATTGTGGAACGCATTCGTTCGCGCATCCATGATGCGCCTATGCCGATTGAGCATCTTCTGGACGAGGCCGCCGACCGCATCGAGGCGCTTAGGTTCATCAAGCCATGACCGGCTCCGTCCCGTTTTATCTGTTCTGCGCGGGTGCGGTCCTGCTGTTCGTCGCCGTTTGGCTGGACGGAAAGTACGACTGGATATTCAAGACATGGCCATGGTGGTTGCCCATTACGTTCGCGGCAATCGTTCTGGTGCAGATGGAAACATTCCGATGATCGACATTCTCCAGAACTGGTTCTGCATCCTGGCAGTCCCGACCGCGCTTTTCTGGTACGTCCGCGCAAATGAATTGAGGCAGAGCCGATGACGATAGTTTGCAGCCGTTGCAACGGCCCACACATGCGATCAGAGTGTCCGACGACAGGGCTACGGCCATTCTCCACTGACACCACCAAAGTCCTCGATGAGGCTCGGCTCCCGGCGCAGGAGGTGTTTGAGGCGTTCGCTTCAATCTCGCGTGCTGTGTACCGCATTCGCGAATGGGCAAAGGGCGAAGGTCCGTACTCTGAGTTCATCAAAGAGGCGGCTATTATCGAGCGCCGCCTAGAACAAATCGTCCTCGCCCTTCCCTTGCACGGTGTTGCCCAATCTGCACCGGAGCCTCAAACGCTCGCCGGCATGATCCATGCGATTTACGATGGTATGGACGCTGAAGATTGTTCTTTCATTGATTTTGAATGGGCGAGACAGCGCGGCTACATCTTGCCCGACAACGGCGCTGGTAAGCTTGCCCAAGCGGAAACAGAGCACGTTAAGGCGATTATCCGGTACTTGACTGGTGCCCGTGCGCCATGGCATAGGATTCTCCGACAGGGCGGCGCTGCTTATTTAGGGTCCCAAGGAACTTGCCGTTCGGTTGGCCATCCGGGGAACGGCTTTCTGACTAGCGGCTGTTCTTGCCATCCAACGATCACCGCTGGACTTGGGATGTCCGGCGATGGCTCCATCGGTAAGTATCTGCCGATGCTCAAGCCGGTGCTCTCCGCTAGGGCTGTCATCATCTTACTGGCTAATTCCTCTTTTGGTTCGTACACGAGAACTCCAAAAAAGGCCCCTGGAATGAATGTGTACAGTGGCTTCCACTCGGACTTAACGCCCGCCTTATGCAGCGCAATTGTAAGCACTACGCCAAAACGTTGCGCTTCTCGATCAGGGATTGAATACACGTTTAGCTCTGTGACCATGCCTTTAATTTTGGCCACGAACTTTTCAATTTGCTCTGCGTTGATATCTCTAGGCTCAGTTTCCTTTAGAAGAGCAAGACGGGCGCCCCTTTCGATTTCTAGTTTTTTATTTGCTTCAAGTGTATCCGCCTCAGAGATCGCCGCTCTTTGGTGGAGATCAGCAATGCTTTCTTCAAAATCGTGGTCGCGGACGCGAGTTCCGAGCCACAATAACCCGACGCCACACATTGTGATGACCGCCCCCGCGACGGAGGCGCGCCATCCCCATGCGTAAAACTGATTCGCGCGATCAATTGAAATATCAAAAAAATCGGCAATCCATCCCATGGGGTCCGCTCGCCTTAATAGCTTTTGCCCTTTTGTGGGGGTGGTTGATGTTATGGCTTAGTTTCTCAGCACCCCTCAATCGCCGTTCCGAAAATGTCATCGTTGAAGCGATTATTATACCTGAATTGGAACTCTGCAACGTAAAGTGGCAAATACTTGGCGCTGACTTTGTGAAACGAACCAACGATACCGCGCTTGAAGATCGACCAGAAGCCCTCAATCGTTTGAGTATGCACCGCGCCGACAACGTACTGCCCCTTGGCATGATCGACGGTCGCGTGAGGAAATTTCACGCCAAGGTGCTTGTAGCCCGCCCAACTATCGGTGCAGAGCAAACTAACCTTATCCGAGACGGCTTCGTTCACGAACGCTTCCAACGTGGTGGCGCGGACGTTCTCGATCACGCGGGCGATGATGCTACCCTTGCGGCGCACTGCACCAGCAACAATCTCTTTCCCAACACCTCCGGTCCCGAGACCCTTTCCGCGCTTGTCCTTGTGCTTGTTCTTGGCGAGACCGCCGATCAGGGTTTCGTCAACTTCGACAATGCCGCCCAGCTTGGTTTCGGGTTCGATCAGAGCCGCGCGGATTTTGTGACACATGGAATGCGCGGTTTCGTAAGAGCCGAACCCCATGTGGCGTTGAACTTGGAGCGCGCTGATACCCTTTTTGCTGGTGAGCATGAGATGCACCACCTTGAACCACTGGCGAAGCGGCTTGTTGGTGTTCTCGAAAATGGTGCCCGCGATATGCGAGAAGCGATAACCGCCGCCCTTGACCGTCTCACACTCGTAGCACTGCCATTTAAGGCTCATCGTTTTGACGGGGAAAACGTTGACGTTGCCGCAACGGGGGCAGTTAACCCCATCGGGCCAGCGGCGCTTAACCAGATACTCACCGCAAGCCTGTTCATCGGGGAACATGGCTTCAAACTGGCCTTCGGTAAGCTGGTGAACTGGCTTAGGTCTGCGGGCCATTTGGCTCCCCCTGTCTATAGAGGCCAATATGGCATGTAATTCTAGACCAGTCAAGTCCCGGATAATCGCCCACGTTAAAACCCTTCAAAGGCTTGTCACGGAATACAAAGCCCGTGCGATCGAAGTAGCGCGCGTGGGTGCCCAATCTGCACCAGAGCCCGGTGACTTGGCCACTCGCGGCGCAATCGCTCAGACATTCCTGGATGAGTGCTACGACGGTTGCGACAGCCACGACTTGGCCGACATCATGCTCAAGCACTGGGACGTGCGTTGGAAGGCATCCCAGATCTCATCGACTCTGCGCTCATCCCCCTCGGAGAAAGAATAATGCCGAATAGCAAGATCAGAGCGCAGCAACGCGTGAATTCGAGAAAGCTTGACGAGGAAGGAATGCTGTTAGTCCGGCAACGAAATTTTCCGAAGCCGACCAATTCGGTCAGCCTGCGCTATCGCAGCGAAAGAGAAATTGACCGGCGCAAACGCCAGATCGCGCGAGGGCAGCTTACGGAAAGCAACGGACTGGCGGTTTCCTCCACACCTCTTGGAGGCGGCAAGTGAGCTACGTCACGGTCGGTCAAATCCTAGATGCTCACGCTCAGTTCGGCCAGCTTGATCTTGAAATGGTCAAAAGGGCGATGGGGCCAAATTTTCCCGAGAGCTGGAACATCATTCCGAATGGTCAGGGAATTTTCAAGGCCGCATCCCTACACACTCCGGCAGATCGCCAGAGTGAGGCGTCATGACCATATTTAAATCTGAGGGCTTGTCGTCGGCTGCGATCGAGATGATCGGCCAGCTCTACGTCAGCGGCCCCACATGGGACGGCAATGTCTGTTCAAAGCAGGGGCGTGGTGAGCTTTGCCGCGCCGGGCTGGCATGGCACGAACACGGCTATGCCTCGCTGACCCCGGAGGGCGTTCGGACAGCCGTTGAATGGCCTATTGCAGACCTCCGGCGCCGTCACGACGACCGCTGGCTCAAGAAGCGAAGGGAGTCCTGACCTATGGAACACGCAATAACCGTCGAATTCATCAGCCATAAGCGCAAAGCACAGTGCGCGCCAAACCCGGCCTATCCGAACGGCATTGACCTGGACCTGACGGACGGCGCGAAGGTCGCTTGTTTGGCTGACTTACCCTATCCAGCCGAATGCTGCGGCGTTCTGATCGTGCGCTGTCAGAAGTGCGGATCAGGGCACGCTATCACAACCGCCGGCCGCACCGATGACCCGAAGTCGGTCAAGCTTCCGTGCCACGGGGCATCCTCTGTGTCTTCGCAGGAGCAAAAGACCCCATGAGTATCGATGGCGAAGATAATGATTTCATTTTCAGGCAAGTTAGCCGCTCAGTCACGCTTGATCTTATTCAGCGGCTGGAGCGCGTTCGATTAGCTCTTCGTGAGGACAGATGGATGGCGGCGGCGGAAGTGATATCGGATGCAATTTCCGAAATTTCCGCGTTAAGAGCAGCAACATCTTCGCAGACGCGGGGAACCCCATGAGGCGCGCTCAATCATCACGCGATGTTGAGATTCCCGCGGAAATGATCGGGCTCGCCGAGCGACGTACAGAATTTCTTTTCCGGCATATGCAATACGGCCCGAACCCGATGAAGATGATTCTTGCCAGCGCTTACATACAGGGCATGAACGATATGTTCGACGCGCTAGAAAACGCCGGACTTATCGGTCCCACGGTCTCGCGCCCGCACGGAGGAACCCATGACTAAAGCGAAGAAGACGGAGCCAAATGCAGCGAAGCTTTCGGTCGGGCATCATTCCGGAGAACATATTTGGGGATACGAGGTTTTTGGCGATGGAAGGATTCAGTTATCGCCAGGATTTGCCGATCGATTTTGCAGGATTGTGGATCGCGAAGGCGGCCTACAGGCCATGCAGGAAAACGTCAATCGTTTCATGCTTATCCGGTTAACGCACACAAACTCTGAGGCATACTAAATGTTGAGATGGTGTTGGCATCGATGGGAGAAACGACCGAGCGAGTTAGGTTGCTACGGTATGGGGCTTGAAACATTCGAGATGCAGCAGTGCGCAAAATGCCATCATTGGCGAGATCGTTTGAAAGGCTTAAAGCCCGATGGCCGAAGCCGTTATTCATGGGAGTGGACAGATCGTCCAGCCGTCAATTGGCGAACTCTGCCCAAGTCTGAACTTGCCGAATTATCATGCATCATCGATTGCCGGGATGGCGCGGTCATGAGCGAACGAGACGAGGCGATTCAGAAAGCGCGGAAAGAGTGTCATGACCACAACATCTAGGGCTGTGTGCCCAAACCGGATAAGCATGAATCGTTTTGTTGCCGATGAATTGACGCGCACTCACAAAGAGCGCCGCGACTGGTGGAGCGAATTATCTAAGGATACTGGGATCGACCCAGCGAAAAACTATGTGTTCGACATAAGGACTAGATCAATAGTTGAGCAAAAAAAGCCCGATCCTCCGTCTCCACAGGAAGGCGGGGAAGCCCATGAGTGACATGCATTATGACGATCATCTTGACGGCGAATGCTGGCAGTGCGGCGGCGAAGGCCGCGTGGCCGGAACCTGCATCGATGGCTGCTGTCTGGAACAGGATGATCCGGACTGCCCGTATTGCTCGCGTCGCTGTGACGTTTGCAATCCGCCAACGCCAGAACAGGTCAAGCGCGGCAATGAGCTGCGACAAATCCTAGCGGATGCGCTCAATGCTGTGTCCTCACCACTGAACCCGGAGAAATAAGGATGATGGCAAAAACCAAAGCGCTTCCATGGACTATTCTCGGCCGAGAAATAGGAACGGCGACTGGCTGGGACCAAGCAGATACATTCATCATGCAACTGTACGATTTCATGCCTGCGGCTGGTGTTGACCTTCCATCAGGAACCATCTCCATAAATTTCGAGACCGGCATGGTTGAGAGCTGGGACGATAATGGGCAGATCATCAAGGCCAGGGATATCGTTACGGCCGTCTGCGCGCTTTCGTGTTTTTCACAGAAGCCGCCAGTGAGTAGGGAAATGGAGAAATACGTCGAGATTCGCCCCGTAGTAATGGAAGGCTCGCCGGATGCCCACAATGTCTTCTTAAAGGTGACAAACCAGAGCTTTTGCGTCACGCCATACGGCTGCGAGACAAAAGAAGATGCTGAGTGGAGCCGCGACATGCTCTGCGTGGCGCTCGAAAAAATCGTGGCTGACGCGGGGGCCGGCGATAATGTGTCCGAACCACCTACCCCGGAGAGCGGCAATGGGTGAGAGTTTTTTCACAATTTGGGAGCGCGTCATCAAAATTCGCTTTTGTCCCCGGTGCCGCCTTCAGTCAGCGGAAGCCTTGGCGATTGATTGTGTCTGTGACTTTGCTGAAAAAGAACGCGCTCGTAGCTCAGCCGGATTAGAGCAGCCGCCTTCTAAGCGGCAGGTCGCAGGTTCGACTCCCGCCGAGCGCACCACGAAATCAGCCCCAGCGGATGGAGCGTCTCATCTTCGCGTTGAGCGTGATCCGTCAGAAATGCCGGATTCCCCTGGGGCTGATACCCACTCTCGCGCAGTTGTGGGAAATGCGGGGAAGCCCCATGAGTGAGTCCAATCTTCTACCCTGCCCGTTCTGTGGCGGCGAGGCCCGACTAATCACCGGCCAGCACAACTTCGTTGATGCGCAAGTTAGTTGCTTGGACTGCGGTACATCAGGCCCGGACTTCGATCATGATCCGGCAATAGGCGCTTTCGATCATGATCCAAGCACGTCGGCGGCTAAGCATTGGAACACTCGCATCAATGGTGAGCGAACTACACCGGGGAAGCCATGAGCCCTGATCGCCGCATGACGCTAAAGCAGGCCGCCGAATGAGCCGCGCCGTCACTTTCACGCAGGCCCAGGTGCGCCGCGCCGTCAAGGCTGCGGAGAGCGCCGGGCTGCGCGTGCAGTCGATCACCATCGAACCCGATGGGACGGTGAATGCAGACGGTCCACTCCTGCACCGGCCTGATCGATTCTTTGAATTAGACAGGGCGGCCGCCTATTGCCGTAGTCGGCCAGATCAATTCAAGGCCATGATCAAGGTGGGTATATTTCCGCAGCACGGGCCAAAAAAGCTATGGGACCGTAAGCTGCTCGATACTTCACTTAAATCCGCAACGCCTGAGGTCAGGCCGGGCGGTGGCCGAGTTTACTTTCTAGCCGTTGATAAGTTCATCAAGATCGGGTTTTCCGCTGGTGGCACCCTGGGACGGGTTGCTCAGATGCAAACCGGGTCGCCATTTGAAATTGTTTTAATCGCGGATGTGCCCGGTACCGAACAAGCCGAGCAAGCCCTGCACGATAAATTCAAATTCCTGCATGAGCGCGGCGAATGGTTCAGGCGAGACGCCGGACTGTTGGCTTACATCGACTGGTTGCAAGGCAAATGACCCGCACCATCCCCTTCACCGCAGCGTCGCTTGCCAGAGCCATCAAAGGCGTTGAGCTGGCGGGCCGGTTTGTCGTCGGCGTCAAGCCTGACGGCACCCTGATCGTGGGGGATAAGCCCGTCGAAACCACTTCCTTAGTTCCGGCAGTTGAGCAACCCTCACCCCGAAAATTCGGGGAGAAACTAGGTGGTCAAGGTGCATCTGGCAGGGCTTAAAATCGTCCGCTCCAAGGGCAAATATTACGTCTATGTCCGGGCGACTGGAAAGGCGTTGCTGCGCGGGTTCGATGGCGACGAGGCGGCCCTACGCAAGCGCCTAGCGCTACCTGACATGATCGGCGCCTACAATGCCCCACGCAAGCGCGAGACGTATCCGGAGAAGACGCTAGGCTGGCTAGTGGCATGGTTCACCGATTCCGAGAAGTGCGACGAGTTCAAGAACTTGAGCGCGAGCAGCCAGGATCAGTACGGCGATGGCCTTCGATATCTTGAACCCGAATTTGACTTCCCCCTTGCCGACCTGACCGCAGCCGGCGTCTATGCAGTCCGCGACCGTTGCATCAAGGATAAGTGGCCGGTCTTTGCTGATAAGATGGTGACGGCGCTCTCGACCATGTTCAATCTCGCGGTGCAGCGTGGCTGGATGCCGACCAATCCAGCGCTGGGCATCAGGCGGGCCTACAAGTCAGACCCGAACGCCAACCGGGAATGGCGCCCTGAGGAATGGCAAACCGTAAAAGAGCGCGCGCCCCTCGCGTTGCTAATCCCGTACATGCTGGCACGGCACGTCGGATATCGCAGTCAAAGCGTCGTCGCCGTGGCGTGGCCGAACTACCAGCCAGACCCCCGGTTCGGCATGTGCTTCCGGATGCGCCACAAGAAGAACGCCGAGGAGCATTGGCTGCCGGCGTCGCCAGAGATTCAGATGTTCCTCGCGTCGCTCAAGGTCCGCACGCCGGATGGGCCGATCGCGCTGAAGCGCAACGGTAAGCCTTGGGACAGCGAGGAGCAGCTACAGAAGCGCTCCAGCAACTTTCTGACCGGGCTGGCGCGCAAGGGACTGGTTGGGCCGGGGCTGACCGAGCACGGCCTGCGGGCAACGTTCGCGGCCGAGATCAAGCGCCTGACCGGCGCCAATGACGACCAGGTGGCTGCCGCCCTCGGGGACCGCGACGTTCGCATGGGCGCGCATTACACGCGCCACGTTAAGCAGGAGAACAAAATCCTTTTCCTGTGGGCACAGCGAACGAGAACAGAACGAGATTTGGAAAACCGGAGCACTCAGGTTTTCCAGCAAGGCGAAAATGATGGTAATATCAGCGGCTTATAGCAATGAAGAGGACGCTGAGAATGTTATCCTATCCCTGTTTTTACTGATATTTTTTGGAAAACCGCCATGGCGCGACCCACTAGAAGTCCCGTGAACAAAGACAGATTTGGAAAACCGAAACATGCAGAGAACAATGGACGAGATCAAGGCGCTGACGCCGGAACAGAAGAATTGAAATCGGTCGAAAGGCCGCTCAGGGCGGCAGGAGGATGACGATGAAGATGACGAGAGGCGACTTGAGGAACGCGACCAAATGGAGCTCCCAGCTCGACCCCAAGCCGAGCGCGACGCGGAGAACCTGCTGCCCTTCAACGTAGTCGGGATTGTCATAGACACCGGCGAAGGTGGCCTGAAACCTCACCGTATTGAGCGGGGCGGCGGTACGGGCACCGGCACGATATCTCATATTAGTTGGGCTGACGATTTGCAGCGGGAGTTCACGAATGCACTGCACCGGGTATTCCAGCAACGTGTTTTGGATGCCGAAAAGGAATTAGCCTCCCTCGGCATTGAGACGGCTGCCTAGTCCGGCAAGGAAGGCACAACATGGCGAAGCGTAAGGAACATCTGCCGGTACGCCGGGTGGCTGGCAAGGCCCGGAAGCCTAAGCCGGTTATGGCCTGGGGCGGGTTCGTTGACGGCAAGCTGTGCGAATGGCTGAGCGGGTTCTACGACGTGGAGCACCTATCGGTCTTCCGGACGCGGCGGGACGCTAGGCGATGCTGTGAGGACGTTCGGCGGGTTGAAATCCGGATAGTCCGGTAGTTTGGCAAGGAGATCGCCAGTGCCCCTTGAATTGATCCCGGTTTTCGCGGTGGAGACAATCTTGATTTGGCTGTTTCTCCGCTGGGTTTTTAGCCACTAGGCAAGGGGATCGAGGAACTGAGGCATGACGAGACCCGGAACATTCAAGGATCACGTTCGCCAAGCCTTCACTGAGGCTGTGGAGAACGGCCGCGAGGTCGAGCGGCTGCTAAAGCTGATCCAATGGTGCAGGCCGCGCCTTACCAGAGATTGCTACCGCGAGTATGTCGATAAATGTTTGGCTGATCCGTCGCTGCTTGACCCTGATCCGGACATGCAGGGCAAGATGACGAACGGTAGCTAAAGCGGTGATCAGTAGGCACCACCACACCGCGGCAACATTGGAGAGACCTATGGCTGATGCAAAACCAAAGACTTCGACCTTCACGATCCACCACGACCGCTGCAAGCCCAACGATTGGTCGCTGGCGCAATGGAAGCTGCTGCAAGATTTCATCCGGGAGCCGCTAATGCAAAGAGCGGCGGCGCTTTCCCGGCTTGGCATTCAGTTGGTGCTGTCGGAGCACCACGAACCGCTTGGCGGGTCTCTTGAGAGCTTCGGATGGACGGATGATCGAGGGATGCCCCACCCCGACAGCATTAGCGACGACCTGAACGACATTGCCGAGGACGATATAACCCCCGTTGTCGAGGTCTATCGAGGGCCGACCAAGTACGCAGTCCGATTCGGCGTCGATGACGGCCATGGCGAGTTCGGCGGGTATGAGTTCGAGATCAAGGAGACCGAGGCGGAAGCCGAGGAGTTCCTAAAATCGCTACATGAGCCGGAAACGGTCTGATGCTTTCGAATGGTCACCATGGAGGTGAGGCGTGAAGGGTACATTTGAAGGGCTAGACATAATCGCCAAGCTTCGAATTTCTGCGCAAGATGGCCGGGAGATCATCGAGCCATGGCAGATGGACCCGAACCTTTATGATGAAGCGGCCGATGAAATCGAGCGATTGAGGAAGATGGCCATCGATATGCAGGAAATCAAACTGATCGCCAGCGATTGGCGCTATTCGTCAGAGGCGGTCGGGATCGCATTCCGCAATAGGCTGAGACTATCAACAGACACCGAGAGCGTGACGTGAGAGACAGCGGCGGCACCTATAGCCGTCGCGGGGAGTCGCCGCATACAAATGCCACTCAGCCCGGCGGCTCCCCAAATTCTCACTCAGCGATCCTGACCGACAACGAATGGTCACCATGGAGGTGAAACGTGAAACTTGATCGGCACATCAACATCGATAAGCGCGGCAAGTATGCGCTCCTGAAACTGCGGCGGCTGGACGACTGGCTGCAAAGCGGCGCTTTCGCGGAGGTGCCACAATCAATCCAGGATGCCCTCAAGACCCTGGAGGGCGCGGGTATGGTCGATTATGGGACCTCCGGCACGGAATCCGAGTTCTTCGTGATGAGGCTCAAGGACAAGTACGCCGCCAGTGGCCTCTACGGTTACGCCAATGCGGCGTATATCGACGATCCGGAGTATGCCGAGGAAGTTGAGGGTCTGGCGCGGCGCGCTGGACCGGCAAGCCCGTTCTGCAAAAAGCCGGACTGATTGTGCTGACAGATCATCGATGGACTGAGGCATGAAGAAAATTGAAAGCTACTCGGACGTTATCAGGGGCACGGTTACCTATGAGATCGGCGGTGGTCGATATATTACTCTCGACACGCGCACCGTTCAGGAATTTGGGCTCGCTAAGGTGATGGAATCCTACGGCGTGGAAATACCGACAGAGCGGGTTCCGGTAATGCGATATGGGCGTCGCGTCGGCACCGTACCGGGGGACTTCGATCTGTCGTTTGCGCGCAGCCGATCGCCATTCTATGACGTGAGGCCGGGCGACCTTACCCGCCAAGGTGATGTTTGGGTCGCAGCTCGAAACATGGGCGCGAGCGATCTGGATTGCCTAATCGGCTTCAGACGCGATGACAGCATTGAGCATGAGAAGCGCCAGGAAGAGATTCGGGATGAGACGCTGACCGCGCTTGGCGTCCCACTACCCCGATGATGAGCAGTCACGGAGGATGGCATGGCATTCAACGGCGAGGGCACTTGCTCAGAATGTTACGAGGGTGGATATAAGGACGCCTTTGAAACGGTCATTGAGCACTTCAAGAAGTCACAGGCGTTCTATAGCGGGCACGGAGATGTAATTGCCGCCGAGGTAGAGGCTCTGTTGAAGACCGAACTACCCTACTCCTAAGCGACAACCGAGGAAGCCCCATGGATAGAGAGACCGCAATCGAATTGCTCAAGATGGAGCAGAGGAACGGCGACACTGAAGCGGCTCATTCAAACGCCGATGGTGTTCTGTGTGAACTCCTGAAGGCTCTCGGCTATGGGGATGTTGTGGACGAGTATATCCAAGTCGAGAAGTGGTTCGCCTGACGCCACACCCTCGCGCTGCTGGCCAATGAGAGGGACACCCGATGGAGTCGAACCATCCGTCGAACTCGGCAGAACGGCGATCAACCCGAACCGCAATGAGCCGCCCGCCCATGGCAAGCCATTTTCCGGCGGAAGTGTCTGAGACGATGCCTATCACAAACAAAAAGGCCGCGCCATCCCGAAGGACAGCGCGGCCAGTTTCAACAGAGTGCCAGAGGGAGGAAATCTGGCAAGCTACCGCCGGAAGGGAATCCAGGCGGATTGGTTAGAGGGCTGCGGGCTTATTGACGTAGCCGTTCGCCTGACGCTGTACCCCGGCTGAGTTTGTGTATTGCAGGACCACGGTGTTCTGCCCGCTCCGCATTGCGGTACGCGGCCATGTGAACATGCAATAGTACTTTGGACAGGTGATGAGGAGTTTGCCATTCCCGTAGATCGAGATCGACTTCACTCCGGCCGGATCGACAATGTTCGCCAACATGAACACGTCGTGGTTAGCATCCATGTTCATTGGCATCGATAGGATAACAGGATTTGGTCCGCCCACGTTGTTGCCGATTGTATTATAAACCAGCGCATTATCGGCAAGCGCGGGACCAGCGAGCAGCAGCATAAAAACGGCGGCGAGTTTCTTCATGCTTGTTTCCTTCTAGCAGGGTGACCGTGCTTGGCTATCTGTTCGCGCATCCGATCTGACGCCTTGGCGCGCTCCCCTGGTCTCTGGTAGCGCCGCCACGCGGCCTCACTCCTGTTCTGGCGCTCGGTCTCCGATGCATAGCGGCGCTTTGCCGCCGCACTCAACTTGGCTCGGTGCTCAGGAGACCAGCGCACGGCCCTCTTGGGCTGAGGTTTCTTGACACACCCAGTGATCCGGTGGAGGCAGCCGCAGTGCGTGGCGGCCCCGGAGATTAAATTGGAGACGTAGATCACGCGTTCGTTGCCGCATATGCATAGACAACGCCATACCTTCCCTTTGTGCCGGCCGACGACTTCCAGACAGCCAAACATCGCTCCGGTCAAGTTGCGTCGCGGCGGCTTCCCATCAGACCAGATATGCCCCATGGCAAGCACTACGTCAGCATCCCAGATTCTCGCCGCGCGAAATACTCATGCGAAACCCGGAGCCAGTACCGCGCCCTTTCAAGCGGGACGTGGTTTTCTCTGTGATGGTGCAGCCCCGATAGCCGCGCCGTATCCATGATGGAACCCGGCGGATGCCTGGGAAAGGCCGCAATCAACGTTCCCCAACTCGGCCGCCGGTTTATCGCGTAAATCGCATGGAGCCTGCGTATTTCGTGATTGGTCCATGTGGCGTATTTCATTTGCAGGGATCAGGCTTCCCGGCGCTGTAAGCCTCACTCATAGCCTGATATCGTCCCCCGCCCTTGCATAGTTGTTTCCATTTCTTTAGCTGCTGGCGGTCGAGATAGGCTTTGCTGAACGTCCCAAAGACCGGCTGTCCGTCGAACATATCAGCCCTCGCCTGCACGCAGGTTGCGACAAGCAGACAGGCCGCGAATATCAGAACGGTCCAGCGCATGACGGCCTCGATTGTGATATGATGATTTGAGCAGGCGGCACAAATGGTCTACTTTCGCAGCATAGTTAGAAGCCGAGGAAAGAAGCGCCCGAAAGTGACAGACGCTGAACAGCAATTATTTGAGACTGCCGCAACCGAACCAGCCGCCAAGCCGTCCCGGCAGCGCTGCACATATTGCGATCGCGAGATGATCCGGCGTCGCGTCGCGTTCGGCAAAGTACATATTGGCCTCGCTAAGACGAAGGATCACGTTTTCCCCTATTCGCGCGGGGGCCGTAAAACTGTTCCGGCGTGCTATGCGTGCAACCACGCTAAAAGCGACATGCCCCCGGAGATTTGGGAACTGTTCATGGCGGACAACCCGTCATGGTGGCTGCTGGAGAAGAAGGATTTGAGGAAGGCGCGAAAGAAGGCCATCCTAGCGACCGCTGAATTTAAGCGCGTGGCAATGACGGTCCCGCCGCCAGCAGTAGACGATCACAGCGCCCTGAGAGAGCATTGGATTTTTATAGTGCGCTGCATGCGGCAGTCCCCAACCCCATAAACCGGCGGCCGGGCGGGGTGATGCTCCCGCCCGGTAGTGTTACGGAGACGGCGTAAGGTTCGGTGTCGCCGGATTAGCCGTCACGGCAGAATCCACAGCATCCGCGGTGCTCGTCAGCGCAGTAACGACATCGTTGATGGCACTCTGCGTTGCGGGATCTTGCGTCGGGATTGCCGCTAGCTGCGCGGCAAGCGCGGTGTTCTGGTCCTTTAGGGCCTGTAGCGCTGCAAGTGCGGCAGTATCGCTGGCCTGCAACCGCGCAGCAACAGCTTGTAGTGCAGATACGTCGATCATGATGGTCTCCTGGTTCTTGAGTATGAGGTCCGTTGAATGCTGGATAACCTCAAGCCGGTTTAGGACCACAGTATCCGGCAGGAAGTGGTGATAGACATCTATCTTGATCATGGTGTCACGCTAGCCCGAATAATCTAACGAGCGCTCGCGTGATCTGGACAATGAGGAAGTTGCCGAAGCCCCAACCCATCGCCGCGCCGAATAGTGCGATAAAGAATGCGCAGCACGTCTGCCATGTGCATGTGATTGGCATGGTAGCCTCCTGTTATTGCCACTCATCTTCGGTAAACTTCAATCCTCGGCTCTCGAAAGTTTCAGCCAACATCTTCGCCGTTGCTTGTGCTGCGGCCAGCCTAGTCTCGGCGGTCGCCACCTCGCTCTTGGCGTTTGCTGCCGCGCCTGTGAAGTTCATGACATCGGCGCGGTATTTGGACACAAGCGCGTTGAGGTCCATAATTTGGCTTTGTATCGCATCCCATTGATCCTGCGGCGTCGTCATTAAAGTCGTCCGAGCAAAAGCAAGATCAGAACAACCACGAGCACCAAACCAATCCCGCCTCCAAGATATGGACCGCCGCCATAAAATGGCCCGCCGCCAATTCCTGAGAATCCGCCGACCAGTAAAATGATGAGAATGATCACGACTATCGTTCCAATTGACATAACGGTCATCCTTTATGTTTCGTGATGCTCTACGGCGACATCGCCGTGATTGGTGGTTGGATTTCCTCAAACGTCACGCGGTAAAACTTGCCGCGCTTCAACCTGCCGCGACGCGGGTCCAGATTGTTGGTTACAGTTTCGATTTCAAGCTTCAGGAGGCTGACTTCATAGCCACTATCCATCAGCACTGCGGCCATGCACTCGGCCTCGAACACAATGGGAGGCACTTCAATGCTGCCTCAAGAGCGCTACAGCCAAACTTCCAAACGCTGTCAGTATAGAGAGGGCTGATCCAATGATAACCGCGAGCAACCAAACGCCTGATGATTTTCCGCCTGTCTCCCAGCGGAATTGCTCCAGCTTGGCTGTTCGGTCTGAAAGATCGTTCTTGACCTCTTTGAGCTGCGTGGCGAGAAGCGTAGAGGCCGCATCCTGATTGGCGCGGAGAACCTTTGCCAGTTCGAGATCGAACGTTTGTTTTTGTGCTGCCAGTTCATTGATGCGCCGGGTTTCGGCTTCTCTCAGCTCGTCCTGCCTCCGATCGCTTCTTTCCCTTAAATCGTCCTGTCGCCGGATGGCCGCTTCAACGAGGTCAAGTACGTTCTTGGTCGGGTCAATGACCGTCTTGTATTGATCTGGCATTCTCGCCCCCGAAAGGGGCAAAGGCCCCGCTAGTGAATGTCACCTTTGTCAATTTCAAAGCCATTGGCGAGCACGACATCGTTTAGACGCATCGAAGACCTGACTAAATCCTGCGTTGCGTTTGCGAGTTTGAGCCTGGCTTCATGGAGCTTTGTTTCCTGCTCCGTGAAGTCCCTATCATTCTGCCCGTAGTCGTCATAAAGCCTACGAAGCTGACTCAGTATCGCGTTCATCACTTTGACCTTACTTCTGCGGCCAAACTCTCAAGCGCGCGGGCTGCATTGTTTGCAGCGATGGCGCTGCCGTGGATCGCTTCGCCTATCCTGTCCGCCGCATCTATTCTCTCGTCATAGCTTTCGCGAAGCTGGTTCTCCAACATCTGAATGCGGGCATCCTTTTTCTCTTCGCGCTTCTCGGATTTGTAGAGAAAAACCCAAAGGATCACGGCTATGAGGCCGGGCGGCCCCCATGCCTTAATAAATTCTTGCAGAATGTCCACTTGGCATTTCCTCATTCCTAGCTCGTTAACTTCTGTCCGCTAGGAATCATCCCAGCCGTCGATCGGGATTGCGCCCGGTTGGCGGTCAGGGTCGTCGCTGCGCCTCGAACGCAACGGCGGCCCGCCTCTTAATTCCTTTATTGCCCGTTACGCAGTCGTGACATCTTGTCCTTGGCGTCCTGCATGTCACGTTCGTTCTGCTTGATGAATGTCTCCAACTGAAGAACGCGGGTCTGCAGCATTGTGTCGTTTTGATCTTTGGATAGTGCCAGCTTGACCGTGGCGAGTTGCCCCTGCAATGACTGCAACTGCGTGAATGCAAGCTTGGAAGCCATTTCTGCCGATTCCATCGCGGATGCGTTCTGGCTCTTGGAGATGGTGCCAAGCGTCTTGGTTAGCTCCCCGAGGCTTCCGGTGATTTCTGTTTTGATGTCGTTCTGATTCTTGACCACTTCCCTTTTGGTGTCGTCGATCTTGACTCCGACCTCCTTCTTCACGCCACTTATCGACTCCTCCAGTGTTCGATCTGTGACCAGGGTCTTGCCGCCCATACCAACCCAGCCCTGCCACGCGAAGCCGAGTACGGTGACTACCGCGATGATGATCAACGCTCCCTTGTAGTACGGACCCATCTTCTTGTTGAAGCTGTTGACGAGAACAGGATTGTTTTCGCGCAACTCCCGCTTGGTGACGGGATGAGGTCGAGTTCGACGCCGCACCGTCTTCTTTGGTGCACTCACCTGATAATCTGCACTGGCAATGTCTTTGGCTGGACTGCAAGCGTGGCGGCCATCCGCTGGCTTCCCCTGAGCATCATGCGATCACCGAACCAGAATCCAATGATGGCACCGAACATGGCCTGAGTTTCATCCGGCCACAGCACCTTGACGAGTTGTCCAAGGTCGTAGCCGCTGTTCACCGCATAGATGAACATGAACACCTCTAGAAGAATCCAGAGATGGAAGAAAACCAGAGTGACATAGGGTCTGACAAATACGGCCAATCCGTCAACAAACTTGTTGCCAGAAGAGCCGCTGCCAAAACTGTAAATATGGTCTGCCTGTCGAATATCAGCCTGAGCGTTAGCGAGATCAACCTGTAGCGCCACGCCGTCCTTAGTAGCCTGGAGCTGGAGTTCGGCCATTGCGAGTTGCTGGGCATTGGTCGCCTTCAGGGTGAAGAATTGAATGATCGCCGGGACCATGCCGGCAAGCGCACCTAAAATTGCCGGGAGAGCGGCGAGAACAGCTATCATGTTTTTTTCGCCATATCTTGAATGGTGGCGTCCTTTGTTGCCGAACCGGATGATGAGCCAACCCAGAAGCTCACGACTTGCCCAAACGCCGCCCCGAGCGCACCGAGCATAACCAACATGACCTCTGGCGGAGCGTTGCCTTGCGTCTTGGTCGTAATCACGATAACCAGAATTACCATAAATCCAGTGGTGACGATCACGGAAACCACAACCCTGCCCCAGTCGTTCAGTCCCACGCTATTTTGCCTTCGGTTTGAAGAGATCGAGGAATCTACCCCAGAAGGTTGGCGCCAGATCGGTACGGGCTTTGGTGCCCGGTGGCGGCAGGACGATTTCCGGCGGGACGGGTATCGTTGGGATGGGCTTGCCAGACAATAGCGCGGCGTCCAATGCGGTAAACGTCGCCGGGCCTACCAGACCATCAACAACAAGGTTTTGACTCATCTGGAACGCGCGCACGGCGTTCCGCGTGGCAGGCCCGACCGCCCCGTCGACCGCTAGAACCGGATTGGCGCCAAGTTTGTTCAGCGTGGTTTGCAGCCATACACCGTCATGGATGGTGGCAGGGACCGGCGGCAGGATGGGGCCGGCAACACTGCCGTCCATTTTGATCGAGGCGTCCAGCGCCATCATCGCCAGCAATAGTCCGGCGCATCCCGGCTGCGTGTCGACAGTGCTCGGATCGTAAACCCCGTCCGCGATGTACTTGCCTGAGACGTACTGATCGGTTTCTGCCCATAGGTACGGCGAGGGCCTACCCTTGTTGGCGTAGCCAACCCCGTTGTAGAGTTCCAGATTCGTCAGCACCTCGCCCGCGTTCCGCCATTTCTTTCGCGCGAGGTAAGGACCACAGTTCACGAGAGCATCGATCGCGACAGCCTCCCATGTGCCTGCGGGGCGGCCTGCAGGAACGTGAATGGAAGGTTGGTTGATCGGGTCGCCCTGAGCCAGCGAACGCGACCAGTTCTGCGACGACTCCCGCTCATGGATCACAGCGATGACGAACCATGGGACACCGGTCTTGGCTTCGACCGCCTGATAGCGCGCCTTTGCCGCGACCAGGTTCTTGGAGATTGCGTTGAAATTTCGCGTCAGCTTTGCGTTAGGCCAGCGGCTAGCGTTCGCCTGCGTCAGCGCGGCAACATCGACCATATGATTTTCCTAGACTTTGTTCTGAGCGAGAATTTCGTTCATGGTGAACACCCGCCCGAAAAGCATCACGATGTCGTCGTGACATGCTGCGATCGGAAGCCAGTTGATGTATTCGGAGACGGGAATCAGGTGATCGAACTTTTGATCCAGCGCATGCCATTCGTTGGCGAGGTACGCGGCACACCACGCATGCGGAATATGCCCGTCCAGCGCTTCGATTGATTTGATCTGCCCGACCACCAGACGAACCGGAACGCCAGCCTCCGCGAGCAGCGCGTATTTCAGGATCGCATAGTCTTCGCAATCGCCGTGACCGAGTTGGAGCGTGTCTGACGGCCTCTGCCAGACGTCCTGGCCTTCGGGTTCGGCCTGATACTTGATCAGCCGGTTGACAGCGAGATTGAGCGCGGCTGGTGACTTTTGCGAAAGGTCTTTCGCCGTAACGCCGTCAAGCTTCAACGCGGATTTTACCGTTCCCCATTTGATTCGCATGGGATCATCAGGTCCGGCCGCGAACGACCGATACCCTGCAAAGCTGAGTTCGGTCATTATGGCCCCGGAGCGACTGGAATGTTTTGCGGTGTGGTGGTGATGTCCGCAGCAACGGTATCTGCTGCGACCGTCAGCAAGTCTGGATCGGCCACGATATCCACCACAAAAACGAGCGGTGCCATCCCTGAGTTCGTCACGGTAACGGTGAGACCCGGTGAGACCTGAACCTTTGGCGTCAGCACCAGAGTAAACGTGTTGTTGCTGCCAAGCTGGACGCCCGCAACGAGGCTGGCTGGGTTACTCGATACAGCTTGAGGGCTGGAATTGGCCGGCCAAGGCTGGGCAACACCTGCGGCGTTCTGCGGCTTGATCGAGAAGGTCCAAACCTTGTCGTTATAAAGCTGGAAGTTCATTTTGGTGGCTCCTTGTGGATTGCGCAACTCAAAAAATTTGAGTCACGTCAAGTAGTTAGAATGGTTGATAACAACCGGCTTTACTCTGCGCGGTTGCGTAGGCTAGTATTCCTTTGAAAATGGGGGAATCCTTGGCCAATGACAGATAACGACTTTGCAAACCAAGCATTGGTCATCACACTAGCCGCCTTCGTGATAATTTTGATCGCAGCCGGAGCCGTTATATATTTCGCCATAGCGTGAGTTAGGGAACACCGACCGCAGTCATATAAGTGCGGAGGCGATTGTATAAATTAGTCACATCGGTTGAGTTTAAAGACGACCCCATGCTCGCCATCGCGATCTGGTGGGTCGATATGACAAGCGTACTGCTATCATAATGATACTGGGCGCAGACGGGGAAGTTGTGGTTCAGGGGGGCGTGCGAGTTGTCGGTTGCGGTAAGAACGCTGCTGCCGTTTTTGTAACCCTGAACCGCAGTTGAAGAGGATCGGTTGGCTATGAAATGCCCAACTGGAGAGGCGTTGGTGACGCCGCTGATCGCTGAACCGTTGATCCGAAAATATGCGTTCCCGTCGTTGTAACGCGGGAATATCTCCGTCTCGCCAAGAAAAGAATCAATGCCCATTGGTGAGAGGGCGACGCCACCTATGTCGATCACGCTCCACAGAGAAATATGAGATGAATTTTGCACATAGTTGGGAGAGCCCGCGGTAGAGGGGTTGAACCCGCTATCGATGTAGTTCCCCGATACTCCGGTGAACCCACGGTCGGCCGTGAACGTCGGTGCAGTAACCAGGGTCGCATTGTAGCTAGACGAAACCAGATTGAGCAGCGCTGTCGTGCTATCCTGCGTCGCATAGACTTGCAGCCAGTCGAACTTGGCGAAAAGAGAATCTGTATCCAGACCGTTGATGAAATCGATATACGCGTTTCTATGCGTCGTATCGAGCCCTGAGGTTCTGGCGAGAAAAGCCGTTGCATTAGGGCCAGGGGCAGCCCCGCCTCCGCCACCTCCGCCGCCACTAGTAAAAACGCGAGTTCTGGCTATTATCTGAGGACTAAACAGCACGCGCTTGCCAGCCTCTCGCCGTGCCGATGATGGTCGTGGAGTTGGCAGATGGCGTGAAAGCCTCAACCGCCTGATATTGGATGTATAGTGTTTTTGCGCCGGATGTTGGCTTGGTTGTTATGAACCCGCCCGCCTGCGAATAATTGGTCTCGTTGAATGACGGGACGAGTCTTCCGACAGCCCCGTCAGAAAAGCCCGTCTCCATGTAGCCCATGAAAGCGCCGATATAGCCGGCCTTCTTTTGCGAATATGCCGCGTTGTCTCCAGCTCCTACACCCGTTGATGCGGTCGGATCGCTGTTGAACAGATATGCGCGAAGCTTCTTGCCGGCCAACCCCGTGTCAGTCGATGATATCAAAATCTCGCTGATGAAAATCGGGTCATCGTTCACATCGGAAATCGTGGCTGACAGCGCTGTGACAGAGCCCGCCGTGGCGTTATCAGAAATCGAATCCGCCGCAGTATAGGCAGTTGTATTCGCCGGTCTTGTCAGAGTGGAAAACGAGACGGAAAATGCTCGGTTAGAAAGTCCGCTGGTATTACGAATCAAGGCGCCGGAAGTAGAAACAATAGAACCGCCAGCACCATCACCAAGAACCGTAACCGCAGATACGGCCGACCCGTCATCCCATTCCCGCGCTGTGAATGGCGTGCCGCTTCCGTCTCTGTAGCTTTTAGTAGTAGCCGCCATTACCGCACCCTGTGGTGTTGAATAAAGCCGTTATAGAATTTCGAGAAGTCGTGGCTGTACGTGACCGTCGATGGGTCGTAGGCATCCGGGTCCAGCAATGATCCGGGCGTGATAACGACAGGTGTCGTTCCGCTGCTCGCCCCGATATTCCCAGGTTCGAATACAGAGTTGATACAGCTATCAAGGATGGGCATTTACGGAACACCGACAGCGGTCATGTAGGCGCGAAGGCGATTGTAGAAATTAGAAACATCCGTGGCGGACAAACTGGCCCCCATACTCGCTGCTGCGATCTGGTGTGCAGATGGCGTGGTCGTGCCAGCGAATAAGTGACGCATGGCGCAGATCGGAAAACTATAGTTTTGGACGGGGGATGAAGTCGCTGACGTGTTGGTCAGTACGTTACTGCCGTTTTTGTAGCCATCAACTCGGCTGCTGCTGCTGCGATTGGCCAGATAAAAACCGGCAGTGGTTGTGTTAGCAACACCGCTGATCGCGGAACCGTTGATCCTGTAGTATGTATTACCGTCACCATAGAGCGGGTGTATTTCTGTCTCCCCTGCAAACGAGTCCACACCCATTGGACCGTCAGCGGTGCCGCCAACGTTAGTCACGCCCCACAGCGCGATGTGTGCTGAATCCTGCACGTACTTAGGAGAGCTGGCGGTGAAGGGGTTGAAGCCGCTATCGATGTAGCCGCCGGGACCCCCGGTCATCCCCCTGTCGGTAACAAAATGTGCGCCAACCGATGTGCCATTGTAACTAGATGCTGACACCAGATTAAGGACCGCAGCAGTACTGTTCTGCGTTGCAAAGACGTAAAGAAAATCGAACTTGCTAAAAATTCCATCGGATACGAGTCCGCATATCAGTTCGATGTACGCGTTGGTATGTGTCGCATCCAGGCCAGGAGCACGAGCCAGGAAGGATGTGGCTTCAGAGCAGCCAACCAAGGCTGTCCCGAGCGAGCACCTGAGAATTGCCCGCCCTACGAACTCAACGACGTTGTTAACGCCGCGGGTGGTCTCGACTATCTTGAAAATCTCGCTGCCAAAATCTCCCCCAGGATGGATCGAGGCCAAAGCGCCCGGCTCTATCTCAAGCCCATACGCCATCGCGGTGCCGGTTATGGTCTTACGGGCGTTTTCCTCATGATATTTTGTAAAGGTTACAACTGCCGTCCGCGTGAACGCATCCATAATTGCGGGCAGATACGCTGTGTCCTTTCCAACACTTGTTGTCACTGCAACGGGGTCGCGAGGGCGCTGCGCTACAGAGGGAACGATGGTGTAGTCGGCCCCGTTATCGATGGTGGAAAGTTCGAGGTCTTTCGCGATCGTGTCGGGACCAGCCCTCGTAACGACGACTTGGCCCATCAGTCTCGTTGTATCAAGAACGATGTCCGCCGCTACAACCGCGCCGCGATCAACGACTCTCAGCTTGTCGGTTTGGAGAATGTCCCAATTTGGATAGAAGCGACCGAACTGCTGGATGGTTTGCAGGAATTGTGAGTCCTGCGCGAAGATAAGACCGCCGTTTGGAAGACCGTCAGTTATTCCCAATGTTTCAAATGCGGCGAGGTTGACCCACGGTGACGCTGCCAGTCGCTCAAAGGCTTCACCGTAGTTGGCATCCTCCCCGCTCGTATCGCTAAGGAGAAGTGCGATGTACGGTATTTTGCCAAACTTGGTATTTGCGATCGGCAGATTCTCCACTGCCAGCAATATCTGCGGACGATAGGCATTTGCCTGCGCGCCAAAGTGCGAAGTCTCCAGCGCGTCAGCGGCCTGTGTTAGTTTTCCGTCATAGAAACGGCAGGTAAATGGCTCCGTGGTGAATCCCGCCGAAGAGGGCGTTCCTGCACCCGTCAGACTCCCGGTCCAGACTACTTCGGAGTCAAGCGCGATCTCTTCCAGAATGCGCGTGCCGCCTGGATCAGCGGGAACACCCGCAGATACGATGAATGAAGCGGTTCCGTTATTGAACCATGGGCCAGCGATAATTTCGCAGCCTATGCGGCCACGGCCGAACACAGAGAGCGGTATCGTGTGTCCGTACAGTGAGTATGAAGTCTCGACCGGATTGACTCCGGTAACTGTGGCGACGGCAGCGGCGGTTGGTGCCTGCGTCACCGTCTGCTGTGCTGCTACCCAACCCCAACTTGTTATGTTGCCGAGGGCATCATGAAAAATCGTAAAATTCTGAAGCTGGCCGTCCAGAATGCGCGTTTGGCCGCTTGGTCCATAATACGCAGTGCCGGGACCGGATGCCACTTTAGACCTGCTGCGCCGCAGCGGCAGTGCCGAGAAAATGGTTCTCAGCCTGCATGTTTATCCAGTTCGAAAACTTTCCGCAGCCGCCCACCCCATCTGTCTTATCGCAGCCCGGATAGACCGTCAGAACTTGAGCGATCGCCAGAAGGCGATCGATCGGAAGATATGTCGTGAATGTCTGTGTTGACTGGACCCAACCAGCGATCTCACGCGCGACGCCATCCGCAGTAACGAATACTCCCTGATTGTAATGTCCGTCCGCCTGCGCAACGCCGCTTACCGTGAACGAAAAGGCAGTAGGAATCGTTGCTATCGTGACAGACGCGACATACGAAACCTTGTTCACCTGACACAGGGCGGAAAACAAATCCGTCCGGCACATCGGGGAGCGCGTCTGCGTCATCAAAATTTTTGACGATGCAGACGACCCCTTCACATTAAATGATACTTGATGCTCAATAGGATTGTATGAAATGTCAGAAATAGCGCCCGTGAACTCTAATCCCTTTCGACTCAGATTTAGCCTATCGACCTTGTAGATTTGAACAGTCGCGCCGTCGAAAAGACCTACGTCCAAATCTTGGCTATCGAATGTATATCCGTCTCCATGCACGGCAACAATCTGGCATGACGGCACTTCGCCGTTTGAGGTTTCCTTGACCGCGCTGATCTGTAAACCGGGAATAACCGCGAACGTGTCTGGTGAGACCACGATTGCAGTATCCGACTCTGCAAAGCGAATAACGACCCCATCCACGCGCGTGATGACGCCGACGCGAGCGGGAAAGCCGACGACTGCATCGGTGATGGCAAGCGGCGAAAAGTCTTTCACGATTCGCCAATGACTTCTTTGATTGGTATTGAGCGAATGCCCGCGAGATTACCCGCGTTCATGATAACGGGAAGACTCGGAGTATCAAATCTAACCGGGATATCGAATGTGCCATCCCACGTCAGATCCCCTGTGGGCGCGGATGTGAATGTCACAACGCCGGAAGAAATCGTGAATGCGACCGTTGGCGTTCCACCAACTTTGATGATGGGTGTCCCGACTGGAAGCGTTATATCTCTGACATAAAAAAACGAGCCGGGAATCCCGAGCAATATTTCACTCGGATCGTAGGTCATCGTGAGTTGGAATTGGGTCTCTACGCCCGCTCCGGTTCCAAACAATTCGTCTTCCGCCGTGCAATCATAATGGCAGCGGAATCTCCACGGATAAAGCGTGCCGCGGTGTGCCAGAAACATTGAGTAGATTGCGCGAAAATCTCCCAACGGATCGTCGGAGTCTTGCAGTCCCAGAGACAGGTCGCCGACGCCTCGGCATTTTGTCCAGCGCGCGAAACGCTGCTCGGTTCCTGCAATGGATACTTGTTCGACGTTATCCCAACTCGGTCCGAAGCCTGAACCGCTTTCGATATTGTCAGGAAGACGATAACCCTGGATGGTCATTAGCCGACAGCCCTTAACTGCCGCGCCGCTGTTTGTGCAGCCTGGTACCCGGTTCTTCCGAACTCATCCTTCGCGTTGCCGCTCATCATGAACGACTGGTTTATATTGACGACCTGTGTCTTTGAATCGCCTCCTCCTCCTCCTCCTCCCATACCTCTCTTGGAGAACTGAGGATCGACATATAAAATATTTTCACCTGAAGCCACCGGGAACGTTGCCATCATGTTGTCATTGACGCTTGGTGGGCCGGGCACCGGGAAGCCGCCCAACGCCATACCCTGCGAGCGGAAACCAATGTGCGATGTCCGTGGGTCTTGCGTGTAGTACGGAGACAAAGCATCCGTATTTGCGCTGGTTGCGCTCGTGTTGGCCCCGGTTGCGGTTGCGAGTGACTGAATCTCAGATGTGAGCGATGAAATCGCCTGAAGACTTTCAACCGTCTGCGGTTGGGTCTGAAGCCACGCCATAAACTGCTGATCGTTCGTTATCTTCGCGGCGTTGTCGGTGGTTTGCGAATTCAATATAGAATAGAGAGTCCCGGCCGAGCTTATGTCTCCCAGGCTCTTTGCGGTCGCTATGCCCGCGCTGACCCCACCACCAGCTATAGAACTGTCAATTAGCTGGGAGTTCGGCGTAGGCGGCGCGATTGGCAAATTATATCCGAAGGGCGCAAGCGCCAGGGCCTCGCCTGGAGAGATGCCGCCCTTGGTGGCAATCTCTCGTCGCAGCATTATACTTGTACTTGGGTCAACGTTGTCGGACGTATATTGCTTGCCCGGAGTAGTGGCGAATGGATCAAAGCTACCAAGCCCTGACGCCTTACCCGCCGCGACCTGTTGCGAGTTATATGAAGCGGTGGACTGATCGATTTGATTCTGAGTCTGCAATACCTGGAGCAGGCTGGCCTGGAGCGTATTCGCCGCAATAATGTTGGCCTGCATCGCAGTCGCGCCGTTCTGGATCGCGTCACGGTAGGCAATGGAGGATGCGACGACGCCCTCCATACCCGTTCCCTGCGCCTGTATCTTGTCGAGATTGTCCTGTGAGGACTGGACAAGCTTTTGGGCGCTCGCAACAGCTTTTGCTTTAGAGTCGGCGTACTGAGCAGCGGCAGCCGCCCCCGCCGTTTCCGCCGAGACGCCATCGTGGATTAGCTGGTTATAGGTGGCCTCATACTGCGCCTTCATCTGTGTCGCAGTTGTCCAGGCTTGAGACACGGCTAGATTGTTTTGTAGAGACCATGTCTGAGCCTGCGCGGCGGAATTAGCTGCGGCTTGCGCTGCAGCCAGATTGGCGGCGGACAGGAACGCGGCCTCGGTCGACGTCTTCCCGCGGTCCATTGCATTGGCGTAATCGGCGGCTTCTTGCGCTGCCATCCTAGCTGCACCGCCGACCGCCTGAATAACCGGAAGTTGGTTTCGTGACGCCTGCAAGGAGAGCGCTGTTGATTGTCCGACCTCGCCCCACGACTTGCTGATCTCGGCAACAGCCTGATTGTAGCGCTTAGATTCGCTTTCGGCCTCTTGGGTTTTGGCGATCAGATTCTGTTGGGCCGTAATCGCGGCGTCATTATTCGGACCACCTGCCCCTGCATCCCTAGCGGCCTTGAGTTGATTAAGCCTGATCTCCATTTGCTTGAGCTGTTCAATCTCTGGGATCAGGGCATTAGTACCTAACCTGGCCTTCTCAGCGATGTCATCGAATACAGCCGAAACTTTCCCATCAACAACCTTCTGTTGCCGGGCATACAGGTCTTCGTATTTTCTGCTTAAATCCTCCACGCCCTTTGAGACTTCGGCCGGGGCCTCCAACCCTGCCTCGGCCCATTTAGTCGCTGTCTCTATGGCCGCATCCAGTTTATTTTTTACATTATCCAGTGAGGTTTCGAGTCCGGTCGGTTTTTGCGTTGTGCCCATAACATTCGCCAAGCCGCGCCATGCGCTTTCAGCAGCCCCCATATGTTGTGCGGAGGCTTTGAATTTTTCATTCATCCCATCAACAATGGCGTTCATTGCCGATGTCTTGTCTCCGACCGCGACGAAGCTTTCGACTAGGTCTCTGGTTCCCTGATTCACCGGCCCAAAGACCTTACCCAACTCATCCATCGCTTTTATGGGATCTTGACCGAAACCGACGAACGCCTTGATGGCGGCATCCACACTCGTTTTGCTCTGGTTGGCAAACCCAACCACGGCATCGCTCATGTTGTGCAACTTGCTGATAACGATGTCGCCGGTTTGAGTCATATCTTCCGCGAGAGTCCTCGATTCTTTTTGTGAAAGGCCGGCGCCCGTAAACACCGAAGGAGTGTTCTTAGCCACGAATGTATTGATGTCACTGGTTGTCGTGCCTGTCCTTGCACCCGCGCCGCTGAGAGCCAGATTCGACGACACGTTCAGTCTATCCATCTGCACCGCAGCGGCGACAGCAGCAGCCCCAAGAGCGACAGTGGCGGCTATTGCGACATTTGTCGGCGTCACATACTTCATAAGAGACGTGCCAGCGCCGCTGAACGCATAGGACAGGTTTCCGGTCTCCATCGCTATCGTGCGCGTGAGCGGAATACCGGCCATGTAGGCGTCGAACATATGCCGAATGGCGGCTGTAAAAGCCATCGACTGGGTCGAGCCTAGCGCGGAAGCGAGCCCGAACCCTTCGGTGGCCCCAGCCGCTGACTTGGCAGCGTTTTGAAACTCGCTGAGTTGATTTCCCAAAAGCTTTTGCGCAGCAGCGTATTCAACCGTCGTCATCGCGCCGGACTTCAATGCAGCGCTATACGTGGCTGACTGAGCACCTAGTTTGCCCTGCTCGACCTCCAATGGATTCATCGACGCGCGCAGTTTGTTGATCGCGTCTTCCTGCGCTAGGATTGTTTGCTTGAAGACGTCGGCCGATTGCGTCGCGGACTTTGGTGCAGACCCGATATTGAAGCTACTGTTAAGATCGTCCTGAAAGTTCTTCCCGATCTGTATAGCTTTTTGCTGAGCGATTGTATCAAGACGATCCAGTTCGGCGCTGAACACGCTCGCAGAATCTCTTGCAGATTTGCCGACGCCTGCAATCAGACTGCCATCCAGACTGTCCTGGAAATTCTTTCCCACCTGCACGGCTCGCTGCTGCGAGATAGTATCCAGTCGATCAAGTTCAGCAGAAAACACGCCAGCGGAATCTCTTGCAGACTTAGCCGTACCCGCAATCATGCCGGCGTCGAGAGACTCGCCGAACTGTTTACCGATTTGGGCGGCCTTTTGGTCAGCGATATCCATCATCGCAGCGAACTGAGCGGCGTATTGATTTGTATCCACCTTGCTCTGCGACGATCCGGTGATCTGGTTAAGGCTGATAGATGTCCCGCCTATCGATCCCGTAGTCGCCGACGCATTCGTCATCATATTGGATTGCTGACGGCGGAGTGATTCCGCAGCAACTGCCGCAGCCTCGAGTTTCGCCCGATAAACGTCCAGACCCTGACCTGCCTTGTCCAGCATGGATGAGTTCTGGTCCAGCGCCCTGCCGAAGGTGGCGTAGTTCTTTTCCAGCGTCTCAAACGCGCGCGAGGCGGGATCAATCGCACGAGCCATCGCATTAAAGGCAGCCGCAACAGAAGTCTGCCGACGCGCTGATGATTCGGTCGCGTTGCCGAGATTAGTCGCCGATGCCGCTAGCACATCAAGCGCTGATGCGGTTGCCTTTGCGTCAGCACGAACCGCGTCTCCGCCCTCGGCGACTTGCCTTATCGTCTGCGTCGCGATGAGATCTCGTTCATTCATGTCTTGGGAATCTCACACGCTTATTGATTGGCTGTTGTTTTCGATTTTTAGCGAGACCAGAAACGATCCGCTTCACGCCTTGGGTGTCTCCGGCCGCAGCCTGATCTGCCATCTCTTGATTGGCCGCGAGAGCTGATCTGGACTTGTTCTCGACGCGACGCATTACAGCAATGAACAAGTCGACTTCCTCGCCGACGAGACCAAGATCATCTTCCGCATAGGACTTGATTTTAGAACGGGGAATCACGCCGTAACTCACGCTTGCCATGGTTGCGATGACCGGGCGCTCGGTCACGAGTTCATTCCATGCACTGAGATAATAAAGGGTGGTGTCATCGATATCCGGGCGATTGTAGTAAGCTTCCGGGATGTCGGTATCGCCTCTGACGTAGCGGCGATTCCAGGCTTCAAGATGAATGCCGTACTTGCCGTACCACCCTTGCGCCGCAGTCAGTTTCCCACGATTTCCTCGATCTTATCTTCGATGCCCTGCGCGACTCTTTCACAAGCAGTCTGCACTCCGGCCCGGAACCTCTCTCCCTCCAAATATTTAGCTGCGGTTTTCTTGTCGTATGGGACTGGGCCATTATCGTCCTCAATATTTTCCCAATCCAGCAATCCGGTGTTGAGCAAGATAGCTGCCGAAACGCGCACAGCTTCATCCTGATCTAGTTGCCCGTTTACTTTCTTCTTACGAGGCACAGCATTTATCAATCGCTGTGCCATGCGGCTCCAATCCTTATTATTGGCTCCACGAACCTTCAGCCGGATATTGCCCATTTCAGGCAAGTCGCCAACCCAAGCCCCAACCTCTACCAAATTTTTCTGCTCTTCAGTCAGTTCCAGACTTTCGATCTTCATAAACGCTCCCTAGAAAAACAAAAATCCGGACGGCACGAATGCGCCGCCCGGTCTCAATTCAGATTTACGTTGACGCCGGATCTTCGAGGACCGCCGAGTTGATCTCGACCGAGAAATTTTTTCTCACGATATTTTCGTTATTGCCGACGTTGAGACGCTTACCCATCACCAATCCTCGGAAATACTGGATCGTGTCGCTGTATCCAGCAGGACCGTCAGGCAGGATGACCTTGAACATATAGTTGACGTTCGTTGCCTCAGCGGCAACCAACGCAGCCTGACCCGTGTCGGTTGGATCGTGGCCACAAACGATGGCCAGCGTGCCGGCGTCTCGCGCACCTTTTGACTTACGAACGCGGCCGTCGCCAAGCGCTTCGAACGTGACCTTGTTCGCTTGGTCTCCGTACTCACCGACCGACTCCACCAGACCGATTTCAACCCATCCAGACGTCGCCTCGAACTCAGCAATCGTATCGATGGAAGAAGTTGCAGCTGCTCCGATAAACACTCGTGTACCTGACGCCGTGACTACATCACCCGCCATGACCTATCTCCTTAATGTTGTGGGGGCGCTCATCCGAGACGCCAAGGACGCTGCAGCCCACGCAGCGATAGTGATTGTCCGACCGAGTGGGCTGCTCGGCAGGATTGGTGGATTTGAAATGTCTGGATTGCCTACGGGCTGTCGCCGCTCGGCGCGTTGAATTGGTATCTATAAGGGACGATGACAGCGAGCTCGAAGTAGTTGCCGTCTTCGTTGTTGTCGTTGATGATCGGCGGAGACGGTTCGAAGATCTCGACGCCGCTGATGATCAATCTGTCGCCACGAAAGGCGTTCGCGATAGCGTCTGCTTTGGCCAGCGGTCCCGGAAGTCCTGAACTCACTTGCGCATTGTAGATGATGCGAGCAGCGCCTTCCTCGAAGCGCTTGGTCTTCAACATCGGTCGCGTGTTGTTTGCGACCGGATACTGAATAATGAGGAACGGCGAACCGTCGCTCGGTGCCGTCATCACCTCATTCGATCCAAGGATAACGCCGTCCGCGATATTCCAATTGGCTTCTAGCCGTGTCCTGAACACAGCTTCGACCGCGGCTGATGGCATTTTACGAGGCCATCCCGTAGTTCAGTTTTTTGGACACTCGAATTCGATAAGCTATCGCCGGCCGCGTAACTCCCAGATCTTCTGCGGCGGCAGTCATTGAGGGGTATGTGATGCCATCGATGATCACTGACTTGGATGGACGAAGGCGCATTTGCTCAACCTCAGACTGAGATTTCTTTGGTCGCTGGATCAGTGGTTTTAAGCAGAAATATCCTGGATATCCTGACGCTATCCGCCGGTTTATGGTTGCCACCCCAACGCCAAGAGCATCAGCGGCTGCATGAACGCCGGGATAGCGGATTTCGTCTATAATGACGGGCCTACTTATTGCGGCCTTGGCTGAATCGCTAAGTTTGCATCCAGTGCGCCTCACTCGCATTTGCTGCACATGCTCCGGCGAAAGCTTCTTTCCTCTATGCGCAGCGCCAATCCTTGCCCTAGTTTCAGCGGTGTTCTTTCTTCCGGTTCTAATCGCCGATTGCTTGGCCCTAGTTTCAGCGGTGACAACAATTCCGGATACACCATCTCCGCCCAGCGTCATATTATATCCGGCACCGAACGAACCAGTTGTCGCTATCCATCTGATCTCCGCAGCAACCAACTCACTCCTGCTACTGCACTCCTCTAAGACGGAGATTTCGAAATCTTCTTCCCCGTACTTGCATATTGCCATTTCGAGAAATCTACGCGGTCTATCACCGCGAAAAACCCGAGCAGCGCGAACGTGGTGATACCATCTTTTTGATATTCCGAGGGTAGTTATGCCGATGTAGGCCTTCTTTGAAGTTTTGCATCTTATTAAATAGACTTGGCCAATCACTGCACACCTCAAAGGATAACTATTATCGCCGGCTGACGCCTGAGCCACTCAGCCTGACCCTTGGCGCGCTTCTTCTTGCCCCAAGCAATTCCGGCAGGGCTAGCAGCCCAATTCTCGATCGCGCCGAACAGTGGCGTCTCGTATCCGAACTGGATTTTTGCGACGTTGCTGAACTTGGATGACGCCAGTTTAGCAACCACTTGATAAACGCCATCAGGTGCCTGCGGTGAAAGCCCTCGTTCTATTTTTCGACTGTATGGGACAACGTTCGTAAATGTGATTCTTGATGCGACGGGAGGGACCGAACCTTCAGGAACGGCAACACCATCAGCAATCATAACGTGAGACTTCTGGTATCGGCCCGACTTCACCGGAGAGAACTGCTCCAGCATATCTCCTATCCACGTCAGCGCCTCAAACACCAACTCATATTCAACAAAGACGACGCCGCCCGGCTTCACCGATTCCAGTGGAGCTCCAAGGCGACCATCAACCGAAACCGTATATGGAGGAACGCGGCCTAGAACACTTGCGTTATGTGCCTTGCCTTCTTCGATGACTTGAGCCGCGAACTCAGCAAACAACTGTGACTGAATTTCAGGAGGCAGGGCGTTCGATATAAACTTCTCGTAAGGAACGTTGATCGGCGTGAACTTGATCCGCAGCGCCATCACGAACTCCCAGCGCCTCAGCCAAGGACATCTTCGGGTAAGCCGTTAGGGCTGATGGCCCGACAACCACGACTTCGACACCGAGGGATTTGAACTGCTCCGCGCATCCGTCCAGCGCGACCCGCCAACTCTTAACCCTGCCTGCATCCGGTTTCGATACGCCGCGATAATCTGAATTCCAATGAGCACCGTTCGACAGCGTCATGTCGAAGCCGACCAAGACAATCTTCCTTGCTCCGAACTGGATTGCCAGATTGATTGCCTGAAACCCTGAGTGCCCGCCGCCTGTCCTTAGACCGCAGCCCAGAACTCCGGTTTCTCCGGTCAGGATTTCGGCCCTCGCCTTCAGGCTCACTTGCCGTAGACCAAACACTCTCGCAGCCGTGGGAGACGGCGTCACCTTCAATCCCTTAAAGTCTGGAACCCCATGGTTGGCGAGCCACCAGCCCTTGTCGAGGCCATATAGAAGCGAAGCCCAAGGCGCCAGTTTCCATGCGCCTTTGATCGCAATCGCTCTGGCGAGCCCGCGCGCTTGATCTAGCGGCGCATCCTTCGCACTCGGACCCGTCCCTATGATGACCGCAGTCTGGCCGGACCAGTTGGGCCACTCCGTCACTTCTTCGCCGGCCACCAAGGAAAGACGCGCGACCAGTAAAGCCCGCCGCCATTGAGATGGGCCGCCACGATAAGCCGCCGGTTGTGAATGCGCCAAACCCATTTCCATGGCGGCTGCAGTTGAGGCTTTGGCTTCACCCAAGCACCCTGAGTTCGATCCTCACCAGTTCGTCGTCGACATAGATTGGCTTGGGAACCTCGATATTCCGAGGCTTGCCTTTGACTACCGCCTTATCGTTCTTCCGCGGCACTCTTCGATCAATTCCAGGATTAACCGGCTCTGCTGCTGAAGGCGTCCAAGGCCCAGGCCATCCCGCCGCCATGATCTCTGACGGACTCATGATGATGTTGCTGGAGTCCTGCGTGATCCCGGAAATCAATTCCTCTGCGGTAATCGGCCTAACGAACGCACGGCACCTGACGCTGACAGGGATTAACTGTGTTCCGTACAGACGACGGATTTCGATCCACTCTCCGTCCTCAGCGAGACTCATATTGAGGTCTGCGATCTCCCGATCAGATGCAAAACTCATCGCGCGACGGCGCTACAGACCAATTGAGTTGATCCGGAATACGTCCCTACGACAACTATCTTGACACGATATCGGTCGCCAACGATGCCATCAACGGTCGTATCCGAAGCCAACGCGCCGTCAGATGGCGTCACCTGAGTTGTCTTTGGAGTCAGGGCACTGAAATTGAATACGGCATTCTCGCTTGCAACCCCGAATGCCACAGCAGCGACGTCGATAGGAGTCGTTCCATCATCCGCCGATGTTTGGACGTAAGCGACCACGGACGTTCCGTTTGCACCATAAATAAACCGAAGGTTAATCAGAGCAGACAGACATCCTTCGAAATCATCATTCCAGTCGCCTGTGAATGTCCCTGCCGTCGTAATAGAGAATGCGCCGAGAGATTTATAGCCAGGAGACTGCATCAGGCAACCCTCTCGTCGATCTCAGCCTTGGTCAGAACGGATAGTTCAACGCCACGATCAATGATCATTATGGTGATGCCTTGCGGTAGAAGGCTCTTGAGATGCTTGCGGACTCGCTCCGTTACATCCTGCGACATCGGCCTGTCAGTTTTGACTACCAGAACGTCACCGTTCTGAAGCTGCAGTTTGCCGATCTCAAAGGCACCAATGATCTTGATGCCGACCTCGTTCACGCGACCACCAAGTTGACGTATCCGCCGCGGATCAGGATATCCATACATTCACCAGGAATTATTGAGGTGGCCTGCTTGTCTGATACCCACCATTCGCGGTCACTCACGCCCGATATACTCAGGCGCTTGAGCAATGGATCTCGATTGCTAGTGACGATCTCTGACTTAACGAACTTGATCGCTGCATATTTCAGATCAGCCGGAACTACTTCAAATCCCGCACTGTACTCAACGACCGTATTTCCAATTGGCCACCATCCCCACGGACCGTTAGGCATCGTGTAATAGTAGTAAGGAAACATCGTGCGATAGAGAACGCCAGAGGCTGCGTCTACAGCATAGTCCGTATTGACGAGTAGACTCTCAGTCTGCGTCACCGAGATAATTTCAACGACCGGGCGCCGAGACAGGACCAGAGACTTCTGCAGGCTCTTGAACAGGAATGTTTCGGTTACGGTCTCGAGGCGAAGAGTCGGCGGAATGATCCCGGCCCTACTCACCTTGCATGCGGACGTCAGCAGCGCAGAGACATATTCACCGAGAGGAACCAACGTCGCGTCCTTACTTCCATCGGACACACCGGCCGCAGCACGCAACTCCGCCAGCGTCAACAGCGAACGATCCGTATTCGGTGACGCGATGGTCAGCATTACTGGCGAGTCCCGAACGGAACGACATTCTCCAATGTCGGCTGCTGATCCTGACGGAGATCGGCAGGCGTCAAATATTCAATCCGCTTCAAGTTTCCGTTCGGATAATATTCGAGCGCTTTGACCAGAAAACACTTCTGCCCTTCATGCTCAGAACCACACGTCCAACATTTTGCCATTTGCACTAATTCCAGTCGTTTCGATGCCATAACCCAAGAATTCTGCCATCGCCGTCAGCAATTGATCTGTGCGGCGACGGTAGATTGAACGGCGCGATCATAAGATTTAGCGGTCGAAACATTCCGCTCTTCTCAATATCTGCGTTCTGTTCGTTGTTGTGCGACGTCGCCAACAACCACGAAATCCCGCTGGTACGAAAGTTATTGAGCACCACGGAAACCAAGTAGTTTGGCAGATGTTGCAGAAAATCGCGGCACAGCATCAGGTCTGCCGGCGGCAGCAAGTCCCTGAAGATATCCAGCTTCACGACCTTCTTTGATCTTGGCCGAAACCTGGACGGATCAGACTCCCTAGCCCTCGTCCAATCGCAATGAACCTGATCGTAGTCGGCTCCGATGTAATCGACATCGGATAAATCCGTTCGCGACATCCAGTTGAAATCGCCGCAAGGCGCATCAAGCAGCGTCCGAACCTCAAACTCCCGCAGCAGACGTGGCAACTCTTCCCTAATACCAGCCGTGAATGACAAGGTAGAACCGGCACCGCATCCCGTCTCCGGAAGACCGGCCGTGAACGGCATCTTCAGAATCACCGCCAATTTTGCTTGCACCAATCGAATTGCGTCAAAGCATTCATCTTTGGTCGCCCATGGCAGTAAATTATTCTTGCCTCTCCGATACCGACATCACGAACACGGTGCGCTTTCACAGAGCGTATTTGTCCTGGCCAGAGATCATCTATCGGCTGCCACGGAAACGTCCGCAGCCACTCCATGTCATTTTCGCCGCGCCAGTCATCAAAGACCTTGCGCCAGCCTGCAGGGACTAAAGCGACTCCGTTGATAGATTGCTCAGCCTTGTATGGATTGCGCGGGAGCGCGATTTTGTCTCCCGTCAAGCAATAATCTGCGAAGTGATCGATGTTTCCGACGACGATCGTATCCAGACCAACGAGGATCATGGGCTCATTGAGCCTATACGGCTCCGTGAAACTTCCGTAGTCCGGTTCTTTCGAACCTAGCAGCTCCTGCTCGATCCCCTCGCCGAACTTCCGCGGTCTGTCCGTGAACACCACGAACCGAAACGGCACCGTCAGGTTTCTGGCAAATCCTCGATAAAGCTTTTCACACCAACTTTCATCGTATCCGCGAGAGAAGTCCTGAGTATGGCGGTTAGCATTCCAAAGACACGTCGCTACGGTTATCAACTTTTGAACGCACTGGTGATCTGACGTCTGTAGCCGCGGCGTGCGTCCGCGCTAATTCCATGGTCGACGTTTATGGTGATATTACGGACAATGGTAACGCGCTCGTCTTTCGAGGCGCGGAAGTTCATGGCGTTATCCCACCTTGCGATACAATCCGCAGCGGTCTTGTCGTCGATAAGGACAGGACGCCGCTCCATCCTTGCGCGGATGGCGCTGTAATCAAATACGATCATCATGCTAATTCTCCATAGGCCGATCCCGCCAACGGCATACGCTCCGGAGTACGGGGACTAAGCGGCACCATTTCTCCAGATCGCTTGTGGAGATAATGTGCCTTGACGTTACGACACACGGTCGACCCGGCAGCGATAACCGCACCTTCGCCGATCGTAACGCCCGGAAGTATCTGACATCCGGCGCCGATGCTCACTTCATCCGCGATATCGACCGTCACCGCTCCCTTTAGCAGCGCGCCGACGTCAAACCCATCCTTGCCAACTCGAGGCCAGCGATCGTTGCATATCGTCACAAGAGGCCCGACGAAGACGTTATCGCCAATCCGCGTGCCCGGATTGATCGAAGACCCGTGCCCAACCAGACAACCGCTTCCCAAGATCGCGCCGTCAATAATTGCGCCGCTGGCGATGTTGCAGTCGTCGCCAACCTCAGCACCGCGGATAACGCTTGCGAACTGCCAGACCCGCGTCCCCTTGCCTATCGTCGATCTCTCGACGTGGGCGAGGTGATGGATTTGGATCATGTAAGGTGCTTCCAGAGGAATCCAGTGGTCATCTCGGATTCCGAGTATTGCGAGTGCGCCAGAGAACTTAACCATGGCTGCCGATCTGGGTAGATCGGTCTTTCGATTTCATTCAAGTCCGTAAGACCGACCAGAGCCGCCGCGCTGTCCGGATGAACCACAACAGGACAGCCCATGATGACGGCCTCAACAGCGGCGTTGCTGCCGTGAGTCACCAGGCAATGCGCCCCCTTTAAGTCCTGATGCAGCTTGCGCCCGAAGCGCTGCATTTCCTTATTACGACTAATGACGGGACGCTTGGTGACAGTCTTGAGCGCAGCTATTGTTCGCTCTGTCCAGCCCTCAATCGCGTGGAATCGCTCATATGTAGGCGACGGCTCGGCAACGACGATGTGATCGCCTGTCTTGGACCAAGGCCAAACGTCTGTTTTTAGAGCCTTCCATCGGTCATCCGAGACATTTCGGATTTCCATCATTTGGTATCCGTTAACAATCCATCGATAGTAGCCACCGTCTTTTCCCGGTGGAAGATCGGTAGCAAAGACCCTACGGCATGCTCCACGATCCCAATATATCCAGCGCCGTCCGGTCTTAACCCAATCATCAATCAGGGGCCTGAGCTCCGGAGTACAGCCTACGATCGGCGTGTAGTCCTTTGCCAGATCGGAAAGCTTACTGAAGTCTCCCTTTACGACCTTGCCGCCCCTTGCTTCGATCGTCTGACCGATCTTATCGAACAAGCGAAGTTTGAATGCCTTGAGGTGACCGGGGCAAAAGAACACCACGGAAGACGGGTCAACACTCATTCAATCAAAAAGGCTGTATTGAGATGGGGCGCTATGCTTACTCTTTGATCTCACTGGACGCTTACTCATAGTCAGGCGACTCTTTCTTATACTCTCCGACGCCCTGCGTTTGAATTCTGGATCGGACCACGCCTTGCGCCGATTTTCCGACATCGCAGCCTTACGCTCCGGGGTCCATTGAGATTTCACCAATGCGCTCTTGCGGGCGGTTTTCTCAGGACAGGACCAGACCTTTTTCAATAACGCGCGGCGCTCTGCGGCTCGCTTGGGATCGTCCCAAATCGATCTGTGAGACGCCATCCAGCTTTTTCTAAACTCAGGATCGGACCAAAGTCCGTTTGTCGTAGCTCTGGCACGCTCCCGATAAGCTGGATCAAGGTGGCCTCTAGCTATACCAGACCTAAACTTTTCTCTTTGAATAGGATCTGACCAGAAGCTACGCATCATATCCGCGTCGCCGCCGCTCCCTCCTTTATGGATGTTACACAACTGCTCTTTCGGAAATGAGGCAATTGTCTCCATCTCCAAAAGATACGCTTCGGCGTCATTCATTCCACTAGAGAGAACCTGTATTTCAATCTTCCTGCCCAGCCTCATAGCCTTAGCTACGCTGTTGGTAACTCTCATAGCCTTGATCTTTTCACCCTTCGCGCGACGCTCATTAACATCTCTGGCGTTCCGGAAGTGTTCTAATGCGCGGTATCTTCGGCCCTTACCTACATATCGAACAACACCGTCCACTTTCAAAAAGTAGACGTAGGCCCCGACAAAATCTTTATGTATGAGTCTTCTACCCATTCTGACCTCTCATCTAGGTTGGGGTGGTTAGAGCCGTCACGGTGGTGAGACACCTTGGCGGCTCGCTTTATATCGACTGTTTAACCGACTATTTCCAGTTGTTTTTTATCCAGTCAAGGTGAGAAAATTTTGAAGGATCCCGCCACCCAGGAAAGGCAACGATCCGCGCATCCTTTGGCAGCGCCTCACCGGCCGGCCACTTTTTCTTCGCGAACGCATAAATTCCAGAATCCGGCCCGACTTCCCAATTTTTTGCATCGGGGCACTCATGCTCTAGCCACGCCTGATCATCGGGAAATTCTGAATAGCGAATCTGAGAAGCCGACTTTAGCGAAAAGTCACTCCAGACATCAGGCCGGTATCCAGCCATGAACGAAAAGACACTGCCGTTGTAGCGCAGCGGATTGCTCATATTGGCGTTGAGCAAAATCGCGAACTCATCTCCGATATCGAACAGTGGATCGAGCGGCCCGGTTATAACCGTATCCAAGTCGATCGAGACGATCCTGTCTCCGGGAATAATATTGTGCCTCGCCTGCCATTCAGGATCGAACGCTCGAAGCCGGCAGAAGCATCCCGGAATCTTTGTCAGATATTCATCTTCCGCCATGGGCGCGAAGACGCCGAAGATATATTCCTGCTTCAGGTTTCGCGCGATCCCGGCCTTGAGCCGTTCAACATAGTGGCCAGCGTATTTCGAGCCCCAACGAAAAGTAACGACGTGAAGCATCCCCTTATGCGTTGTCGTTGTTGGTGTAAACATGGTCTGACGAACTCGCCGTGGTAACGCGACCATAGCCACGCTCAACCAGCAATTTCGCCAAATGAAACTCACATGTTGCATAATCAAACCCACCCAACTCCCGGCGAATTTTCTTGATCTCTGTTTCCAGTTCCACCACATCGAAATCGCTTGTCATGTCATTACTCATAAGTTCTTCCAGAGAACGCCAATGCCGTTGTTCTTGCCAGTCGGGCAGAACTTGAATTCCTGATGGCGATAATCGACCTTGATCGAGTCCCAGAACTCAGGGACGTCGATCCGAACGCCTACCCAATCCGGAGCTCGGCGCCACGATATGTCATGGAATGCGATGATGTTGCCAAGATCACCATAGTTGTCCCAGTCCGAGGTAACGCCAAGACGGCGATGATCACCATCCAACATAACCGCGTGATAAGGACCGTATCTCCGGCACTTCTTGACAACCTCTGGATCTGCGCTATCGCCCCAGATGACGCGAGCGTCGTATCCGATTTCGTTCAGCTTCGCGACGCAATTAACCAGTGACGCGCTGCTCTCCTGCCAAGCCTTGGTGCCGTTCGGAAGATCAACAGAAACAATACGAGAGCCTTTAGGCAGCGCATTTGCAACGCGCCAGAGAGAGCCGCCGAACTTTGATCCGATCTCGAGGTAGGTACTAACCCCATTGGCCTGAAACAGATTGCATAGTGCGTCGATTTCTTCCGGAACCTGAGCCATCTCGGTTTCGTACTTTTGCACTACCGGCCCCATATTGCAGCCACGCCTAGATCATTCGAAATGTAGGAAGTATGGATACGCTTCAATCCGACTTCTTTCAAGTCGCGATCCAGCGCCCTGATCTCCAGTTCGTTCTCTTCGAACTGCTCTGACGTTCCTCGCCATGCGAAGTATTTCTTGGTCCAGTTGCCGAAGAACTGCATCAACTTGGTCAACTCTTTTGCCGGCATGACGCGCTTGAGTTTGTGGTAGGTCGCCAGGCAGAGAACGAAGTCGTAGCTGTTCATCTCGAATATCTTCAGGGCGCCCGGCCCCTTTGTAAGGTCGACCACTTCAAACCTGGAATCGACGTTTCGAAGATCGCCGAACCACTCTCTCGCTGCGTCGATTCCGCGCTCATAGATGTCGCATCCATGAACGACGGCCGCATAGTTCTGGTAGAACTCGTACCCGACCATCCCGCGATTGCATCCGATATCGAAGACCGACTTTCCCTTAGCCCTCGCAACGAGATCGGTGATGCCGTCGAGCCTGATATTGTTAGGCCCTGCTACTCTCCGCTGAACTTTGTAGGACGCTCCCAGCGGTTGCATCATGTCGACCACGAAGTATCTCCTCTGTCGCGTTGATCACCGACTCTACCGAGATCGCTTCCATTGCTGCCCGGCAGTGATCGCACTTGAAGATCGAACCGCACGCTTCAAATCCACCGTTCAAATTGGTGTGGCCAGGATAGCCAGTAACAACGGGAGGAATAAAACCGCCAAAGAGAACAACAGCCCGAACCCCAACAGCAGCCGCCCCATGGTGCAGCCCTCCTTCAGGCAAGATCGCCATCCGCGACCTTGTCAGCGCAATAGCGGCTTCCCTGAACGATGACACTGGAATAACTCTGACACCGCTAAGTCGAACTTGGCCGAAACTAAACTGAGCGACCTCATATCCTCGTGATATCAGTTCGTTTGCTGCAGCCTGATATTTTGCTTTGCCCCAATCCTTATTTGGCGCAACGGATTTATGCCACGGCACGTTAGGTTCGATCAGAATGAATCCTGGCTTTATCCTCTTCGAAAAATCGATCTCTTCTTTATCGAATACGATCTCTCCGGGGATTGCTCTAAAGTCCAAATTCCAGATCCAACGATTTCCGGCAAACTTATTGTAGAGACGATTTCCCTTATAGAAAGGGATCCATTCGACATCCGACTGATGTTCAGTTCTGGGAATTGCGATGTTCTTATTCTTGCGAAATATCTCTCGGCTGTGCTGGTCCCAGATAATTTTCTTGCCGTCGCCAAATGCTATCCTCTTTCCTCTATCCTGCGCGCCTCTCGCCATTCCTGCTGCGAGGAGCTGATCACCGATTCCCACGAAATTACGATCCGAAACTCAGCGGACCTCGCGCCCAGTCATCTCGAACCATTCTCCATTCATCGGCATATTTTTGTTCGGAGTACCCGTCCATGTCGGGCGTCCCGCTGGTGAAATGACATATTGTCGCTGACAATTCAGGAGCGGTGTGACCTACTAGGTAGTTCCACGCTTGATCAAGTTCTCCGATATCGGAATCATTAAGCCAACAGAAGCGATGTAGGTCTCTGCCTGGCGTGGTGTTGAGGACTTCCAGCGTGAGCACCTTGTTTGCGGGATGATCCAGATTCACCGCCATCACGCTTGACTGATTTTTTCTCGCGTAAACAGACTGAACTTGATTATCCATTTTCACCGAGGATACCGGCGCATAATCGTGATGAACACAATAGAGCGCCTTGGAATCCTCAAGCTGCTCGAACAAGCGACACACGTTACCGCGAAACATTACATCGCCATCAACGAACAGAGCCCAGCCACCGAGACCCATCTTCTTGGCTAAATGAGGTAAAAAGAATCTCGCGTTGGCATGGTCCGTACTCTGCGGATGATCGCTCACCACATCCCACATAATGGGCTTGTCGGCCGCGCTCGGGCGATATTCGATTGGACGAGTATACAATCCCATCTTGATCAAATCGTCCAACAGCAATCCGTAAATCGGGATCGGAGCGGTTAGGTGTCTTCGGCAGGATTCACGAGCGACCGCAAATGCTGCGGCCTCACGTCTATCCCATCCGATCCAGATACTACGCTGCATCAACCAAATCCCAAATCCGCAACGTTTCTTCTATCGATCGACGCTCAAAACACTTCAACGAACTATTATTGGAGGCGTTGAACACCTGAATGCCCCGATCTCTGAGCTTCGGAGCGGCCAATTCAAAGGCGCGAATCCACCTACGAAAATTGTCTTCCGTTGGGTTATTGCCGCCCTGCCAGTTATTCCGTCCGTACCAGTGCGCTCCGCTTCGATCGTTCATATCGAAACCGATCAGCAGGATATGCTTGACGCCGAACTGGACCGCGAGATTGAGCGCCTGAAATCCAGAATTGCCGCCGGATCCGAGTTTTCCGCACGACTCGAAAATCAGATCATCAGACTTGGCGGCAACATCAACCAACTTCAGGTCCGGATACGGCGCCGCCGGGTGAGCGTTGTCACCCTTCCATGTAATCTTGAGACCCTTGAACTCCGGAAGACCGTTCCGCGCCTTCCACCATGCCGAGTCGCATCCATAAACAACATCTGCCCAAGGCGCTAATTCGACATTCTCCTTGATCGCGATGACTGGCATGGCGTCACGAAGCGCCGGGATATTTGCCTTCTTCGCTGACGGTCCAGACGCTATGATCGCAACGGCAAATCCGGACCAGTCCAGATACCAGTCAGGTTTCAAGTATCAATCACTCGGGCTTGTGGTGGCGTTGGTCATGGTGCCTTCAACCGCGAAGTTGCCGGCCGATCCCTTGTTGTTCATGTATGTTGTGGAGTCACCAGACAGGTAGATCAGCGGCCGAGAACCCGTTAGCAGGCTGCCATCCGCGCCCTGATCCACCGGCTTTCCATTGCTGATGATCTTTGCAACAATCGCCGGATCGGACAGGTCAACAGCCCGCGACACATCCAGATACAGATCGGAGAAATCGCCGATGAATGGTTCTGACAACGAATAGACAAGACCATTATTTTGCCAGCCATCCGAACCAATCACGAAATCAGCAACCGACCAATCGATTTGGAAAGCAGCACCGTCCTCCCAATCAATAACGACGGTGCGCAGCACACCATTGCGCAAAATCTGATAGGTACGCGATCCCGCCGCCGCGTTGACGTTCCAGCTATAAGCTACAAGCTGCCAATCACCAGTTTCCACGTCGGCGTGCTCGGAGACGCCCAAATCATTGTCAAAGCCCGTAAGACCATTCTGTTGAAATTGATAGAACGGTTGCCCGCCGCTGCCGACGTAGAAATTAGCCGGATTGTAGCCGTCCGTTTTCGGCAAGGTGGCGTGCGGAGCAGGTTGCGTTCCGGTATCGGAAAAATTGGCGATGGTAGACAAAATGCTCGGCGTTGACGCCGCCTTAAGCCAGTGGAAGAACGTTCCAACCGAACTTGGTGAACCTACAAACGAGCGCGTCCACAAAGTAGTCGCACCATCAAAGTTGACCGCGCCAGCTACATAGTCCCCTCCCCCGCCTCCACCTGTATCGGCAGCACCCAACAAGGACCGATTCAGGATAGCCAGAGCATCCGTAAAGTCGCAGTTACCGTTGTTGAGGTTCAGTGAGCTGAAGTGCGCCGCAAGCTTGATGACGATGTCCGGAAGCGAGTCCGAGTAAATCGTCGATGACGATCCACTTAGATCCGTCAAGCAAGATGCCAGATATCTTGAAAGAGATTTCTGATTACGATTGAAGGGATAACCATTGGCCTCGAGATAGGTGATAACGACCTCTGCCCACTCTTCGCTTTCGCGAACGGTAAGGTTACGGGCCATTTAAGCCTCGCAAGCATTCGATTCCAGCAAGCCACATGACCGCATGGCCTCCTCTATGGACATCTTTCGAAACGCTTTCAGGCTACTCACAGCAGATGCATTGATAACGTCGACACCACGATCAAGAAGATCGGCTGCAGCGCCATCAAATGCAGCGCGCCATCTCCTAAAATTATCCTCGGTCGGATTGCTCGCGAACGCCCAAGCGTTGCGTCCATACCAGTGCTCGCCACCGACGCCATGCATATCGAATCCGATAAGAAGAATTCTCTTGGCGCCGAACTGGACTGCCAAATTGAGAGCCTGAAATCCGGAATTTCCGGCGGCCCCGACCGTTCCTATCCTGTCGAACAGAAGTTTGTCGCCGTGGATGTTGGGAATCTCTACTTTGCGGATGCCGTATTCATCGCCACAGACATGCTTGTCATATGCTAGCTTCAATCCATTGAATTTCATGAGCCCGTGGACGTCGCGCCACCAATGATGATCACATCCGTAAACCACATCAGCCCACGGTGCGAGTTCGACGCTTTTTTTGATCGCCAACACGCGCATCTTTCCACGCAGCAATCCTACATTCGACTTCTTCGCCGAAGGTCCAGAGGCGATGATTGCGACCGCTTGTCCGGTCCAGTCAGGCCAATCCGTCACGCCCAACTTTTCCCATCCTTGCCTGGAGCGCCATTCTTACCGTCGATCCCGTGCTTTCCGTCTCTACCGTCGCGCCCTTTCTTGATCGAAAGCCTCCACGATGAAGACCCATCAAGGGGCTTCTCCGTAGCCTCGGTATTGCGCTGGGCGATGTAGAATTGTCCGCCCCAAGTAACGCCATCGCCCTTGGCGTAAGACTGCTCTTTCCAGACGCCGCGGTCGATCACGATAGGAAAATCGAAACTGAATTCCTTAACGTTATCGCCGCGAACGAACCGGAGAGTAATTTTCCGCTCTCCGTCATGGACCACCTGCAGATCATCGAACCCCAACCCGTCCGGACCTCGAGGTCCAGGCAACCGAGCTAGACTCCTGATTTCCTCCATCGCGCGCATACTCGCTGAGATGGCTACGTTTATCGCCTCCCAGATCGTATACTTTGGCACCATTTTCGACATTCAAAATTCCTCAAGCCGCCATCAGCAGCAAGTCGTTATCGATGTCGACCGGATTAGGACCAAGTGTTGCTGTAGACGAACAAGAGTCGCCACGCTCTTTCGCGGAAACATCTGCATTGATAGCTTGCGGCGCCGGCAACTCAAAACGTCGATACGGAGCGGGCCGCGATATACTACCGCCAAGGAACGTTTGCCGTATCGACAGTGTAGAGGTCGACTGAACGCTGTCGCCGGTCTCAGTCGCATCCAGACTTCCGACGATCGCGCTTTCGGATCCGGCAGAAGAGGAAAGTGTGTCAACACCTTCTGTAGTCGCCAGGCTGGCCGCAATATGCAGGACACTCGCTGATGTCAGACTGTCGGACGATTCCGACTTCGTAAGCGAAGCCTGTATCCTCAGCAAACCGCCAGAAGTAAGATCATCAGCCTGCTCAATCGCAGGAACAGATCCATGTATCTTCAGCAGCGACGCCGACGTCAGAGTATCAACAGCCTCAGTCGAATCCAGCGAAGCACTTGTTTGACGTTGCGTAGTCGATGAAAGCGTATCCGCACCTTCCGTAGCAGATAGCGTCGCTTGAAGCTTGAGGCTCGCGGCTGAACTTAGAGTATCGGCCTGTTCAGTGCCGGCTTCTGCGGCCTGCAATTTAACTTTAGCAGCAGAAGTTAGGGTATCGGCAATCTCGGTATTCGATAGCGAGGCGTGGAGTGCCAAAGCGCCGGAAGCGATCAGAGTATCGGCCGTCTCACTTGCAGAAAGTGATGCCTGAAGTTTTAGGGCGGCGACAGACGTTAGAGTATCGGCGACTTCCGTCGAAGCTTCGCTGGCCTGCAATTTCAGGGCAGCCAGCGAGACTAGGGTATCTGAGACCTCAGTGTTTGCGAAAGTAGCCTGAAGTTTAAGCGCGCCGACCGACGACAGCGTATCCGCAGATTCAGTTGTCGATTCCGCTGCTTGTAGCTTGACCTTAGCAGATGACGAAAGCGTATCAGCCGCCTCAATGCCCGCCTCCGTTGCTTGAAGTTTAACCTTTCCGACAGAAACGAGAGTGTCCGCGACTTCGGTTGAAGTAAGCGTAGACTGTATTTTTAGGGTAGTCGTCGTCGCTAGAGTATCAGTACCTTCTGTCGCTGACAGGCTCGCCTTGATCTTGAGAGAAGAAGTTGCTGAAAGCGTATCCGCGACTTCAGTGGCCGAAAGCGCGGCCTTGAGTTTGATAGCCGCAGACGAAGATAAGGTATCAGAAGATTCCGTCCCCGCCTCGGTTGCCTGAACCTTAACCTTGGCCGCGGAAGTGAGCGTATCCGCCACTTCAGTTGAAGTAATGGACCCCTGAAGCTTAATTGAAGCAACTGATACAAGGGTGTCGGCAGATTCTGTTGTTGATTCCGTTGCCTGCAGCTTTACGGACGCGATTGAAACAATGGTATCTGCTGTCTCAGTCGCCGCCAGATTTGCAGCAACTACTTGCTGCTCAACAAGCGAGCGAAGATCGAGAAGCACTGTAGTTTACGTCTTATAAATCAACTGAACTTCATGCCATCGAACGAAGGGGAAGCACTGCGATGCTGCTGCAGCCGCAGATTTGATCACGGCGATGTTAAACCCTCCCGTTGGAGGGATAAGGTAAAGCCCACGCACCTTGGTCTCGGTAACACGCCATAGTGTGCCAGCGAATACGGTCGGTGGGGTTATAGCCTCGGCTCCGTGATAGTTCCAACCGTCGTTAACCACTGTGGGGGCTGACGTGATGCGCGCCTTGCCATCATAGCCGGAACGACCACTGAGGCTGCGTATAGCGACGCCCGCGTCTGTCTGCACCGTGGTAGGAGCCTTATTGCACATCGCCAGCAGGATCGATGTGTCGTTTTGCGTGGCGTCAGTAACGCCTTCCGCATATCCGAACGAATCAATCGCGTAGCATTTTCCGCCACCCGGCTCTGCGTTATACAAACTCATCATCGCGGTCGTCGTAGGAAGTGCAGTCGCAGCCGCCACGCCTGTTGTAAGATTGACCTGCCACGAACCACCAAGTCGAACTATTTCAGTGAGTTCTGGCAGACCTTGGGCCACCAACTGTTCGCCGCGATTATTCAACTGGAATTGTTCATCTTCGCGATTTTCCGGATAATTTCCGGAGAAAAGTCCACGGACACGTCCGGTAATTTTCATCAACATGAAGAAGTCCCCTTAATTCTCAGCGAGCGCCGTCAACAACATCTTGATCTCCTGAAGTGACTGGTCGATCGATTCGAGAATAGACAGCGACGAGCCATCTACCATCAGAACCCCTCTGTCGACTTCTCCACGAACGCCAGCGCCGCCACTCGCTGAAAGAGGATCGCCAATGACAACTCGCTGACGATAATAGATCGCGTCAGCAGCAAGCGTCGTCTTGGTGCCGTCAGATCCGACAACCACGGTCCCGGCAGGAACGGTGATTGCCGATTGATCGATACTCTTTCCAGAGCCATCGACCGCGACCTGGACGAAACCATCAGCCATCAGGCGTTGTTATCCGTAATGGTGAACGTATTGACGATGAAGTCTTGACCAGCCGTGAAACTGACGGAGTCAACGATCATGTCAGTGCCGCTCGTGCCGACTGTGCCCTGGATATGCTGGGTCGATCCATCGCTGGCATAAATCCGGAAATGCGCTGCCGTGCCAGAGGCGTCAGCCGCAGTATCTTCCCACGTTCCGGATTTGGCCTTCGCGCCGCTCGATGCGGCAGCCATCCAGTCCGAAGGTAACGACACCGTTGCAAGCACAGTACCACTGTCCGCAGCCGCAACGTTTACGGGCGCGGCACCCGTCCTAATCTTTAGAACCGCAGACGTGCCGATCGCGGTTTCGATGGCGTCGAGTTTCGCGTTTCTCACGACAGCGCTATACTGGAGGGTCATTCCTCGTCAACCTCTCGCTTCTCAAATGTCTTGATGCGACCGGACTTGTCCCAACCGGTTACGGTCGTTACTTCCTTGCCGCGCTTCGGCATCTCGACTTTCGCAGGCTCAACGTTAACGATCGGCGCCGCCATGTTGACGACCGGAGCCTGCTGCTCTGGCACACTCACATTCACAACAGTCTCGGGAAATTTCATCTCCGGAAGCCGCACGTCCGAATAGACGTTGATCGGCTGCATTTCCTTCTGAACTTGAGTCTGCGGCGTCTCTGCCATCATCTTGACGATGAGAGCGACGTTAGACGCGACGTCATCAGGGACGAAGTCATCGCTCTTGCGGAAGTCCTTCGATATCCGCTCAAGCTCTTGCTCGACGAACTTCGCCACTGTGGTCTTATCTAGTTCAGGAGCCTGAATGGACTCCAGCTTTTCCTCGATCATCCGCTCAAGCGGTTCGATTTCAGCGTCCTTGCCGACGATCGGACCAAGCTTCTTCGTCTTGCCGTTCGAAAGTGTCGCTACCAGCATCCCGGCGTGATCGATCAGAAGGTCGACTACGTCGGCGCCGTCAACACCGTCCTTTGGTTTCGCAATCTCAGCGAACTTCTGCTCGATCATCTCCTGGATGGCGGGCATCACTTCATCGACCGTGACACCCTTCCCGTCAGCCGGTACCGGGATCAACTTGGCTACGTCTTCGACAATCAGCGCTGCGATTTCTACGGGATCAGCGTCTTTGCCGTCCTTTGCAGGCTCAATCGCGGAAACCACTTCCTCGATCAGCGGACGCACGTCATCGATAGTAACGCTCTTGCCATCAGCACCCGGAGCACCAGGCTCACCGTCCTTCGGAGGCGCAATACCAGCGACCGCAGTCTCCACTTCCGCGACAATGATGGGAATAAGATCTTGGATATCGACGCTCGTTCCAGCCTCGCCCTGCGGCCCTTGCTGACCTTCAGGAATTACCAACTTCGCGAACTCAAGTGCGACAGCACCATCGACAAGCGTCGCAATCTCATCCATCGTTACAGACTTGCCGTCGACGCCATCCTTGCCGTCCTTAGGCACGGGCATCAGATCAACAAGTAGATTCGCAACCACGGCCGGATCGACCGGATCCGCATCCTTGCCGTTCTCTGGCTTCGGAATTGCAGCAACCATTTCTTCGAGCAGCGGTCGAACATCATCGACCGTAACGCTCTTTCCGTCTGCCGGATTCTCGATCGCATCAACCGCCTTCGAGACCTCCGCCGCGATCAATGCAGCTACTTCCGCCGGATCGACGCCCTTCCCGTCCTTCGGCTTCTCGATCTTGTCGATCGCGCTTGAGAGCTCCCCCGGCAATATCGCAGCAAGGGCGCTAATTACCTCTTCCTTGATCGCTTCTGGCGACGCGTCCTTGCCGTCCTTCGGAGGATCAATTTTCGATACCTCTTCGATCACCATCGACCTGATGATTTCAGGATCAGCATCCTTGCCGTCTTCCGGCGCTACCTTGGCGACCTCCTCTACGACGATGGCGCGGACGACTTCGATATCCGCGTCCTTGCCGTTTTCCGGGATAGGCAGAAGCTTGGCGGCGCGCGATGCGACTTCGTCCAGATCGACTGGCTCAGCATCCTTACCATTCTCCGGAACAGGAAGAGCCGAGACGGCCTTCTCGACCTTTTCGGTAACGACGCGCTCGATTTCGACAGGATCGATTTCCTTAGTCGGAATCTCGATCTTCGCGACCTCTTCCTTCACCAGATTGATGAATACGATCTTATCCTGCTCACGCAGCGAAGAGATGTCCGCGAAACGCTGCTCCACCGAAGCAAGACTCTCCGTCAGCCTTGTATTTTCAGCACGCAAGGGCGCTATCGCGTCACTAACGAACTTGCCGATGACCGGCGCTAGGCTTCCCATTAGGCCCGCGATCTCTTGATGCTTCATGGAATACCCACAAGCCGGATCAGGCGGCCATCTTGGTCAATTGGACTTCCAGCGCTTCTTGCAGTGCCCACTTCGCGATCTGGTATTGCGCGGCGGTATCGAGTTCGTCGTCGAACGATTTTCCAGCGGGAGGAGCGGATGCCGCACCTGGATTTGCGACCGCCTCTTCCGCCGCAACCTCTTGGGCGGGCGACGGCGTATTCTGATCTCGCTTCGGCGCAAGAGCAAACGGATCGTCAGACTTATCTCGACGGTTCAGAGCATCCAGACTGAAGTTCTGCTGCTGCATGTAGATGGTATCGCCGCCTGTGACCGGCTTCTGATTCATCTTCTTCAGCGCAGCATTAGGCGTCATGATCGAACCACCAACGGCCTTCGACAACGCTTCGATCTGAGTCAGTGTGTCCATCCTGAGAAGATCATCAAGATCGAATTCGGTCCCGTAGGTGTGCGCCTGGTGATCTGTCAGACCAAGACCCTCGTCAAGACAAAGCTCGATCGACTCGATATGCGTCTGCAGGCACTGGGTATAGTATTGCTGGTTGATGGCTTCGATGTTGTTGTACGCGGGCGGCGGCCCAACTCCGATCATGTACGGAGGAACGTGGAACGCGCTGCAGACGTTCAGTTCATCCCACTTCAACTGATCCAACATCTGAGCGTCCTTCGCATCGACGCCCATTTTGGTGTAGGTCATGCCGTCGCCCATCACCGCAACTCGCTTGCGGTTTTCGCCGGTCATGTTGGCTTCCCAAGCCTGCTTGATGCGCTCTGCCGTCGACTGATCGATAGCTCCTGGAGCGGTGAGAATTCCGCCTGGCGTTGAATCATTTTTGAAGAAGCGAGATGAGTTTTGCTGGATCGTCAATCCGTTAGATGCCGCCAATCCACATGCAGCCAATGGCGAAACGCCGCAGAGCGGATGAAAGAGCGCCGACATGGTGTCGTGGATGATCTCGGAGTCCGGAAGGATTAGTTTTTCTTGCTCTACTCCGGCGAGATTATCCTTCAGGATTTCATAGTAGACGTCGCCGTTCGGCGCTACCAACGGCTTCACCCTAGTCGGATCAAGCACGTACATCTCGATCACGACACCTCGGCCGTCGCGTTCTTTCAGAACATAGGTATTGCCGTGCAACAGCTTGGAGAGAACCCACTGCTCAAAGAATTTGATCCTGTTCTGCCACCTATTGGGCTTCTCCAGGATAGGAGAAAAGGCCGGGACATAAACTTCCGACCAGATCATATTCTTATCTTGCTCGACGAGCCGGATCCGGACCTTACCAATGTCAGATGAGATCAGGGTCGCACAGGAATAAACTGCGGAGAACGCAACGATAGTTTCGCGGCGCACTTCTATATTGCGCTGCCATGCTCCGGTAAACGGTTCGCGGATGATAGGAAACCAGCCGCCGCCGTAACCACCGCCGGTTCCTATGAGAGGAGAAATATCGGTTGCGCCAACTGGCGACTTGGTGATCGTGATCTCGCGCCCGAATGCGCGCAGGCTGAAGCCGCCCCTGGACTTGCTCGAGCCTTGAGCGACGGCCGGAACGCTAGGCAACTAATCAGTCCTCCGCGCGCATGTCGCGACGACTGTACGTTCGGCCGCGCCGTCTGCGCACTTGCTCGTCATCGGCCTCGACGATATCAGGACCTGGCTCGACTGCTGCGGTTACGATCTGACTCGCTACATTTCGTGGTGCTGAATTCGCACGCGCGAGCGCACGCCAAAGTCTGGCTTCCTTATCCGGGCATTCAAACTCATCTCCGGCGCGAAGCACCTTCCCGTAGACCCGCGCTTTAGGGACCGTGACAACCATACGCATAAGGCGACTCCGTCAAAGAGAAGCCCGCCGGACTTAGCCGGCGGGGAGATATTACGTTTCGGATTACTCGAAATACTTGGCGTTGGAAATATACGCAACCGCAGTTGAGCGACGCTTCGCCCAGTTGATGTAGCGCTCCGCGCGAATCGCGATTTGGTTTTGCTGGAACATGGAAACGAACGTCGTCGACGCGGTCGCCGGAGAGTCCGGAGCCGTTTCCATTTGCAGAGACGCTTCCTGGCTGGCGTCGATGGTAACATCGCCATCATCTGCAAGCAGGATGTCCGGAGCGCTCGCGAGGATGATCGGGTAACCATCGGTCGGAGAACCACCAGTTGCGGGGATGTTTTCCGAAGTCACGACAGGAATGCCGAGCAACGTGCCGCCATTCATGTTGATATCCGGGAACTCTTTGTTGCCGAGCGAGTTCGTCATCAAAGAGATCGACAGCGCCGTCTGCTGTGTCATGAGGAACACAACACTCGTGACCTGCATGTTAGCAGCCAAGAACGCCGCCATCATGGTCTTCAGGTCGGCCCGCAGGGCAGCACCCGTGGTTCCGGTCGCAATCGTCGGGGTTACGCCGTTGGTGATCGACGCCGGGGAAACGCCGGCGGTCGCCGACTTCGTCGGATCGACGAACTGGGAGTCCATAAACTGGACCACCGCCGCAGCAAGATCGTTGCGGACGAGAAGTTCAGCCGAAGGATTCGACAGCCGCACCAATTCCTGGTTGAGCACGATGATGCCGGCGATCTTCGCCAGATCAAGCGTAACGGTGTCGAACAGCAACGAGCTGAGCGGCTTCGGAGCGCCCTGGCCGACCCAGTTGACCGATGATCCGCCGGTCTGACGTCCGATTTTCACGTTGAACGGAACGCGGGTGAGTCCGGGAATACGACCGATGATCGTCAACGGACGCAAATAATTGATGAACTCCGACGTCAGGATCTGGTAGTTAACCAAGCCCGTGCCGCCCCAAGTCGATGCATCGCTGGCGCCCGGCGTAACCGCCGACTTAAGCATCAACTCGACTTCAGGAGTTTCTTCCTTCCACTGTTGGTTCGCCTTGGCGATCTCGACAGCCTGCATGATATTGCCTTTGGCTCGCGCCTGAGCAATCACGAAGCGGGTGAAACCGATGCCGGCCGGCAGATCCTTGTTGCGGATATGCACGACGCTGATGCCGCCACGAACGCGCGAAGCGTCCTCAACGGATTTCACTTCACCAACTGAAACGGCGGCAGCCTTATTGCTGGCTTCATGCTTGCGCAGACGAACCAGATGGTCGTCGATCGCCTGCACTTCAGCAGCGAGGCTATCGTACTTCTCGGTCTGATCGGCGTCCAAGGTCTCGCCCTTTTCGCCAGATACTTCCATGATCGAATCCATCTCCGCAGACTTCGCGAGGCGAGTTGCCTCAAAGTCCGAGATCTGAACCGCAATTGTCTTCTTAGTCATAGTGTGTTTGCCCTCCTGGGCTTTGACTGGGATGTTGGATTTGGATTTCCCAGACGCGGGAGGGGTCGTCTTCTCGGTGACGCGCTCTTGAGGGCCTGTCGCGGCCGGAGCGTTCACGTCGAATTTCTTGATGACAGCAAAGTCGAGCGACTTACCTACACTCGTGATCAACGCGCTCGCATTCGCTGGAATCGAAACGGTGGACAACTCGAATATTTCGATTTCCTGAAAATCCAACCCGCCATCATCTTTGAATGCGTACTTGACCGGCCGGAATCCTATTGAGACCGCGCGAATTAAACCGGCCTGAACCTCTCCCCAAGCGGTATCCACTCGATCCTTAAGAGGTCCGGGTTGCTTGATGTTGGGTATCTCAGCCTGAAACTCGATGCCGTCTTTAGTCGGCTTCTTGAATTTTACGGTCCCTATTGGGCTGCTGGTATCGTGCTGATGGAGCAAAACTAATGGATTCTTAAATGTAGCCCCGAGCGGATTAATGGTGTCGTTGACACGGTCAACGTCAGGCGTTGTTGCCCAACCTGAAAACGTGCGTTTACTCTCATCGAGGGTTTTGACCTCGATAAGCGAATAAGCTCGATTCATGATTTGGATTCCGGTCAATAAAAAACCCGCCGACTAGGGCGGGTTGATTTGTGATAGTGTGTGTTCAGGATTTCTATGTTGCGGCAGCGGCTTTCCGGGCCGCTCTAGTCCGGGCACGAGCCGCTATAATCTCATCTCTTTTAGACGCCCACATCGCCTTACACGCTATCGCCAGCTTCGCCTTGTGTTCGTCTGAGTATTTTCGCCCCTTGAAGATTGCTCTCAGTTTTTCAACTGTGGCTGGACTTCTCTTTTTCCCGAGTTGACGCGCCGATATGGCCGCACCTATCCTCGCCTTTTTTGTTCCGCAGTTTTGGGTTTTATATTGTAAGGCTTGCGCTTTAGTCCGAGTTGGCCCGCTGCTTGCTTTGCTCTTCGTTCCTCTGAGTGTTTAATTCCCTTCAGGGCGACGGAAATCTTGGCCCGATATTCCGGAGACCTATCTCGCCTATGGTCGCCACGTTCCCATGCGAGCTTCATCGCGGTCGAGACCGCTGCGCATTGATCTTGTGTACGAACAAAAGCCCTTCGACCAGCAAAGAACTTTTCAAGATGCACAGGGTCAGGTCGCCGTCCCTTTTGTGCTCTGGACAAAGCGGCCCTATGCTCTGCTGAGCGCGGACCCAACTTTAGACCAACTTTTTTAGCAGCTATCTTCGCTCTGGTTTCTTCGGAATGAAGTCGGCCTAGAGTTGATCCGGCTGTTGGACAAATATTCAGTTCAGGATGGAGCACGTCTATCGCCTTTTGTTCAAAGAACAGAAGGTCGATCGTTCGGCAGCACAAAAGAACTCGAAATTCGAAATTGCTCTCGCCGTGCTTATTCCACGAATTCTGTAGTTTTCGGTTGTGATGCCAACCGTTCCTAAGTCTGGTCCAGTGCTGGCCGCGTCGCTTGGAGAGGAACTTGGCGCTTCCGACGTACCGCTTGCCATTAACGAGATTGACGATCTCATAGATTCCAGTGTTTGCTGGATCAGCCATTGGAGCCTGCCTCATCAGGTTCGAGTGGTTAGAGCCGTCCGGGTGTTACAAGCACCTTGGCGGCTCGCTTATTTATATCGTTTTCTTTCTACTTTGCAACTCGCCACAGCTTGTCTGCAATCGAGACATGCCGAAGAAACGAATTCAATTCCGCTTCAACACCCGTGCGCAGATACTGCATGTAGAACTTGGCCGCTTGCTCGCCGTGCCAGTCAGCAACTCGCTTCAGCATTTTTTGTCTGCTTTTGTAATTGAAAAGGCGCGGACGCGCGTCAGCCTTGTACGGCAATGAGTCCACTGAAACCGAGACAGGACCGCAGGCTGACTTTCTGGGAGCAACCGGCCCATCCGCTGGCCGACTGGGATTAAATGCCCGTCTCGGTTAGCTCTAGTATTCCCTAGTCCCACGCTTCACGGCTTCGGCGTGCGTTTTTTCAGTATGATGCGAGCCGCAAAGACACATTCCGTTGTCGACGTCGAGCGACTTGCTAGGATCATCACGACGTTCAACAATGTGATCTGCGAACATTCGATGCGCCGGACTCCTACGCTCGCAGCGCCGGCCGTCAATTATCTTTTCACAACGCCACCCTGCCCGTGTCATCACAGCAAGCCGCCACGCTTTATGCTCCGGGCTGTTGTAATAGCCATCGACGACCTTATCCGGAAGCTTCAGTCTCCTTGTGTCGATCGGCTTGAGTTTGAAACCGAATGCTTTGAGGCGCGGAGGATTCATCTAAGCCCTAAGCAAACATGATGTCATACGTAGGTTTACGCTTCGGCTCCGGGTTCTTGGCCATCAAAGCGGCTGCGTCGAACAGTGCCATTAGTGGATCGATCTTGCCGTACCCAGATGCGTCACGCTCGATGCGCTGTCCGGTGGCAGTTTGCTTAACGATCGCGTTGCTGGCACACCAGCTCATCAGAGACTGACCACCATGTTTGAACGATCCGTCAGCAAGCTTTCTCTCAATCGTTTGGAACGCGCCCATCAGTGCGACGCCCTGAAAGACGGAGCCCAACATTCCGTTCTCTTGCGTTACTCCTATGCCTGAGAGAGCATCAACCATTGCGCCAATTCCGGCAGCGTCCAGACCAACCTGCGCCAACTTTCCAGAGTCCAGACATTGCTTAATAATGTCGACCGCAGCGCTGAGATCATCGGGAAGCTGCTTGACCAGAGTCAAGTCACCTTCATTGATGAAGTCACTGTAGACTGACCAATTAGCTTTCCTGCGCTCCCATCCCTCCGGCGAGATGAACGCATGAGCCCAACCAAGCCAACACTGCGTGCCCTTCTCCCGACCGATAACTGCGATGCCCAAAAGATCGTCCAGGCCGCCCCCGTCACCGCCTGCGGTGATAACTTCGGATCGGCTGATGACTTCCCTGAGCGTCAATCCCTTTTCGATCCCGCGAGGCCATACTCGCGCGCCTGCCCATCCATCTCCGCGCTCGCCCTGCCCGATCTCGACATTGAAATGCTGACTCGCAAGTAGCGCGAGAGCGACAGGTCCGTTGGCTTCGGCCTTGATGAGTTGATCGACCAGGAACGAACGATCGACCGATTTGTCCAAATTTGGATTGACCAGCGGCCAAGTGGCCTGATCTTTCCATCCACCATCCTTTGCGAGGTCTCGCGGCAACTCGTAAATTATCGGCAGCAGCGGAAGCTTCATCTCTCCGTCGCGCACCGCTCTTGCGTTTTTCAGTTCCTCCTTGAACAGGCCGACAGGCGGGTCTTTCGACTGGGTCGATATCTGCAGCATGAAGCCGTCGATGCGCGCAGCGAGCGAGCCTCTGATCTCGACGAAGACCTGCTCAGCGCGCGACATCTGGGCGAAGACGTGGGTTTCATCAACGAGGATGAATGTCGCCTTCGAGCCCGTGATGACGTCCTTGTCGGCCGCCTTGATGATGATGACCGCCAGTGTCTGGCGATGGGTGATGGTCCGCTGGTGCGGCTGCGGATGGAAGAGAGCTGTCAGCTTGGGGTCGAGACGGATGATGCCCTCAGCCTGGGTAAACGCGATGTCGGCAATCTTCTTGGTCGGCGCGATCAGCAGGCACTCGGCAGCGGGCCGGCGGTTCATGATGGCCGCCGTGACCATGATGGCCGCGGCGATCGAACTCTTCCCGTTCTTCTTCGGGATGAGGATGAAGAACTCCCGGATCATCCGGCGCTTGATCGAGACGTCGTAGGATCCGAAGATCACCTTGACGATGTCGAAGACCCAGTCGTCGCAAATCTCGCCGTAAGTCGGGAACCCTTCGATGTCGGGGCACTTCAGCCGCTTGAAGATGCGCAGCGCCCGGTTGGCTTCCTCCTCGAAGACCTCGATGTTGTCCGGGATCAGCGACAGCCGGTTGGTGATGCGCCTTTCCCAGTCGGGACAGGAGGTCGACCAGTCTCGAGCCATCAGTTAAACCTGCCTGCCGGCGCCGCTAGATCGTCTCCCCAGTCATCGTCCCCGCCTGCTGCAACGCGCTCAGCCTCGGTTTTCTGTTCTTCCTTTTTACCGGGCGCAGCGTCTTGCAGCTTCTGGAGCGCGGACGCCAATTGCGTGGAACTCTTGGTACGGGTTTCGTGATCGAGGGCCTTTTGCAATTTGAACCTGATTCGATCGTCCTTATCGCCGTTGAAGTGCCCCTCGACGAGTTCCGACAGAATCTCGGCATGCTGGTTCAGGAACTCCAACTCCTCCTGGAGCGCCAAAATGATGTTTCGGCCGCGGGCCGTTAGTTCGGAGACGGATACCGATGCGAGGGCCTTCGTGGCACCTTCGATACGTGTTGATCGAGGGTTGCGTTCCGGTTTGCATTCAGGTTCGATAGTCGGGGAACAGGCCACCAACTTGACCCATTTGCCCTTCTTAGCGCGCTTTCGGAGGGCGGTATCAGACACACCAACATTCTTGGCTAAAGTCCTGTCTGATATAGATTTTGTCTCGTAATCCTGCCGAACCAAATCCCAGTCGATAGAATTTCTTTCTCTAGTTTGCACTGGTTTGCACCTAACTAAATCCAATAGGGTGGAAAAAACCTCCGCATGAC